GGCATATGTATGCACATGGTACCAAAAAAGGAGACTTCAGACCATTTATTTTTATATCTGAGATGAACTTATTAGTAAAGACAGGATATCTTACTGAAGATGAGAGAAAGAATCTAAATGCTATGTTGAATAGTAATGATGATGACAATGCTCACCTTACTGGATACTCTATACTTACATTAAGAGCTAAGAGGATAGAAGAAATGGGTTCATGGACTCCTGAGAATGAAAAATACAAGGATGTTAACTACACTAGGGATATTATTAATCCTGAAATATTTTTAAATTATACATTATGAGTGATTTAACATGTATTAAATGTGGAGCTCCGGCTACCAAAAGGTATAGTCCTGATCTAGACATCAAGGGTATTGGAATGTGTGCAGAGCATACAGATGAGATCATGATGGATCTTATGGTTACTCAGTTTGATAAGAAGGGTTGGGAGAAGTTTGAGAAAAAGTATATTAAAAAGAAATAATATGGAAGAAAAATTTATAACTGTTACCTTAAAAGAGGATCAAACACTTACTGATTGGCTTAGGGAAACATTAAAAAGCAGACTATCTAAAAGATACAAGATAGTACATTTGGCAGAAGATGCCGGTATAGACAAGTTTCAAGTGTACAGGTTCATGTATGGTAAGGAGGTCACAGGTAAGTTCTATGATAAGGTGTTTAAATACTTAACAGAAACAAAAAATGAGTGAGCAAGAGTTAGTTGATCTAGGTTTTGAGATGGTTCATATTATGAATCAACAAAGTGATAATGGTTATGATTATTATTATTATCAAAAAGAACTCTGCAGTGGTCTAGTCCTACACAGTACAGATAGTATTGATGTGAAAGATAACCATTGGGTGTTAAAATCATTTGAGATACCTGCTGTAGAGATAAAAACCAAAGATCACTACATGCAGTTTTTAGAAGTAATGAACAATATAATTTGCTAATTATGTTTAGTGGTAAGTTTATAAAAAAAGATGGTAAATTAACTTATGCCAGTCCTCAAGATAAGCTTGCTTATGATATGTTTCTAAGCAAGCTTGAAGATGGGCAAATAGTAGATATGTATATTGATCTTGCTAGTGCAGATCATAGTAAAGCTCAGTTGGCTAAAGTACATGCCTGTATCCGGGAACTTGCAAAGGAGTCCGGTTATACATTTGATGAGATGAAAATTGTGGTGAAACAAGCATCTGGACTTGAAGATAAGTCCTTTGCTGATTGTAGTAAAGATGAATTGATGCTAGCTATTGAAGCTTGTATACAGATAGGTAGAGAGAACTATAATGTTAATCTTGCGTAGGTTTTTTGTCTTCTCCTCCTTCAATTTCAATTTCTTTTATGTCAAAAAGTTCTTTTTCACCAGCCTGTCTTTCAATCTCAGCTAAAAGAAGTAACATGGTTTTAAATGCTGCCTCATGCTCAGTGTGTGGCTCATTTTCAGCTTCAGCAGACATTACTTTTTTAATCAATGCTTCATATTTTTCTTGATCTTTTTCTTGTTTAAATATGTAAAGCATTGTAGCCTTAAGCATCAAATAGAAATTTTTATTTAGCTTGATGTCTATAACAGCATCATTTTTAATCTCCCTTACTTTAATAGTACTCATAGTATTAATTTTAAACAAAAATAAACAAAAAATGGATTTACAGGAAATTAAACAAAAAATGTTTATCAAACTTGAACCTAGTGGTTGGGACAGAGTTTTTAAATCTTTTATATTTAGCTCTGACTTTGATGAGATACTAACTAGGTTATATACACTAAGTCAAGCTGATAAAAGGTTTACTCCACCATTGAAACAGGTGTTTAGAGCATTTGAAGAGTGTCCTTATGATAAACTAAAAGTAGTTTTTATAGGACAAGATCCTTACCCGGGTTTGGGACATGCTGATGGTATATCATTTAGCTGTAGTAATACAGGTAAAGCACAACCAAGTCTTAGATTTATTTTAGAAGAAGTAAACAGAACTGTTTATAATGGACATGTAGCAAGTGAAGATGTGGATTTGACTAGATGGTCTAACCAAGGTATACTTATGCTTAATACAGCTCTTACAACTGAAGTAGGAAAGATTGGAAAGCATTATGATATCTGGCAGAAATTTACAGCATATCTGCTTGATTGGCTTAATAGTTACAACTCAGGACTTATTTATGTATACATGGGTAAAAAAGCTGAAGAATGGTCAGATTTTACTACTAATACAGACTATAAATTCATGGTAAAGCATCCGGCAAGTGCAGCATATAATGGATCCAAATGGGATTCAGATAATTTATTTATTAAAATATCTACAGTAGTAACAAATACAACTGGTGAAATAATAACTTGGTAATATGACAGATATATTTACAAGACTAATTCAAGAGGGATTAGCACCAAATACTTATTATGTATTGCACTGTATAAAAGAGAAGATTGTTCCAAATAAGTTTGTGAATAAAGAACTTGAGTGCAAAAGGCTGCAAACGGACAATTGGTTGACTCAAAACTTGGAATTAACAAGTAAAAGTCTTATCTTTATGGAAGAAATCAATGGCTATTTCAAAAGAACCAAGAAGAAAACTTCACAAGATTTAATGGGCAGTAACTTTATTGCAAGTATAGAGGCATATGTAGAAATATTTCCTAATAAGAAGCTATCCTCTGGTAAATATGCTAGGGTAAATGCCAAGAATCTAGAAGCTCCATTTAGATGGTTCTTTGAAACATATGATTATGATTGGGAAACCGTCCTTAAAGCTACAGAAAAGTATGTTGATGAATTTAGTATAAGAAGGTATGAGTTTATGAGGACTGCACAATATTTTATTAGGAAGCAGAACATAGACAAGACCTTTGAGTCTGACCTAGCAACTTACTGTGAAATTATTAGGAATGGTGATGATGAAGAACAAGTATATTTTAGTGAGAAAGTAGTATGACAAACTTAAAGTTATTAATGATTGCTGTTGTGGGGTCTTTGTTTTGTTTTACTGTGATTGATTTCTTTATTGTAGAGATCAAGTTTGGGCAATACTTAATAATTGAACTACTGATGGCAATTATACATGGTTTTTATAACTATGTTAAGAACAAATATTTAACTAATACATAATAAACATGGCAGAATTATTTAATGGTGCACAAGCACTACAACCTGTAAGTGAAAGAGATGCTTTACACAAAGCATTAGCAAAGATTGCGGCTAGAAGCCGGGGAGATATTAAATCTTTAAGAAGTGCTTGGCCCAAATTTAATGATGCCTTTTGTGATGGATTAGAGTGGAGAACTATCACTGTAGTAGGTGCTAGACCTGGAACAGGTAAGACTTTGTTTATGGAACAGTTGATTAGTGATATTATACAAAATAATGCTGATCAAAGATTCCGGGTATTAAAGTTTCAGATGGAAATGGTTGAAGAAACCAGTGGTGTAAGAAAGCTTAGTTTAAACACAGGTGCTGATTACAATACTCTTATGAGTAAAGGTAAAAAGATTGCTAAAGATCTTTTTGAAAAATGTAAACAGTATTATGATAATACAGCTCATAAAGACATTATAGATGTAGTTTATGATGCATGTACTGTAGATGAAATGTGTGCCACAGTACATTACCAAATGCAAAAACACTCTAAAATGATTGTTGATGCAGATGGTAATCAGAAGACTGAGTACACTAATATGTTGGTAGCAATAGATCATTCAGCTTTATTTAAGAATGGTAAGGGACAAAAAGATAAATTTGAAATGTTAGGAGCTCTAGGTGAAGCACTCACTATGTTAAAGAAGAAGTATCCAGTAGCTTTTGTAGTCCTCAGCCAGTTGAATAGAAACATAGATGATCCTAAGAGAGCTGTAGATGCTGATTATGGTAATTATGTACTAGATTCAGATATCTATGGTTCCGATGCATTGTTACAACATGCTGATGTTGTCTTGGGTATTAATAAACCTTCTCTAAGAAAAATAAGACAGTATGGGCCTGACAGATATATTATAAATGATGAAGACATCTTGGTCTTTCACTTTTTAAAGTCTAGGAATGGTACCACAAGGATAAGTTTCTTTAAACTTGATAGAGAGGTGATGAGGATAATAGAGATACCTACTCCAGCATGTGCAACTAAAAAAGTATCAACACAGTAAATTTTAATTATGAATATAAGAAAAGAAAAAGAGAAAGAGTTCTTTGTTAAGCACATGGACACTTTTAAGAAACTAGGGTTAGTTGACCCGTTTTTTATTATTAAAACTGCATTTTTCCAGAAAGGTAAGTATGGAAGACAAGTACAATTATTTGAGTCTGAAATTAGTAAGGGTGAGGACATCTACATGGAGTTCTATGACAATGTAAATGATGACAAGGGTAATCTTGTTGATGTTGTTCCCTTCAGTGAGGATAGACAGCTTTTTAAATACAAAGCTAATCCATTCTATGCTGAGGAGTATGACATCAAAGAGGGTAGTAACTTTAAAGGTGAGCCTTATATATTGTATACTGTTCCTTTGTCAGAGTTAGTAGCTGTACTAGATGATGGTACGGAGATTACCTATGCTCTGTATGAGAAGAGAAAAGAAGATGTTAAGAAAGAGGAGTCATTACCTAAACTCCAAAAGAGTTTATCATTGTTTCCTGACTTTGAAGAGGAGTTTCCTAGGAAAGAGAATGAGCTGTCACTAGATGAGGTTTATAATACAGAGATTGCAGATGCACCATTATCTGAAATGACTATCAGAGATTTTGCAGCAATTATGTTGATGAAACCAATAAGTGCAAGCCCATGGTTGAATGATATCATTAGACAAACAAAAAGTGAGATATGAGTATAGTACTTCCTACAAGTAAAGTAAAGGCTGAAAGACAGAATCCAAAGAGAATGATTATTTATTCTAAGCCTAAGACTGGTAAAACAACTGCTTATGCCGGTCTTGAAAATAATTTAATCCTAGATTTGGAGAATGGTTCTGATTATGTTGAGGCACTTAAAGTAAAGATCAATAATTTACAAGAGTTATTAGATGCTGGTAAAGCTATCAAGGCTGCTGGTAATCCATATAAGGTTGTTACTATTGATACTGTAACTGCATTAGAAGAAATGATACAACCGCTTGCTGTTAAGCTTTATCGCGGAACCAGCATGGGTAAAAACTATGATGGAGACAATGTAACTTCACTACCAAATGGTGCTGGTTATTTATATATCCGTCAAGCATTCTTTCAAGTATTAGATTTTATTGATACCTTAGCTCCCCATATTATTTTATCTGGTCATATTAAAGACAAGGTAGTTGATGATAAGGGAGAGATGGTTATGTCTGCAAACATTGATTTGACAGGTAAAATAAAGTCTCTTATTTGTGCTAATGCAGATGCTATTGGTTACATGTATAGAAAAGGTAACAAAACTATTTTGAGTTTTAAAACTAATGAGGAGGTTACTTGTGGTGCAAGACCTGAGCATCTCCGTAATGAAGAAATAGTAGTTACTGAGATGAATGAAAAGGGTGAACTAGAGTTTCACTGGGATAAAATTTATGTATAATAACAAATAAAATAGAAACAAAATGGGATTAAGTACAACTGACTTAGGAACAGGTGGTAATGGACTACCTAAAACAATTTCTCCAGGGAATCATGTGTTAAAGATTAACATGATAGATTTGGAAGACTTCAAATTTATTGATGGTGCAAAGCATTTGATTTTGCATGTTGAAACAGAACCAATTGCCGGCTTTGAGGGTTTTGCTCTGGACAAAGATAATCCTGAGAAGGGTCATTATGATGGTCAAATTGGTAGAATTAAAGCTAGCCAGTATGCATTTGCAGATGGTGAAACTAAAACTGGTATTAAGATCCAAAGAGATAGATCTATTCTAATTTTCTTACAGAGTCTTTGTAAAACTTTTGGTGTAAATGAGTGGTTTACTGAACAAGATGGTAAGCATGATACTATTGAAGACTTTGTGGATGCATTTAATGCAAGTGCACCTATCAAAGACAAGTATCTTGAGTTCTGTGTTGCCGGTAGAGAGTATGAAGGTAAAACCGGTTATACTAACTATGACATGTGGTTGCCAAAATCAGAGAATAGAAAATATTCATTTGGTGAGATAGAGGAAGGAAAAGTTATTACTTTTGATGAATCTAAACATTTGAAAAAATTAGAGACAAAAGAAGTAAAAAGCTTTGGAGATGATGAGTTCACAACTCCACCTAAAACATCTTCTGACTTCAGCCTAGACTAATAGTTATAGGGGGAGTTAGAAATGGCTTCCCCTTAATTTTTAAACTAGGTAGTATGATTTCAACAAAAAATTTAATTACTGAAATTGAGCAGGTTCCAAAAGAGTGGATCTTTGAATATTATCTGAATCTAAAAGAGAAACTAACAGGTCAGGATGTAAAGATGCTATCTGCATTTAATTCAAAGGACAAGGTTCCCTCCATGTTTGTATATTTTGATGTTAACTATTCATCATATAAGTTCAAGGACTTTTCATCTGGTTATCAGGGAGATGGTATTGAGATGGTAAAGTATCTCTTTAACATGCCGTCAGCTGGTCATGCAATAAACAAAATAATTCTAGATTATCAACAGTTTCTTACAAACAATGATGTGTATGTTGCAGAGCCTACTATGTTCCATGATAAGTATAAGGTTGTGGATTATGAAATGAGGCACTGGAATAACTTTGATCAGAATTATTGGATGCGGTTTAAGATTGGGTCATCCATGCTTGATAGATATAATGTAGTTCCATTGTCTTTCTTTACTATGAGTAAGAGTGAAGCTGATGGTAGTATCACATCTCATACATTTAGGAAGTCCCATACATATGGTTACTTTAGGAATGATGGTAGTTTGTACAAGATATATATGCCAAAGAGTACTCAGAAAAAGTTTATCAAGGTTGAGAATTATATTCAGGGCACAGATCAGTTACTATATAACTGTAAGTATCTGGTTATTACTTCATCACTTAAGGATCTAATGGCTTTTAATAAGCTAGGTATTAGTAATATTGAAGCAATTGCTCCGGACAGTGAGAATACTATGATTGGAGAAAAGGTTATTGGAGAACTGAAGCTTAAGTATAACAAGATTGTTGTTTTGTTTGACAATGATGAGCCCGGTATTAAAGCTGCTGAAAGATACAAAGACAAGTATGGATTTAGCTATATACTGCTACCAATGGAAAAAGATCTATCAGATTCAGTAAAAGAACATGGTATAGATAAAGTTAGAGAAGTGTTATTCCCATTATTAAAACAAGCATTATGTATTTAGAAAGAACAATGGATGAACTTGAGAGGAATCTTGATAATGTTAATAGTTATTTTGTTGACTTAAGAGACCAAGTTGAGAGAGAATTAAAAGATTACAATGATGAAATAGCTGAACTTAAAGATGAGATATCTACACTTGAAGCACAAAATATACTTCTTGAAGAACAGTTAGAAGATCTTAAAAAAGAAAATGCTATGTTTCAACTTGAGTTAGCTGAAATAACAATCCATTACTTACACCATAAAGGTGAAAATGAAGTTTTTAAAAGTAAATTAATACACATGCAACGTGAGCTGGATTTATCAAGGAAAAGAATTTAATGAAGGTGACATACCTCAAGGAGGTGTAGGATTTATTTATATTATGACCGCTATCATAGATGGTAAGTCTGTTGCATACATTGGTAAGAAGAACTTCTTTGCCAATATTAAAAGACCTCTAGGTAAAAAAGCTCTAGCAATGTCCACGGACAAGAGACTTAAAAAGTACAAGAGGGAATTAAAACCAGATTTTATGAACTATTACAGTAGTAATAAAATGCTAAAGGAAGCTCACAAAGCTGGAGTACCAATCAAAAGAGAAATTCTTGTGATTTGTTCTACCCAGATGGAGCTGACATATCAAGAAGTAAAGCACCAGTTTCAATATGAGGTGCTTGAGAAAGATGAGTATTTAAACGGGAACATTCTAGGAAGGTTCTATAAAACAAAGTAATTATGAAAAAACTATTTATTTGTCTTGGCTTAGTAGCCTTGACTCTAACAGCATGTACTGAAAATTCAAGAGTAAAAGCTTGGGGTGGTGAAGGAACAATTGATATACCTAAAGGAAGAAAGTTAGTAAATGTAACTTGGAAAGAAGCAGAAATTTGGTATTTGACAAGACCAATGGATTCTAGTGATGTAGCTGAAACATATAGATTTCAAGAGCAATCATCATGGGGTATGATTGAAGGTGTGTATAACATTGTAGAAAGTAAATAATCATGACAGAAGTTGAATTGACAACTTTGATGTATAAATTAAATGACCGGGGTATTAAATTAATTAAAATTGAATACAATGGTGAAGGTGGTGATGGTGACATCTTTGGTATTGTATATTCTAAATTACTTGATGCTAATGATAAGTTTAAAGCTCCTTGGAATGCTGCATCTCTAATGGATGTGGATACTAAACTTCATATGGAAGTTGAGGAACTTGCAATAAATATTTTAAATATGCACTATTCTGATTGGACATATGAAAAAGGTTCTTATGGCTTTATTGGTATGCTTGTGCCTACTGGTGAATATGAGATTGAACATTCTGAAAGAGTTATAAATGTAAATATGTCAGATATGACATCTAATATTTTTAAAGACCAAATAACAAATTAAAATTGAAGACTAATGAGTAAAATAATTTTTGACAAAGAAGAAACAAGAAATTTATTAAACATGTTACAATCCTCTGATAAAGAGAATCATATTGTAGCATTTCAGGCATTGAAGAATGTTGATGTAGATAAATACATAGGAGAGTTACTTGTAATGTATAAGTTCTCTGGTGTACCAAAGTCTGACTGGTCTGAGGCTGGAAAGAAGATACATAGCAAACTAGTAAGTATAGTTGGAGAAAGTAATCTTAGTAGTCCAAGAACTCTTAGTCTTATTACAGCTCAGAAGGGTTCTAAGACTTCAGTAGAGTTGTTTATGGAATATTTTGTCAGAGATATGACAAGTATGTTGGAACAAATTGGGTATCCAACAGATAGTTTTGAAATAAACATTAAACTAAAAGACAATGGACAAACAACAGAGTCTAAGTAAAATTTCTAAGAATTTAATGCTTACTGAGCCCTATTACGGGTTCTTTCTCATTATGTTGAATAAGCTATGGGACAGTAAAAGAGTTCCTACAGCTGGTGTGAGCAAGAATGGAATTAATTATCAGCTTACTATTAATACAGAGTTCTGGGAAAGTCTTAGTGAAGACCACAGATATGGATTATTGAAGCATGAGTTACTACATATTGCTTTTGGACATCTTACTACATTCTTTAAGTTTTCTAACAAGAAAATGGCTAATGTGGCAATGGATTGCGAAATAAATCAGTATATAAGTAAACAGTATCTACCGGAAGGTGGTATTGATATAGATAACTATACTGATATAGAACTAGATAGAAAGGCCGGTGCTAGATATTATTATGACAAACTGAATCAACTTCAGGATGAAAAAGATAAGAATGGCACTTGTGGAGACTCTAATATGGATAAACTTCTTGACAATATAGAGAATGGTGACATACCTGATCATAGTACTTGGGAAGACTTTGAAGATCTTACAGAGGCAGAACAGAAACTTATAGAGAAACAGTTACAGAAAGTTCTTACTGATGCTAAAGAGCAGACAGAAAAGAAAAGAGGTACTGTCCCCGGGGAGATAGAAGGGTTGATCATAATTGAAGAGATTGTTAAACCTAAATTTGACTGGAGAGGATTCATTAGGAGATTTACTGGTGTAAGCACTAAGGTATTTACTAAGAAGATCAGAAGGAAAGAGAACAGAAGGTTTGAAGCTAATCCGGGTCTTAAAGTAAAAATGAAACAACACATGCTGTTGGCCATAGATACTTCAGGTTCTGTAAGTGATGATGAACTTAAAGAGTTTATGAGTGAAATCTACCACATATATAAATGTGGCGTAGATATAACAATAGTACAGTGTGATACAACTATCAGATCAATTGAACCTTACAAAGGTAAATTTGAAATGGCAGTGCAAGGTAGGGGAGGAACTGAGTTTGACCCTGTCCTGGAGTATTTTAATGAAAACCAAAAGAAATATACAAGCCTGGTGTATTTTACTGATGGTGAATGTTGGACACATGTAAAACCTAAAGGAAATATTCTATGGGTTTTGTCAGAGAGATCCCATATGAATGACAGCTTACCAGGTAAAATAATCAAATTAGAACTATAAAAAAAAGAGTATGAGCCAAGTACAATTAAATGTTGAAGAGTTAAAAAGTTTTATTAAGCACATGGTTAAGAATAACCAACACATTCAGTCTGAAGGAAAAGTTCCTGTGGCTATTAATATTGAAGGTGATGCTGGTTTGGGTAAAACTTCTGCTATCATGCAGTTGGGTAAAGAATTACAAATGGATGTTGTAAAGCTGAATTTATCTCAGCTAGAAGAATTGGGTGACTTGGTTGGGTTTCCTGTAAAAGAATTCCAGATACAAAATGCTGAAGGTAAGACTACATGGATTAATGAGTCTCAGATATCTGCAGCTAGTGCAAAAGGGTACAAGGTTATTGGAAAGAGAATGTCACATGCTGCTCCTGAGTGGATTCAGGGTAAAGGAGAAGGTGGTTTCTTAGTATTAGATGATTATACTCGTGCTGATGCAAGATTTATGCAAGCAACTATGGAAATCTTAGATAGACAGGAATATGTTTCTTGGAAACTACCAAAGAACTGGCATGTACTTTTGACTACTAATCCAGACAATGGTGATTATAATGTAACCAGTCTTGACGTAGCTCAGAAGACTAGATTTATCTCTGTTGAGTTGAAATATGATGCTGATGTATGGGCTAAGTGGGCAGAGAAAGCAAACATAGATGGTAGATGTATTAACTTCATGTTGATGCACCCAGAATTGGTAACTCAAAGAGTTAATCCAAGATCTATTACTACTTTCTTCAATGCTATTAGTTCTGTACCTAAGTTTGAAGATGATCTTCCATTGATTCAAATGATTGGTGAGGGTTCTGTTGGTGTAGATTTTAGTTCAATGTTTACTATGTTCATTAATAACAAGCTTGACAGGATTATTAGTCCTGCAGATATCCTAACTAAAGATGAGCAGTATGTAATGAACTCTCTTACTAATGCCGTTGGTAAAGATGATGACTTTAGAGCTGATATCTCTAGTGTGATCGCAACTAGGGTAATTAACTATTCACTCACTCTTGCAGAAAAAGGAGCCGTTGGTAAGCCTATTATTGACAGGATAGCTAAACTTACTACTGACTGTGAAGCATTCACTAATGACCTTAGATATTACATGGTCAAGGAGATTGTTAACGGAAACAAAGTTAAGTTTAGTCCATTGATGATGAATCAAGACGTGGTGAAGATGGCTGTTAAGTAAGCCAACATAGAGCTGTTCCCCACCAAAAGGAGCATAAAATAAATTAAAACAAACATAGGGGGAGATAAAACTCCCCTTATTAAACTTAACACAATGAAAAATTATTTGTTTTTTGAAATTGAAGCTAATGCCTCAGAAGTTATTATAAAAGTTGATACAACTTTTGGTACTGAAGATAACAATCAATCTGGTTTTACAATTTCAAATGATAACTATGTCCCTACTAAAGGAGACAAATTGTATTTTCTACCTGGTGTAAATATTCCCCGGGTAAAAATGAAGGATTTAACTATGGAACATGGTATTAAATCTGTCAGAAACATAGATGAGGCAACACATATCTTTGCTGGTAGAAGTACTACACACAAAATAACAAGTAATAATTGGTATTACAGAATGTCAACTGATCATTTTAAACAGATGTTTGAGACTGTAAAACAGTTTATGGATGATTATTATATTCAAAATGTAGAGACAGCACTAGAATTTTACCAAGAAGAGTGTGTGTATATGGATTATAGTTCTTCTAGTGAAATTAGAAATGAATATCCATTTCTTGAAGCAAGAAAGATTGAAGGACTTGTAGCATCTATCAATAACTCTAGGACATTCTATGCAGTTGATGATACTTATAGGGATTATTTTCCTGCAGTTACTACTCTTACAATTTATGATGAGGCTGAATTATTAAAGTATATTAATGGTCCTGATGCAGTTATCATAGATTCAGTAATGTTTGAGCAATTATCAGACATGTTTAAGAGCTCAGATAATGATAATCATATCTTGGCAATGGAGATTATGGCTAATTCTAACTATATAGATAGTTTACTCTACCTAGAAATGTTATTTAAAGAATATTCTGGTGCAATGAACAACTGTCATACTAAAAAGCATGTTAACTTCAAGTCTTTACTAGGATATCTAAATAAAGATGGTTACATGACTACAAACATAGATGACATAATGAAGTCTTTGATTGATAAGGGTGTTCTTGATACAGAGAAAATAAATGTAATCATGGATAGGTATGCTCAGGAGATTGAGAAGCATGGTAGTACTAATTTCTTTAAAGTAAAATCCGTGACAGTTAATCCAGAAACACTGGCTTTGTTGAATGCAAACTATGTATATAACAAACTAGAAGACTTTGTACCAGAGGGTCAAGTTGAAGAAGAGGTTATTGAATTACATGCTAATTTAGAGGACCTAAATTCAATGCCAGGGGAGATTGAAGATGGTGCGCTCTCTGATGAAGACTTAGAAGATGCATTTACTAATATTGTTAGAGATGAACTCAAGTCAGAGTTAATAGAGTTAGAAGAGGAAAAAGAGTTTCCTGAAGATGAGTCTGTCTTTACTGAGGCAGAAGATTATGCTTTAGGAGAAATTATAAGTAACCTTGCTGAAGAATCTGAATCAAATAATAATCAAAAAGAACAAGATGCCACTGATGACTTTGAATGGTTCTGATGAACTAGAGAGATTTTACAAAGAGAAGTTTTACTTTAGCTACAGTGGGTTGAATAAGTTATTATTCTCACCCGCTGCTTTTTACAATCATTATGTGCTCAACCAGCGGGAAGACAGTAAGGATGCTCACCTCATAGGAGGGAGTGTCCTACACTGTCTCTTGTTTGAACCTGATGCATATAGTGAGAAGTTTATAACTATGCCTGGTAAATTTCCTACAGACAGTCAAAGAAAAATTATTGATAATATTTTCAAGATACATTGTAGTATTGGAAATAATTCATTACTTTTGGAAGACTACTCACCAGATATACTCACACAATTACTTACAGCAAATCTTTATCAAGCCCTTAAAACAGATGCTCAAAGATTGGAAAAGATTCTCACTGAAGAGAACAAGGAGTATTTTGAATTCCTCAAAGCAAGTTTAGACAAAACAGTGGTAGATCAACCTACTTTGGATGGCTGCAAAGCACAGGTAGAGATACTAAAAAGTAATAAAGATATCCGTGCTTTATTACAGCTAGACAAAACTGAGGAAGATGATCACATTGAAGTGTTTAATGAGTTGTACATTAAAATGGATCATGACAGATTACCTTTTGGCCTTCATGGGTTTCTTGACAATATAGTTGTTGACAAGGACAGTAAAACAATCTTTGTCAATGACTTAAAGACAACTGGTAAGTCTATTCAAGATTTTCCTGAAGCTGTTGAGTATTACAAGTATTGGATACAAGCTGTTATCTATCTTGTACTAGCTTCAGAAAAATTTCTTGCTGACAAACCTGACAGACATGAATGGAATGTCCAAGTAACCTTTATTGTAATTGACAAGTATAATTTAGTTTACCCATTTCAAGTGTCTCAAGAATCAATGAGGCAGTGGAAGATAGACTTCAGAAATATTCTTAGTATTGCTCAATGGCATTATGAGAATAAGCAGTATAGTCTTCCATATGACCTTGCAGTAGGTAATGTAAAATTGTAAATGTTATGGTAATTAGTGCGCTTTATAAGAAGTACTTTCAGAAGTCCAAGATATTTTTATATCCGCTCTTGGAAATTAAAAGGGGTACAAGTGTTGTTCCAGAAGAAACTTATCTGAGTTGGAACAACAGCATCACTCCTGAGGATATGAAATTAATATGTGTTTATCATACAAGAACTGACATAGAGTACATTAACTTTGAAAAGAATGTTTTACTAAAACACTCTAGACTTTGTGATTATGTATGGACAGGTGACAAAACAATATTCACATTTGATTTTTCTGATTTAGAATACAACTGGTTCCATTTAGTTTATGGAAGATACAGTAAGTTAGATTATGATATAAAGCGTAAGATATTAAACTTTTTTGATACAAAGTCTGGTAATTATCTGTATGTTTCCAGCTATCTTTTTCCTGAAAAGCACTTTGAAACATATGCAAATCTATTAGGTGTTAGCACTGAGCTAGTAAAATCTGTAGGTGAACTGTGTGATAAACCCAACTTGGACAAAGAAAATTTAGTATTGGAAGTTGCAAACTTGGAAAATATAGAAAAAACAGTAAATTTGTAAAAAATTAAACCAACAAAAAATGAGTGAAAACACAATGATGCTTGTACAGTCTACATGGAATGACAAGCAAACTTTTAGAATGATTCCTATTACTGAATCTTGTCCCTATGTAGAATGTATTATGGATCCGGATACTAAGGTATTTGTAGTCATTTCTAAGATTAGAAAGACTTCATTACACATGTTACCTAAACTTGATGAATATGGTCAAGCAGTTACAGGTACCAAAGGTATGAAGCAAGAGAGACATAAGATTGAGGTATTTCAAGAGTTTTATGTAGAAGATGCATCTGCAATAGATGAGGTTATCAAACAATTTGCAGTTAATGCAAAGAAGTTTGACTACAAGAAATTTATGACCCCAGCTGCAACTGAGGCATAAATGATTGGAACCTGAATGAAAAGAGGGTGGGTACCAAGCACCCTCTTTTTTTATTAACTTAAACGGGGGAACAGCTTAACTGAACATCAAGATTATGGGAGATATGCCATATGGACAATGTAAATATTGTCACCAAATAGGCCCACTTAGAATTACCTATTTTAGAATTCCAATTGATTGTAACTGTTGTGGTAATGGTCATTCAGAAAGAATAGAACATTGTAATAACTGTGAGGCTAAAATGCCTACTGAAACAACAGTATGGGTCAACACAAAGAAACTATTTGATCCTATTCATGAAGGTTTATTTAAAAAAGTAAGAGAATGAGAACACATTGGGTCATGGACTGGGAAACATTATCCAATTGTTTCATTGGTTGTTTTGAAGATGTAAAATCTGAGCACAGAGAAGTATTTGTCTGTCACAAATCACAAAATGATATACTAGAACTAGTTACATTCTTAGAAAGAAATGTAACACTTGGTGAATGGCATGTTAGCTTTAATGGTCTTGCCTTTGACAGTCAGATAACTGAACATATTCTCCGGAATAAAGAGCAGCTACTTGAACAAGATGGTGAAACTATTGCAAGGTTTGTCTATGCTAAAGCACAAGCTGTAATCCAGAGAAGTAATGCAGGAGAGTTTGCTGAGTTTGGTTCTAGAGATTTGCAGATAAGACAAGTAGATGTATTTAAACTAAATCACTGGGACAATCCAGCTAAAAGGTCTAGCCTTAAGTGGATCCAGTATACAATGGATTGGAAGAATATCAAGGATATGCCTATTCCACACTATGCTGAAGTTACAGAGAGTCAAATACTTTCTATTGTAAAGTATTGTATAAATGATGTCCGGTCTACTAAACAGATCATGCAGTTAAGCAAGGGACAGATTGAGTTAAGGAGAGCACTGACAGAAGAATATAACATAGATTTATTCTCTGCATCTGAGCCAAGGATATCTAAAGAACTGTTTTTACATTTCTTGAGTAAGCAAACTGGTATCCGGAAAGCTGAGCTCCGTCAAATGAGAACTCAGAGAGAGCAGATAGTTGTAAAAGATATCATACTACCTTATATAAGTTTTGAGACAGCTACCTTTCAACACCTACTTAAAAAGTTTCAGGATGTAGTTATCTATACCGGAAATACTAAAGGTGGGTTTAAGTATTCTGTACAGTATAAGGGAGTAAAGACAGACTATGGTCTGGGTGGTATTCATGGTGCTAGACAATCTAGGGTATATAATGCCACGGATGATATGGTTATCATGACTTCAGATGTTACTTCATTCTATCCTAATCTTGCTATTAGAAATAAATGGGCTCCGGCACATTTACCACAAGAGGAGTTTTGTAGTCAGTATGAATGGTTCTTTGATGAGAGGAAAACTATTCCAAAGAAGGACCCAAAGAACTATGTATACAAGATTATCTTGAATTCAACTTATGGTCTCAGTAATGATGAGAATAGTTTCCTGTATGACCCTGAGTTCACAATGAAGATTACTATCAATGGTCAGCTAAGTCTTAGTATGTTGTATGAGATGATTTGTGAAGGTATACCAGGTGCAATACCGTTGATGCAAAATACAGATGGTCTTGAGACTATGATTCCTAGAGAATATGTGGACAAGTACATGGAGATCTGTAAGATATGGGAAAAGATAACCAACCTACAACTAGAACATGATAAGTATAGTAAGCTTGTGATAGGTGATGTAAACAACTATATTGCTGTTACTGAAGACGGTAAGTCTAAATGTAAAGGTAGATTTGAGTTTGCTGACCTAGCACTGCATAAGAACAAGAGTTTTCTTGTAATACCTAAAGCTCTGCATGCATATTTTGTAGAAGGTATTAAACCTGAGGATTATCTAAAGAGTAACAGAAATATTTTTGATTACTGTGGTGGTAAAAAGATCAAGGGAGATTGGAAGTATGTAGAGAAATTTATTAAAAATGGTGTGTACACGGAGAAAGAACTCCAGCATACCTTAAGATATTATATCTGTAATACAGGGTCTAAGATTATCAAGATAAATAAGTCTGATGGTAGAGAGATAAACATTGAAGCCGGCAAATGGCTGCAACAGATTTATATCAACCACATAGATGATATGGACTTTGATGATTATGAGATTAATTACAAGTACTATCTGGAGAATATAAAAAAAGAAATAGAAGGTTTAGAGCCTAATATAAATCAATTAAGTTTATTTTAATATGCCAAAGAAAATACAGAACACAACAAAAGCAAACTTAATAAGTGTAGCACTACCAACACATGGTGCCACTTATACTGTGATCAGTCACCAGTTTGTAATTGATTATGCTTATCAAGCCCTTGCTAATGCAGGGTTTGGTATTGTAGATGAGGAGTACAGATGTACTGCTGACGGACAAATTGCTCAGGGAATTTATAAACTTCATTTTAATTCTGATCCTGAGTTGTCTATGATGTTTGCTTGGACAAACAGTTATAATAAACAAGTAAAGTTTAAATGTGTAGTTGGTGCCTATATAAATAACAGTGGTTCTGTTATGATTTCTGGGGAAGTTGGTTCATGGGTTAGAAAACATACTGGTTCTGCGGATACAGAGACCAAAGATACAATTGATTCTTACATTGCAAATGCTTATATGTATTATACTCAATTGTGTTCTGACAAAGCAACTATGGAAACTGTGACTCTTAATAAGAGAAAACAAGCTCAGTTACTAGGAGTATTGTTTGCAGAGTATGAGATTCTTACTACTGAACAAGCTAGTATGATCCGGGATCAAATGAAGAGACCACAACAAGTATTTGCTAATACTGATAGTTTATGGGCATTCTATAACTTTGTAACTAATGCATTACAGTCATCACATCCAAAGACATGGATGGAAGACCAAAGGATTCTTCATTATTTTATCTCTACAATTGGAAACTTTCAGCAGTGCAGTACACCTGCACAGGTAGTTCAACCTATTAACACTGTTAATGAAGTCATAGAAACTGAAGTAGATCCTAATCAGATAAATCTACTAGATGCAATTGCAGAAGCTGAGGCAGAACAAGAAGTGGTGCAAAATGGGTCTGATTTTGATATAGATTTGCACCAGTCTGAAGAAGTAGTTGAAGATGTTATTGAAGACATAGAAGTTCCATTTGACATTGATGCTGATGATGATGCTGTGTTAGGTTCATTACTAGTTCCAATAGAAAAACCGGAGCCTGTTGCAACTATAGAAGATTATTTAGCTAGTAAAAATAAAGAGGAAATTAGTCCCGAAAATTCTGAGGACATTTTTCCCCAAGATGAAACTGTAGTTTATACTGATCCAGCAGGTAATGTATTTGAAGCTCCAATTGTTATAGATACAATTGAACTTAATGAGAATACAAAAATGGCTGTAGTAGTAACTGAATCAGAGTTTGCAATGGAAGATAATTTTGATTTAGACTTTAATGAAACTGAAGAAGGTGGGGATGACATTCCTGACTTTTTCTAAAGATCCTGTTAATCATAATAAAACAGGTTAATACAACTAAGGGGATGCAGAAATGTGTCCCCTTTTTTTTAACTTTACAATATGGAAAAACAATTAACTAAAGTAAAAAAGTTTCATGAAGCTTTTGAACAAGAAAATGGAACATGGCCACAAAATTTAGGACCAGATGAAGCAGTACTAAGACATAAACTAATGGCTGAAGAAAATGATGAGTATCTTGATGCATGTGACAAAAACTCATTAGTAGAAATAGCAGATGCTTTGGGAGACCAGTTATATATCTTATGTGGAACTATTCTTAAACATGGTATGCAAAATATTATAGAAGAAGTATTTGATGAAATACATGCTAGTAACATGAGTAAACTAGGTGAGGATGGAAAACCTATACTTAGAGAGGATAATAAAATATTAAAGGGTCCTGGGTATTTTAGACCAGATTTAAGTAAGTTTATTAAAGTTGAAAAAGATGCATCCAATAACATTTAGGAAAGCAATGATTGAGGCCTACATGGCTGGAGCTGAGGCAATGGCTTCAGGAGATATTGATGAACCTAACAAAAAGGATGCTAGGGATTGGTTTGATAATGAGTACGGACAACTAGAGTCAGAAGACTGTGACTGTTGTGAAGAAGAATAAATGGGAGAGCCTTCGGGTTCTTCCTTTTTTTTTACCTGCCCTGTGCTCTATAAGCTTTCTTGTAGTTCTTTGACTTCTTAGATCTAGAAGTCTTGGTCTTACTGTGAACACCAGGTCTAGATACTTTTGGCTTAATGTAAGCCTTGATTGTTGTTGTTGCTGACTTTGCCATTGTTTATTATTTAGTTGCTTCAAATTGTTCAAATTTCTTAACTGACCACATAGGATCTTTATTTTTACCTTTAACACCATACATACTTCCTATATGATTCCATAGTTTGTATTTTCCTTTTTTCTGCCATGCATAAGGACCCTGATCTTGTTTAGAGTATATTGCATCTGGATTATCAGTAGCAATGTTCCAAAGGTCAAACATTATTCTTATATACATTTGGATTGTATTGGTAGTTGCAATTGTTGTTGTAGAAAAATATGATATCTGATCCTTGATTCCTAATAAAGGTAAGAAAGCTTCATTTTCAGATTTAGTTGTCATTAATAAATACATAAGATGATTACCAAAATAACCTGACCAGGTTTTATTATCCCTTTTCATTTGTTTATATCTATCTGGATCTTCTGGATCCCAATCAAATCCCCATGAACCTACAATCATTGCTAATAAGAATAATAAAACACCTTCAGCTAATAACCTTGTCATAGCTACTTTCTCTTGTGGAGTAAGAATAGCCCAATCTCTACCTATACTTTTTATTAATTTATAAATAGATTGAAATGCTTGCATGTAATATCCTTTTTCAAGAGTTTGAGTATCCCAGTTATATACATAACCTCCTCTATTTCCTGCAGTTGTATCAATTTGATACTTATCCAAGAACATTCCTGTAGCAAATCTTTTATAGAAAGTAAATGCTCTATAGAATAAATACTTCTCAGCTTGTGGTGTATCAAATTTATCTAATGAACCAGTTACTTTTTTGTTTACACCTTGAACTAAAAGTTTCATTTTTTTAAATTCAGAAGCATCTCCTACTTTAATTTCTTCACCTGGTATTAAGTCTGCTACAGATTCTATATCAGCTCTATACTTGAGTGCTTCTACAGATATATTGTATTTTTTTGCAATGCTATCTAATGTTTCTCCGGCTGTGTATCTATGAAATACTTCATCAAATGAAAAGTTAGGATCAATGCCTTCTTTTAATACTAATCTACCTTCTGCATCAGATGTCCATGCATCAGCATATGGAATTGATTCACCATTCTGATCTACATATTTATTATACATAACTCCCCAGAACAACTCCATAGAAGCTTCAAATTCCATAGTTCTTCTGAAATCAAATGCATAAGTCATATCTGATAAATCTTTAGCAATTGATCTTGAAGCAGATTTACCAAATTCAGATTCAGTTCTTAATGATGGGTCAAATCTTTCAACCAATTGAATGTCAGGTGTTTTAATACCTTTTTCATAAACATCTTTAAATACCCAATATGTTGCAGTTTGTTTTGCTTTTAGTTTACCTTTAGCAAGTGATGTTGGTGTAACAAATCTACCACCAGCAGCCATGATTGAGTTCTGATATAACTGTCCCCAACGGTTTTTAATAGCAGACTGTGGATCAAAAGCAATAAATGCTCTGGATGATCTTCTAAACATTCCTTGGAAAATCTTTGCTATGCGCGGGTTCTCTTCCTCAAATGCTGTTGTAGACTTTCCATAAAAGACTTTATCTATTAAATATTTTACAGCTTTCTCTCTCTTGTTTTCTTCTTTTGAAATATATTTCTTTTTACCTGTAAGCTTAAACTCACCTTTGTCTAATTTTTCAAGATCTTTAATTGGGTTATTTGAAAGAACACTCAATAATGCATCTGCTACAGGTTCATTTTCCATAAGTATTTGTTGCTCATTTAGAGATAACAAGTACTCATACATACTTCTTAATACATCTTTAGAAACCATTTTAGAATCTAAGTTATATGTACCTCTTACTGGAATTTTTGTAACTGGATTTCCTTCTAAATCTGTTGTAGTTAATGTGCTACCAGCATCAAAGTTAAATCCATATTCAACATCATCAGGAGCTTTACCAAACCATGATTTATACAAACCTTTGATTCCACCTACTTTTTCTACAAGGTTTTCTTTAGTTTCACCAGACTGAATAAATTCAAGATTACTTCTTTTTCTAAATCTTGGAAGATCTAGATACAATCTACTGTTTACTGCTTTACCATCTTGGAGTTTTATAAACTCTTCAGATATGGTTTTAAGTAATTGGAACTCTGCATTATTTGCTTTTTCTAACTCAGCATACTTTTCATTCATGTATTTGTTATCATATGCTGTGTTTCTATCTCCTGGCTTATACTCTCTTGGTAAATAGTTACCTCTATTATCTATATAAGTACCAACATATTGATCCCAGTTTGCTCCTCTAGGTATGGTCAAGAATTCATTTTTAATTACACTCTTACTATACTTTCCAGCAGGAACACCCATATATTTTTGATACTCTCCTGTAGCTGGATTCATCAATACAGTTGTTTGGTAAGAATTTTCATTAGATGGTTTGGTTATTGTCCAAACATTTAATCTAAAGTTTTTATTAGTCATACCTGTTCCTTTGACATAAACCTGTTTTTCTACATGGTTTCTTGTATACCATTGAGCAAACTCTTTATCTTTTGCTAAAGCTTGAGTTAAGTAATCTGAGTTAATCCAAGTATCTGCATTATCTGCAGTAATTTCTGGAAGACCTGTGTTTCTTATTGCATAATTAAATGCTTCAATATAGTAATCTGTAGGTTCTTTAACACTCAATGCTGCTAACTCTGCAAACTTTCTATTTAATGTTTGCATCTCAAGTTCAGTAAGACCCATATCATTCTTAGTCTTATAAAGAGTTAAGAAATCTTGGTTTTCTTCTGGAGATAACTGAACTTTTGCGGAAACTTTAGTCATGTAAATATTCAGCCTGGCAGTTTCTTCTTGAGTAAGCCCAGTCTTTTTATTATAACTAGCCTCTAATGCAAGTATCTTATTCTCTATATCTCTTAGTAAATCAATTTGACTTGCTGTAAAGTTAAGACCATTTGGTTGTCCATTAGCATCTGCAGTTGAGTTTGCTAGTCTATATCTCTCTTTATACAACTCAGATAATTCTAAAGCTACCTTAGATTTTACTCCGGCTTTTTCAGTTATCTTTCTGATGTCTTCAAAGATCTGTTGTCTAGATTGATAGTATTGAGATGTATAGGCTGTCTTAAGATTTTTTCTAAAGAACCTGTCCATTTCTTTTTGATACCGGTTCATTGTTTCACCTTCTTCTGGTAAAGCTTCCGGGTCAATATTTCTAGCTTTTAATTTAGCAGCAAAATTATCTAAGTCTTTTTGTAATCTATCTGTATCTGCAGAATAGTCATACATGTTTCTTGTTTGCTCTCTGTGTTTTTTTCTAAGCAACACTCTCTGAAGCTCTTCACCAGTTTTTGGTTTGCCATCAAGATTATAGATATCAAACAGTCTGTTATATTCTAACTTAGCTTGTTCTTCTGAGTCACCCAATTCATACAAATCTTCTAATTCTAAGAAGTGTACATTCTTAAGAGTACTCATCTTGTTTAACTGCTCTTGTCTCTCTAAAAATGAATCAAAAGCAACTTTAGGAGTAACAGTAATTTCTTCTCCTGTAAAAGGATTGACTACTTTGGCTCCTGTTTTCCAGATCTTTTGTATATCATAGTATTCTTTAGTGAACTTTCTATGCATGTATTTCTCATCAAAAATCTCAAGTGCTTCATAAGCCTCTTTCATTTTAGCTTGATCTTTTTTAGATTTAGCTAAGTCAAAATCATTTTGTAAACGGGCTCTGTCAGCTCTATAGTTTTTAAACTTATTTAAAAAGGTGAGTACATCCTTCTCTTCATAGACACCATCACTATTTGTAAAACCTACTTTATCAGTAAACAATAACATGTCTCCTAACTGATTAGTTTTTCTAGGATTGTAACCAACAGCATTAAGTAAAGGTAGAAGTTTTAGTGTTATATCATTTGCCTGATTCTGACTTCTCATCATTGCATCATTCATTTTTTCTTTAATGAACTTTACAAATCCACCAGTAATTGGGTCATCCATATTAGAATAAGGAGTAATCCAAGCAGTAAAAAATCCTAAGTCACCTCTTTCTCCTCTTAAATATTCTTCAATTTGTTGTCTACCAAGTCTTTTGAAGAAGTATTCTTTTGCTGCATCTACAACATACTTAGCTCTTCTAGAAGATATAGGAAGTTCTATGTCTTTAACAGTCATAGATGTGCCATCAGGATTGCTGATTACTTTATCAATAAACTTTTCAATGTCAGCTTCTGGAATTCCTTCTGCTTTTAATAGAAGAGTAACTCTTTCTCTGAAGTTATTTTCAACAGCACTTGCCATTAAATCAGTTTCATTATTGAAAAACTCACTAATGAAGTTAAACTCAATGTTATATATCTTTTTCTCTGCATCTTTAATGTTATCTGCAATAGAGTTTATCTTTCTAAAGAACTCACCATCTCTATCTAACTCAGGTATGCTTTTCAAATCCTCAAGCATTCTCATTTGACTATTTAAAAAACCTTTGTAATACACCACTTTAGATATATTAGCATTGGTATTTTTATCTTTAGACTTTTCTAATTCTTCAAGTATATTTTTTATACTATCAGTAAATACTTTAAGCTCATTAAGTGAGTTGATAAGTGCTAATGATCTTAACTTCATTTCTGTCTCATGATCAGCAATGGCTTTAATAACATTTTCCGCATCTACATCTTGTGGTCTTACATTTACAGTTTGATATTTTTCCAACTCCTCTCTAATATAACCAAGTATTTTAGTACCTTTTGCACCTAACAATTCTTGTTTCACTTTAAATGGTGCTTGCTTAAGTGTGTTAAGTTGATTCAGTGTATCAGTATATACTCTATCTATAGTTTCTTGAAGCTTTTCTTTAGGTACATTGTTAAGCTCTTCTATTTTTGCAGTAATCTCATTTTTAAATTCTGCAATATCAGAAGGTATAAGTTCCATATCCATTATTGTAAATTCTGGATTAGACAACATACCTGCTAGCTCATCAAGTGTAGTATTCTCACTTAACTTATTTAGATTTATTGCATTACCATTTTTGGTATTGAACATATTTCTCAATACTTTCTTAATGGCAAACATTAAGTTTTTAATGAACTTACCAAAAGGAGAGTTATCATTTACTTTAGATACTGCTTTTATCTCTAATGAAGTTACTATAGCTTCTTCTTTAAATCTATCTGTACCCTCCTGAAGATTTGGATACTCTTGTCTTACTCTTTCAATTATATCTTGTCCTTCTGGTGTGCTTGCAAGTGCTGCATATAGATTATTGAATAGTTTTGGGTTTTGTTTTAATATACCTTTGACTAATGGATGTGCAAACTCATGTAGCACAGTATCTAAAGACAATCTACCTTTTACTAAGTATACTGTATTAGCATGATAAAATCCAGATTGACCACCATATGGTGTTGGTGAATTAGCCAAAATAGCTTCAGCCTCTGCTTCAGATACAAATTTATAATCTGCTCCAATTGCATCAGCTAATTTTTCAGCAAATGCTGTAGCTGTTAAAATTATTTTTTGATTATCTGGATCAAGTTGGTTCAAGTTATCATCAACAGAAGCTTCTTCTGTATCCATTTGTCTCTGAGACTCAATTCTTCTATCTAACTCAGTATCTATAGCTTGCTGGCTATATTCTCCTGGTACATTTTGTATCTGTTCATCAAATGAACCTTCTATAGTCTGATTAAAAATACCAGATGCTTGTGCAGCTAGTTCACGGCTTCTTTCTGCAGATATACCAATTTTACCGGTCTGTAAATCTACACCCTGTAAGAATGCATCAGTAAGTATATTAGTTAGTTCTTGTTTATCTTTGGTAGATAAGTTATCAAATAAACTCATTACCCATTCTGTAAACTTTTTCCACCAGCCCCAAGCTTCACCTTTTTGAGCAACAGCTTGTTCTCCAATAGATTGTACTAAAGCTTCCTCACTACCCCATTTGCTTATAGCTTCTTGCACTAATGGAGTATTTCTAAACCATGCAATATAGTGATGAGCATATTCATGAGGAAGTGTATCTTCTTTTTGATTTACTGCATCAAGAAGTACAGACATAGCTTTTATATTAGCTTGTCCTATAATTCTGTCAGCCTCGTTTCTTTGGAGTAATATATTTTGTAAGTCTCTTACTTGATTTACAGTAACTTGATTCCACTGATTACCATACTCATCAGTAATTACTTCCGGAGTATAACCTTGTTTTTTAAGAACATTAGATACTGTACTCTCATAAAAGTTATAAATAGGTTTAAGAGCACCAAATCCTTGAGGGCCTTCTACATTTGCAAGTTCTTGTTTAAGTTGAGCTATTTCATTATTAATAGTAATTAAATTATTTTTAGTTGCATATATTTCACCGTCTTCAGGATCTACATCAATGACATAGTCAGTTGGTTTATTACTTTCTATATCTTTTTTTGCTTTTTCAAGTACATCAAGTCTATTTTGCTTCTGTTGTTTATACTCTTCTAATGTTGTATGCCCTTCTATCTTACTAGCTGTATCACCTTTAGGAAACAATACTTTTTCATAACCTTTCTTAGCACTATCTTGTATGATAGATTTAACAAAGAAGTTTACCCAGTTATTATCTTTGTTTAGGAGTTGTAGAAATTGGTTTTTACTTTTCAAATCTACATCAGGAGTGTTAATATATTTTTTTTGGGCTTCTTCAAATTCTTTATAGTTAATACGTCTTCCATTTTCATAATACCTTGTAGTAGGTTCTGTTTGATTTTCATCTGGATAATACACATCTTCAACTCTACTTTCATAGACATTATCACCTAAAGTAAATTCATATTCTTCAGCATCAAAAATTTTACGTGTAGTTGTTAAGTCTTCTCTATCTCTACCTTTCTGAAATAAATCAGATTGTACTTCTAGTATTCTACGGGTTTTAGTAGGTGTGCCTCCTACTGTATTATATTTTATTTGTTCTCCTTCTAACCAATTACCATTTTCGTCAAATCCAGTTTGTTCTTCTAAAGGAGCTCTTTCATAAGTTGGATTTAATACATGATCATCACTTCTAAACCAACCTATACCATTTTTTGTAGCAAACTGAGCATGTCCTTTAATATTAGGTACTATACCAGGGGTAGTTATCTCTTGTTCTGTATAGTTAGTTCCTCCTGGAACTGTTAGGTTTGAGTAGTATTTAGCATTTTGTTCTAACACCTTAGTATTATATTCTTCTTGAGATATAATGTTTCCATTTTTATAATGAATATACTCAAATTCAGGTGTAACACTTCTTTGATAAACATCATCACCTATTTTGTAACCATCTGCTTCTGAAGGTAGTTGTTGTAAATTAACTTTTGATTTAGCAGTATTAATCTCAACAGTATAAGTATAAGTATCAGCAATAGCATAAGCTATTTGAGCATTAAAAGGTATACCTTCAAAGTAAGGCATATCTTTTAGTACATTATCAATAAGTTCTTTTTGTTGTTTAGGCACTTGAAGTTCTGTAAGTATTTTATCTAAAGGCCATTTGTTCTTAAGACCTTTCTTGAATACTTCATCTGCTTTAGGAGAAGTGAGTATGTCCACTGTTTTGACACGGAAACTTACTTCATTATTATAATCCTGTTGGTTTAAAACATTTGATCCTTTCTCCCATAATGGAGTTTCACTTATATTAAGAGTGATTGCTGGATATAATTGCTGAAGTTTCTCTTTTAGTCTGCTAAATAAACCTGAGACAGCTTGAGGTGTAGTAAGCTCATCTCTTTCTTCATATAAATATTTGTCATCATAATCTAAACCAGCTCTTTCAGCATCTTCTTTTAATAACTCTCTGGCTTGTCTTTCATTCTCTAGTTGTTCATTATCTATCTCAAAGTCTTCTTCCGGTAGAAAGTGTTCATTATTCTCTATCATTTTCTCTAGGTCACTCACTTGAGTTACACTCTCTCTCACCATTGTTTTAGCTCTTTCTATCTTAGCTTCCACATCTAATGTTCCACTTACTTTTCTAAGACCCCAGGTGTATAAATCTGCTTCACCTACTCTATCATAGTTGACAAGCATATATACTTCCGGATTACCAGCTTTGTAGTTATTATTATTAGCTTTTGAAATAGCTTGTTTCAACTGTATAATTCTATCAGTGCTTAACAGTTTTGGAAAAGTTGTTCCAATTTCATTTTTTACTTTAGAAATAGGAATTATGTTAAGCTGTTCTTTGATTTCTTTATTGGCAATAAACTCATCATAAGTTGGTACATTGTCACCAAAATATGTATCAACCATCTGAGACACAGTAGTTTCACCAAAGTCTTTAACAAGTTTAGCAACATTTCTATCACTTAAATTCAAACACTTACTCATAACCCTTTACATTTAATATAATAATCTAATGCTTTATTGACATCTAAGTTAGGGTTTTTTGTTAACTCACCCTTATACCAAGATTGAAATTCTGTACTATTTAATACTAGTAATCTTGGAGTTATATTACCAGTATTTGGTGTTGGTGTTTCTGTAATCTCAGTGTCTTTAACTGTATCACTTTCTAAGTTTAATGTGTTTGCCTCAAACTTATCTTCAGCTTTCTTAACTATTGCAAGTCTATCACCATTATTTTCTGCCCACTGCATCATTTTACCAGTTGTCCCAGATATTATTTGATTTCTTTTGTTTACCACATACTTAGATCCATTATGCTCAACAACTACCGCCCGGCCCTCAGCAACTGCAAGATTAGCAAAGACTTTATTTCTATCTACACTATCACCTTTAAATACTTCTACACCAGCACTATTAAATATTTGAGCTCCTCTTACTGTATAAGTTTGAGTTTCTTTTCCTTTTGGTGTATAAGTTATTTGTGTTCCGGTAACTTTAGGTTGAGTAGATGGTTGAGTAGGAGCAACTGTTGCTCTACCTGGTACAATATTCACATAGTTTCTAAAGAATCTATTCTTAGGATCTTTAATACCATTAAATACATTTGTTAAATCTGGTACCTTGTTTTCCTTACTGATAAACTCTGCAGATATAGGATTCATTATTGCCAAGAAATCATCAAATGGTAAAGCCTCATTAAAACCATATTTGCTAAAGCCAACTCCATTTTGATATATTGTCATCAATGGTAACAACTTAAACATGTTGCTTATGTACAAGTTCTTTTCAGTATTAGATACTTTCTCTACATTAGGGTCTGCCAATTCTTTAAGATTCTCATAGTAGCTTTCAGCTAACTGACCACTCTTTAATAACTTGTTATCATTAAGTGTTAGTATTTGCTGTCCTTCTTTCAACTCCGGTTTAGCCAACTGATTAAGTATGCTATATTTTTCTTTTAAGTTTGGATTCTCTTCTATTAAAGTAAGCATATCATCTGCAAAAGAGTAATCTAAATTTTGGAAGAATACATCTCCAGTAAAATATCTATCAATCAACTCAGAAGGAATGTTTAATACATCTGTGTCAGATTGAGTATAGTTATACATAGCATTTTGGAAAAGGTAATTAACCAATCCATTTTTATACTGTGTGATAAACATTCTTTTACCATCATCACCATAACCAAATGATTTCTTTATATCTGATGCTCTATTAACCATCAAGTTAATAATAGCTTCAGTTACAGTTGGATTATTCTTTAATGGGAACAATGGCTCTATTAACTGTCTTATGATGTCATTATCATAGAATGTTCCAAGGATAGACTCATTTCTTAACTTCTTAACTAGTGCAGGATCTACTTTTGAGTTCTTCTCCATTTGTGAAAGAAGTACTTTTCTAAGCACCATCTCCTGTGTAGTTTTAGAAGTTGTAGTATCTGGATTAGAAAGTCTTAATAAATCTTGGAAACCAGAGAACTGATTCTGTAACTCTAAGAAATGTAAGAATACTGCTAATTGATGATCTTTAAGTGAGTCTTTTTGTATATCTGCTACCAGCATTTTTTCTAGTAGTTTGATATCAAACTGACCTTCTTCATTTAAGATGCCTGATTTTTTAATTAAAGCAGATAAAGCTCTATGTGTTTTTATATCTGACTTAACATATGCCGGTGCATTCTGTATACCAAATTTTTCTAATACACTTATTGCGGCTCTTTTATTTTTACCAGCTTTAGCATCTTCAAGTTCACCAGCTACAAGATCAGCATATGATCCGCCCAATAGTCTCAACTCTTTAGCATACTCTCTAATCATTGGTTGAGATAGAAACTTAACAGCATAATCTCTTGGAACACCAGCTTTAAACAATGTCAAAATCATTGGTGCTAACTCCATGTTACCTTGAATAAAGAATATCCATGCATCTTTCTCAACATCCACGGCACCATTAATCATCTGAGAGTATAAATCAGATATTAAATCTACACCATCTGCAGTGTATACATCTGATAATGATATCTCATTATCTTTAGTGGTATTATGAGGAGTTAATAGTCTTGTTTCAATAGGTGTTGTGCCCTCAACATATTTACCTAATGAGCTATCAAAATATGTATCAAAATACTTTTTAGGCATCTTAGCACCCAATGAATTATATACTGGGTGTAAAGCATTATAGATAGCTACTAAACCAAGTACATTTTTACCAATCATGTTAGCCTCATGTTTATGAAGATTATATAATGGTTCCAATGTTCTTGTTGGACTTATTGATCTTTTTGCTTTTGTACCTGGTCTTTCTGCTTCACCATGATAGTTTCTAAATCTATTATAGTCAGCTACCTTATCTTCAAGCTTATCAGCTACATCATCTTTAAGCAAGTAAGTATCATTTGGTCTTACCAATGCAGCATAGTTTTCTGGAAGCTTAAGTATATTATTTATACTTGTAATAAGCTTGTTTTCAAGGGCTGCTTTTTGTTGTGATATTACTCTTGAGATAGTTGCTTTACCTTCCGGTGTATCTTTATTAGATTCAATCAATCTTTTGATAGCTTCATTATCCATAGCTGATTCTATAAACTTACCATCTTTAGAAATAGCTGGCATAAATGTAGTAAGTTTATCAACGTCAAAGTCAGCTCCAGACTTAGCAACAATCTCAGATGGAGGTATAATAATGTTACCTGCACTTGGGTCTAAGAATTCCCATACTTGCATGTATTCCATTGAGTTTAAACCTTGTACAGGAATCCTTACAGCTGTTAATGTAACTGCTTTCTCATTCTGAGACATCCACTTATCATCTTTAATCATCTGATTAAGTCTTTGTCTTGTACCTATTACCTCACCATCATTATGCTTTAAATTTAACAGGTTTACAAAGTCTCCTTGTAAAGCAATAGCAACCTTCATTGCAGATGTACCATCTTTTGTTTGATCATAAAAAGGTAGGTTGTTACTACCCATATATTTTCTCACATCTTCATCTGTAGCATTTTTAAGACCATTGTCCCATAGACCATTAGTCATAGCACTTGATACTTGAACCAAAGCTTCACCTTTAATCTTTTGTCTTACAAGTCTTTTCTCCATTAAAGCTACAAGGATCTTTTCTATATCATCAGATTTAAGATGCAATGATAAGTCTGTCTTTAATGAGTTGTCTGGATTAGCATTAATAAATTCTATTTGATGCTCTGGTAAATCTCTTCTTTCTAGTTCAGCTTGTATAACTTTTAAAAACTCAGTAAAGTTTCCAATGTATTTGCCATCTTTATATTCATAACCAATATCATTAAGCAACTCCATTTTTAATAAGTTACCATACTCATCTACTGTATTCTCATAGTCTTTAACTAAGTCAGCATGTTTATCAAGGATACCTTTCTCATACAGGTTACTTAAGATAAGCTTTCTTAACTGAGTGGAGAATACTGTTTTACCTTTAAATGATACTGGAACTTGAGTAACATCTTTAAGATACTCCAGATATATAGTATTTGGTGTAAACTTGATATCACTCATTAGGCTCATTTGCTCATCATCAGAATATATTTTATCTGCAGCAGCCTCACCTTTTTTGTTAACTTCAGATGTTACACTACCAACTTTAGAACCAGTTTGGAATGTTACATACTGTATATTCTTTGTCATCATTTGATTGTGAAGATTCTCTAAGTCAGAACCTTTAATCATAGATGGAATGAGTGGAGCTAATGCAAACTTATGCATTGCCATTACTGGTAAATCTGTATTTGCTAAATGTCCATAGTTTTGAACTTTGTATACAGGAAACATTTCTACAACATCCGCTGCATTTATAGGCTCATTATTAATTACTTTTTTAAACAACTCTTCCTGAACATCACTCCATTGACCAGATGCCATTTTAAGTGCTCTATACGCATCAAAAGTAATCCAACCTTGACCATCACCCTCTTCCATTCCTTTATACTTCTCAATCTCAATAGCAACTCTTCTGTCAATCTCAGCTTTTATTTCTGCTTCAGATAGTTTACTTTTTGCAAATCTTTCTGCATAGTCTTTTCTTAAAGCTTCTTCAATGGGCTTGATATATTTAGAGTCTCTTTTTATATCTTGGAGAATTGCTGTATTAAATTTACCATTATAAGCTAATGTATCCATACCAGGGATTGTAGCAGCATAAGATACTTTTTGATTTAATTCAGTTAATAAAGATTGTATAGCTTTATCTGTTCTGAATTTTAAACCACCGGATGTTGACCCAGTATTTCTTTTATGTAACTCTTCTTTTTCATGGTTATATTGAACCAAGTCTCCATAGAATAAGCTACCCATTTCAAAGTTATGAACCCAAGCATTTACCGCATATGCTTTCATTAATACTTTAGTAGCTTCTTCTTCAGATAGATTAAATACTTTTAATCTTTCAAGTAAGTCAGGGCTTAAGTATTCTGCTTCACTGTAAAAATCTAAAAGGTCTAGTGTCTGTTGTTCAAAATAATTATCTACATCAGTTGCAATCTTTTTTGCAAGAACCGGATCTGTCTTAAGATAATCCTCTAATCTCATGTTTGGATCAGTTACCTTTTCAAGTATCTCATTCTTAGTATCTTCAGTAAGAACATTATCAAAAGCTGTAAAGTTTTCACCAGCCATGGTACCATCAGGCATCTTTCTATTATAGCCGGCATACTTTTTAAACAGATCTTTGTTAGTTTTAAACTTGTTTATCCTTTCTAACTCTGCAGCTATATAAGGAATCATATGAGTTTTAGTAACATAGTTGTTAGCTGTACCAATTGCAAACTTATCTAAATCTACCCAAAGTCTTGTGTCTGATCCTTTACCTACACCACCTGGAATACCACCTTCTATTCTTGCACCAAATGAAGAAGACTTAGAAGCATGTCTCATGAATTCTTGAACACCACCTTTTAGTAAACTGTGTAGTTCTTGCAAGAACTTACCATGTACATCTAATGAAGTTGTGTTAGTTCCTTCACCATTTTCTAACTGAGTTCCAGAGTTAACAAACATCTGTAAGGATCTACCAACTCTTTTTTCCATATCTGATGCAATATCAAATAAGGAATTCAAAGTTTGTGATCTGTTTGTAAATGAGTTTATCTTTGGATCAAGATAGCTTAAGTATTCAAACTCACTACCTGCATTCCACAACTCTTTCATATTAGAAGCTTTGTTTAAAGCATATATAATCATACTTACAGAGTGATCTTCTATATGTTCAAACACAAGATTTCTTTCAGCATTAAGCACTGCAAAGTTTGAAGAGTCAATACCATACTTAGCTTGAAGACCAAGTATCTTATCAATTTTATTTTTCTGAGATACTTCTTTACCTAAGACTGATGCAGGAATACCTTTCATCAACCCTTGTAATGGATTCATTCTGAAATTGGTTATAGCTTCACTAGCCTCCGAAGTTAAGTTTTGTTTTTTACTGGCTTTATTTATTTCAACTATAGTTTTAAATATATATGGTAAACCATATTCTTGTATAGCTCTTTGATCTTTCTTAAGTTCATTTTTTATAACTCTTAAGTCATCTATATACAAACCAATTGCTCTTGCAAAATTAAATGATTTATCAATTATAAGATTACCATCTTTACCAAAATCTTCAATGATCTTATCCATGTCAAGCATTGGTATATTATTCTCAAGAGATCTTATTACATAGTCATTTGTTAAGTCTCCTTTAAACTTAGCCTGAAACTTATTTGCAAGACTTGCTGTTTCTATTGAAGCTTTAGTAACTTCAGCTATACCATTTTCAAATATAGTAGTTTGTAAATATGTAGCTCTTGTTTTCTGAACATCTTGCCAAAAGTTAGTAAGCAATCTATTTTGAGATATTTTATCATTTATATTATCTGCTTGCACTACTTGTGATGGACTTGGAAGCTTGCTGTTTATCAACTGTTTAAACTCAGGATAGACTTCAGCAGCTGCTTGCTTTATATTATCATATATCTGCTCTGGATTTTTTTCTCCATTTACAGCACGCATTAAGTTGTTCCATGATTCAGTAAAGTTTGCAAGCTCTTTATAGCCTAACTCATTGTAAACAGCTTTACCATTTTCAAGTTTGTGAAGACTCTTAAGAATGTATACTGTTTCTTTACTAGCTAAGTCTAACAAAGATTTCTTACCAACCTTACTATCTTTTATCTGTTCACCAGATTTACTTTCCTCTACTCCTTCTGCTTTAGCACTTGATTCTTCTGTTTCAGTTTGTTCTTCTACATCAGTTTGATCTTCTTCTACTTCAATGTATTTTTGTCTTAGTAAATTAAATGTAGTATTTTCTAAATGATACTTTACAAGACCACCTTTTGCATCACCAAAGTTATCTAATGCAGATTGAAAGATTCTTATCTTGTTTAACAGCTTTGCAGCTTCCATAGCTTTATCAGGATCATTTTCAATCTCTGTATAACTAGTTCTAGCATTAGCAAGTTTAGTTTCAAAATCTTTTCTTACTCTGGTGTAGAATGCTTTCTTATTATTATCACCAAGTAACATAGATATGCTACCACTCTTATTACCTTTAAACTTTGCAGCTGCATCAATTATTTCAGATATATATGAGTCAATACTCTCACTTACCAGTTTAGCATCCTGTCTATTGAGTGCATCAATAGTTGGGTCTGTTAAACTTACTACACCTCTGTTGAGTTGTTTAAAAGATGTGGTATCAATATTTGGTGAGTATTTTTTTAAGAACTTAGGATTACTTTTTGCAAAGTATAGTTCTTTAAACAACTTATCTTTAGTACTCTTTGAAGAGAACAAGTTTTTGATAAAGTTTAATATTTTTCTAAACAGAGTGTTTCTTGTTGTTTGACCTTTTTTAGCTGATTGATCAATACCATAAGATCTAAAATCTTCAGCTAAGTATTCTTCTAACTGTAAATAGTTAGCATCCTTAAATGCTACTGTAGTACCATCTAGTAATGTAAAGCTTCCCGGTTGTTTAGCTACTTCTTTATATAACTTTTCTCTTTGTTCTTTAGTCAAGAATATTTGGGAGAATGCATGCCATGCTTCATGGTATACATCTACCATTGTACCTCTTTCACCTATCTCTATTTTACCAAACTTACCATTAAGTACAGAAGCATAACCTATAAATCTAGCATATACATCAGAGTTAACTATGTTTACCATAGTTTTAAAGTCTATGTATTTAGATAATGGAGAATCATTCCACCATTGCTCAGCATTTTTTATTTGCTCTTCTGTAACTCCATTTAAATCTGCACCCTTTCTAAACATAAAATCACTGAAGTCATCAGCTGGATCAGTTGTATTCTCTGGTGCTATTGCATTGTTAATAGATTGCTGTTGAGTAATACCACCAATAGAGTCAGCAATAGCTTGTCTAACTTGATTTACAACTTTAGTAGTAGCTTTTCCTTCTTTATCTGTTCTCCCATTATCATGTTTAATAGATTTAAGCTTTTCACTAAAAGTATCTTTATTAAATCCTTCAGGAACAGTTAAGTTAATATAAGTTCCTCCACCAGTTCTACCTACAAAGTCTTCAGATGGTATTCTAATTCTTAGAATATTACCATCAATCATGAAGCTATTATTTTTATCATCAGAGAGTCTTCTTATTATATAAGACTCATCTTTCTTTTCTATTGTAGAATTTTCATTTATAAAATCTTTTAACCCATCTGTTGTTGATTCAACATTTAGTTTTAAATCAACAGCTGGTGTAGGTTGAACTTGAGCAGGAGTACCTAATGCAGCTAGTTCTGCATTTTTTTCTTTTTCCCACTGATCAAAATCTCCAACTTCTTTTATATACCATGCCTGCTTATCTTTCCACTTCTTTTCTATATCAGCTCTCTGAGCTTCTATATCAGTTTCAGTATTTGTAGTAGTAGGTTGAACAGGTTGTGATACATTAATAGGGTCTGGATTTTTAAAGTCCTCTTGTAGCTCTTTAATAAACTCAGTAGGTATACTAAATACCATGTGTGAATTAAAGAATCCCGGATCTGTTTCTTGAGATATCTTTACTCTTGTGTTTGGTAATGTTTCAAGAAGAGGTATGTATGGAGTAAACTCATCATTGATTGTGTTTGTTTCTAAATCATAATCTTGGTAACGGTTATTGTTTAATGCTTTGTCATTATAAGTCATCTTAGCACTATAGTAGTTACCTTTATCATCAGTAGCTGCATTTAGCAAAACATCTTCAATAATACTTTCTTTACCAATAAGTTCTTCATTTATAAGTGGTATCTCTTTTCCACCACCCTGCTTATATGTTTTTTCATTATACTTGAAAATTAAAGTATTGGTACCCGGATCATAACTTAACTCATGTCTTCTAGTAGAAGGAGATGCTTTATCTGATAAGAACTGAGAAACAAAATTATATTTCTCTGCATTAGATATATTTGGATTAGCTAATGCAGCTGCAATCTTTCTAATTAAAGGACTTGCTTGTCTTTTATTATTAGCAAATTCAATAGGTAAGTTAGGTCTATCTAATGAATATTCTTTACCATTCAAAGTAATCTTAGCTGCTTCTCTAGTACCACCAATCATTACCGGAGTAATAGTTCTGAATGTAGCATTGTTTACAAATGGAAGTTTTCTTAAGTTTCTTAAGTCAACATAGGGTTGGGCTATACTTTCTTTTACACCAGGAGTTAAACTAGTTAAATCAAGTAAAGGTCCATCACCTTTTAATGTAGCTTCTTTAACTTTATACAGCTCTTTAAACTCTTCTTGTTGTAACTTTCTAGCTTCTTCTTCTGTGATACCCATTTGTGCAGCAATATCAGCAGGAGTTTTAACACTAGTTTCAGTCCCATACATATTAGTCAATCTGTACACACCATTACCAGTTCTTACATCTCTCATGAACTGATACACAATGCCACCACCTTCTTCTTGAGTAACTATCTTACCTTCTTGATTGAAGTAAAGATAATTACCGTCTGCATCTGTAAGCACTAATGCAATTCTTTTTAAACCTTCAACACCTTCTTTATTAGTTTCTTGAGCTTTAATTGCACCAGCTCTTATGAGTTCATTAAGAGTTGTTTTATCTAACTGAGCTTCATGAGTTTTTCTTAACTCTGTTAACAGTATTGGTTTTAACTTTAGTGTTCTACCTTGATATGTAATTCCAGCTAGAGGGTCTGTTGAATCAGAAAGTTCTACATCAGCTCTTATAGCTTCCATTGCAGAGAATATTCTCTGTTTAGCCGGATCTACTTTTTCTTCAAGTATTGGTTTATTTGTAACAGGATTAATTGGAATTAATTGCTGCATAGTAGATACAGTAGAACTAAAAGGTCTAAGTCTTACCGGATCTTTTATTTCAGATGTTTGATCTACTTGCTCAGTAAGCAATGCCTCATTTTGTTTAGTTTTAATCAAAGCCAACTTTGCTCTCTCAGATACTTGTGGTTTAAAGTATTTTTGTACTTCATTAAAACCTTCAACCTCATTCTTAAACTTAAGACTCAACTCTTTAATTGGATCTAACTTAATATCTAAGTTGTCAAAAGCAGGTTTAGCTGCTATTGTTCTTATAATAGAGGGAACCTGTTGAAGAAACTTAACTGCTGTATCTTCATCTTTTTTGTCCGCAATCTTATCAAAAAGATCAGCCATATATTGCTCAGGACTAAATGTCTCTCCAGCTTTTATTGCTTCAGTTAAAGATTTGTATATGGTTTTATATAATTTTTCAGATTGACTCTGGCTTAAGGCACAAGTAATTTTCATATCATTAACATTCTAGATCATCTAACAAAGCATTAACTGTCTCATCTACTGTGATATTTTTATCTGCAACTTCTTGTTCTAAAGCTGTCTGTGCTGTAACATCATTAAGCAATGTAGATACAACATCAGTTGACTCTTTAGATAGATTTTGAAGATCTTTATCAGCCGGCTGAGTTGTTGGTGCCTCACCTTCAGTAAATAGATCACTATTTAATTTAAACATTTTATTTAACATATCAATAGAAATTGTCTTTTGATTTTTCTTACCATATGGTTTTATTGTAACTGTACCTTTAACTATATCAATACTGCTAATAACTGCTGTCTCAAATGGCTCTAAAAATACTTCACCTCTATTCTTACCTTTGTCTGCAAATATAGTACTTTCACTGTGAACTTGGTTTCCGATACTCCAAGATTTTTCTTGCGTTGCAGCTTTTCCCCCTGAAAGTAAGTTACTCCTTTTTTGTTCTAACATTTGCTGCACTTGGAACAACTCATCAGCTGTCATGTCAAGAGAGTTCATACCAAGTTGAAGTTCAATAAAGTCTAACTGATCTGTGTCTTTAGCTTTGTTTATTCTATCCTCATACTCTTTAACTTTTGCAGAAGTATCAGTTGGAGTTCCTGTTGGTACACCACTACCTTCTTCATAGTCAGTAGGTTCTACTTGTTCTCCCTCAGCTTTATTTACTATGTTAGATACACTTGGAGAAACAGGTACACTACTAACAGTAGGTTTAGACTTCAATGGTATGATACTGTCTATTTGAGCCTGCATTTCTGGAGAAACAGGTAGGTCAATAAGTATCTTACCTGCTTTAAGTGCATTGGCTGAACTTGGTCTTGAAGCTTTTAATATCTTACCTGTGTTTCTATCTATTTGAGTTTCAACTGGTAATATTTTTGGAATAGCTTTAACACCAATCATATTGTATAACAAGTTTACATAAGATGCTTGTTGCAATGTATTAGATACTTTGCTTGAATAATATTCACTATTAGGATCATTATACTTATCCCACTTATCTTGCTTACCTGTTTTTAAATCTACTATGTAAAAGTTTTTACCATCAGATAGTAGGAAGTCAATCTCCCCGGCAACATTTGCATCCTTGTCATACACAACAAGACCTCTGGATACTATAATTAATTTATTAGTATCCATCCATTGTTTCATAATCTGGAATAAACCATTTTCACCAAATAGGTTTTCATAAGCTTCCTCACTAATTTTATCTGCTTCAAATTTTGGTTTTCTACCTGCAAGAAACTCTTTAGATAAGTCATCTATGTATGTTCCTGCATCTGTCTCTTCATTGTATGTTTTTTCTGTTACTGCTCTTTCTACACTTTCTAAAAGTGTATCTGGAGTTTGTTGAGCTTTTTTAACCTCAGAAGGTGTGACATCTGGAAGCCCGGCAGACAATTGTAACAACATATTAGACTGGGCATCACTCATTTCATTAGGGTATCCCTGGTACCCTGAAGTATCATTCCAATCAGCAATTATCTTATTCAGCTCTTCTTTAGATTTTATTTGACCTGACTTGATAGCATTTTGCAAATTACCAAAGAATATAAATGATAAGTTAGGACCTGTAATACCTATTTGGTTTCTTGAAGTAGCAACTAACTCTTCATAAGTTACAGGAGTTTCAACAGGAACTTCTTCTTCAATTTGGCTCTCAATTGCAGCTATCTGATTTCTTATTTCCTGAGCTAATTCAGGATTACCAAACTCACCTTCTTCTACTTTAAGATCTTCTCTTAAACTATTAAGTTGAAGTTTAAGTACATCTTGATCTGCAGAAGTTATAGTCATTAACTCTTTTATTTCTTCTGCAAGAGCTTCATATGTTTTTTCACTGAATCCAGGAAGCTTGGCCTCTCTTAATTGATTTATAAAAGCATCTACACCTTTACCTTGACCAATTGTCATGTTAAATGCAACTCTAACATCTTCCATTTTCTTGTAAGCATATTTCTCACCTTTAAGGCTTTCAATAACATTACTTACTCTTCTTAAAATATCACCCTCTACATCATAGCCGGTTTTCATTGCTTTAATCTTCTCTTGTTCCTTAAGCAGTAAATCTATTTTAGCTTTAGCTGCTTGGAGCTCAGGACTCATCTCACCAATTCTTTTGTTCTCTATATATGTAGAAAGTATGTTAGCTTTACTTTTATAAATAGCCAAGTTCTTTCTCTCTTCATCTGTAAGTTGATCGGCAGGTTTTGCACCCAACTCAGCAATTAAAAATCTATATCTCTGTAGTGTAGTATCTAATATAGCATCAGTAGCATCATCTGCAGATATTACTTCTCCATTAGGTAAAGTAATAGATGGTACAACCACTTCTCCAGCAGGTGTTGTTGCTGCTTGTAGCTTTTTATCTTTTACATATTTCTCAATTATCTCTAATGCTTCTGACTCAGATTTAATAAATGTTGCAAACTTGTTTTGTAAATCTTCTTCAGTGAGATTATCCGGAAACATACTTTTATTTTCTGGTCTTGCTCTGTACTCATCATATGCATCAACAAGCTGTTGTTTTAATTCTGGAGGCATTGCTTCTATTGGGGTATCAGCATTGATTGCATCTAACTCAGCTATTTGTTCTGCTGTGAATGGTTTAATACCTTCTTCAATAGCTTTTTCTGCAGCCTCAGCTCTTAAAGCATCATATGTCTTTTTTACTTCTGCTACATCTTCATCAGTTGGTCTGTTTAATATTTCAAATATTTCACCACTGTTAAACTTGATATCTAATTTTAAGTCAACAGCTTCCCCTTCTGCATTATCATATTTTAATACACCAGCCTGATCTTTAAAAAACACAGCTGTTTTTTGTACTCCATCTTCTTCATAAGTAACATCAACACTTTGACCATTAGATAATTGATCATTAATAACATTTATGCTGAAATCTTTTTTGTTATCTATTTTTCTTACAACTACTTTAGTAGGTACTTTAGGTAATTTATTTATTTCAGATAACTCTTCTGCATCAAGTCTTGCTAATTCTTCTTTTTGTTTTTCACTAGCAGGTTTATTAGCTTCAAGTATTTGTTGCATAACAGATAAGCCCATGAATCTATTAGCTACTTCCTCATATATAGGACTACCTTTTTTTATTACTCTTTTGTTTACATCATCAAAAAATTCAGTAGGTATCACTCCTGTTTCTTTAAATTCTGCAAATGCCTCTAAGTCAACATAAATACCAATAACAGCCATATCATTAAGAAGCTGATTAAACTTAAGTGTCTCAAGTTGCTTATTAATGTTTTCCCGGATATAGTCTTCTCTGTTGTTCCACATTTCATACATCCAGTCATATGTTCTATCCACATGCTCCATGAAACCTTCTGGATCATTCATCATGTTTATAGCATCAGATAACTTGTTTGCTTCTTTACCAAGCTTATAGTAATCCACTAATTTTTCAAAAGCATCATCAATACTATCATTTAATATAATGTCATCACTTTGTTTAGCTAATGACTTCATGTATTTTTTAAATGAAGACTCTAGTTTATTTATAACTTGATCATCTAGCTCTAACCTCTTAGCTTTTTCTTCTTCATTACCCGGTTCAACCATGCCTTCTTCAAAGAAATGGGACATAAAGTTTTCATAGTCTTTCTGATACTCTTTTAAAACACCTAGTGTATTCTCAGTCTCTTTAAGTTTTCTTTTAGATACTGGATCAGTCATTCCTTTTAAACCTTCAACTTCACTTTCAAGAATCTGTATTTCACCCAGTATTCTATCATCTTTTAATAAAGCTTGAACTCTATTAGGATCTATCTTACCAAGTAATTCTTCTTGAGCAATAGCTTGGTAAATACTTTGCATCCTAGTTACAGTATCCTTATAATTCTCATGATAGAAAATTAAATTCTTTTTACCCTCCTCCCATGCTGCATGATATACAGAAGCTTTCTCATACTCTTTAGTTCCTTCCTCATAGTCATTAAGATCTATAGGACTAGGGAATTTTTCATTGTATTGTTTATATGTTTTCTCTATCTCTTTGGCTCTATTGATTACCCTATCTAGTTTTTCAACATGACCTTCTGCTTGCTCAACAGTAATACCAACAGCTTCAGCATACTCTTCAGTAGTCAATTCTTTTAAAGATTCCATATAGTCAGTCCATATTTCAAGACTGTCCATTTTAATTAAGTCTGTTACATTTTTAATAACTGCTTCTTCTTTAGCATCTTTTTCTACTTTAGTATCTCCTGTATCTATAACATTAGCTAATTCAGTTTGTGTACCTAAAGTAAATACTTTTGACTGAAGAAAATCAAGAGGATTTTTAGCCATGGTATTATTAACTGACTTAGTCATTCTATCTACATACCCATCAATCTTAGCTTTATGTGCTTTATACATGTCATTTTTAAAAACTTGCATGTATTTTTCTTGAGCAAAAGGAATAGCTCTATTTAACGGATAAGCAAAAGCACCCATCACAAAACCAGATGCAAATGTCTCAAGACCTTGAGCACTAGCTTGTTTACTAAAACCTTCACCTAATATTTCACCAAATGTTTTATCAGTTTTAAGTTCAGCTAACTGAGCTTTAGTATAATAATAAGATGAAGCAGGTTGAGAATAAAATGCTTGTAAGTGGTAGTTTTTAGATGTATCAGCAATAACTTCTTGTAGTACTTCTTGAGCACCTTCCATTAAGTTAGCTTTAGTATAACCTATAGCAGCTTTAACTGTTTTTTGAAGACCTTGTTTCTTAGCTGTTGCCCACGCACCTTTTACAGTAGTTAACTTTGGAGTAAGTAACTCTTTACCAGACTTTAATGTTTTCTTTGTAAACTCTCTCACAGTTGACTGACCTGCCATCTTTTGAACTTCAGCAACTTTTTTTGAAAGCATTCTAGACAAACCAGATTTAGGATTAAGTACATTACCAAATGTAACTTTATTACTTGCATAAATAAGCAGTGTGTTGGCAAGCATTGAATCTTTAGAAGCTTTTTCTGCTTCTGCCATCATAGCATCTCTTAATGCTTGTGGTGGCATCTTACCATTGTTTCTAGATCTATAATCTTTAACTAATTGGTCATATGTATCATTTCTTGCAAATCCACCCTCAAGTCTAGCTTCAGATAAAGCCATATTTATATTACGGGCATCTCTGTATAAAGCCCCTGCAGTTTTAAATGCTGCATTATTAAATCTGTTCCAACCTTGTAATTGTTTTACATTTTTAGCAATGTCTATTCCTGTCTCTAATAAATTTTCAGCAGGGTTGGCAAGCTTTGCAAGACGACCGGCTGCTCTACCAACTTTATTGTCTAAAATATCACCTATCTTAGCAGCATTAAAAAACTCTCTAGCTTTATGTACATTAGTTAAAGACTTTACAGATCCAGCTACAGATTTACCTAATGTAGCTGTCATATCTGCAACAGTACTAACTCCTTTAATACCCCGCATTCCTCTGCCAATTTTAGTTGCTAATCTTCCAAGGTTCGCAATACCACCAACACCACCAGTAAGAGCACTAATTGCCAACTCTTCTGTAAGAGCCTCTCCAATTATACCTGAAGTATAACCAAAGTTCATTAAACTATTATTAAAGAATGCACCTACTCCACCTGATGTATCTTGTGCAATAGCAGCAGCTTCAGCATACTTTCTTGCATCTTCTGGATCATCACCAAAATCTCCTTGCACCATTCTTAATAAACTTTTGGGTCCGGATACAAAACCTCTTGCAAATAAAGGAGCAAACCCATGTACTAATGTTCTTTGTGCTCTATCAAAAAAATTTGTTTGAGCATTAAAAGCAGCATCATTATCTTTAAATGGACTAAATCCAATTTTATCAAATGTCTCTTGACCAAATGCATGATATGTTTTATAGAAAGAACGTCCATCTGCACCAGCATTATAAGTGTATGGTTTTATTTGTTCATTATTAGTATGCAACTGCATACCTTTTTCTAAACCTTTAAGTGCTCTAGCTTGAGCTAAATCTTTTAATGATTGTGGTTGACCTTGATTTATATTTAATTTTTTTTCAAAATCATTATTTAAGTATGGAGGTGGTGTACCTTTATTACTTTCTGGTGTAACACCGGCTGCAGCTAATAACTCATTACTAAATGGCATATCTTAAAATATTAATTATTTACTGCATTCCCTGAAGACTGCATTTGAATATTTTTTTGTTGTTGACTAAACTTTTTTAAATCATCATACACCCAACCATTTAAGTCATCAATTCCAGAACCTAATGCACTTTCTAAATTTGGACCAAATGTGGTACTTCTATTTACTACACTTTCAATTATCTCTCCGTTATAGTCTTTGTATGTAGTTTCTGTAATATAATCAGGATCACTAGGATCACCCTTTCTAATTGTAAATGATCCAAGACCACTTGGATGATTCCAAGTATATTTATCATTATATTCAACATGAGATTGTAAAGCACCCATTGTTGAATTATGCAATGAATTATTAAACTTAGTGTTTGGTGCAATAACAGTTAATCCATTTTGTATAAGTTTATCATAATCAGTTTGCTCAATATAACCATTTGGATTTTTTTCTTCATCCAAAAGCATTTCTTTTAAGAACTTCTCTGGAAACTTAATTTTCATAGAACCTTTTGTCATATCTTCAGCAGCCACTCTTTGAGCTATCATGTCAAATGCATTAGCTTTAGTGCCATGTTCTTTAGTCCACTCCATATAATCATCAAGTAGTCTTTTACCAAGTGCAGAACTTGTTTCATCATAACTTCTATCAAAGAAGCTTGTTCCAAATATACCTGATTCTATCTTACCTGATTTATACCCAGTAGGACTTGCACCTTCAAAAGATATTACATTTTCAAGTCCATCTATTGAGTTTCTTAAGTTAGCCCAATCTTTAGTAAATTCCCAAAATGTAATAGCACCTAATGAATTAGGTTTGCTTAAATCTATTCTGGATGAAAGAGCTCTCATACCAAAACCACTACCACCTTCTTCATTAAGTTTTACATAACCAGGTACTTCTCCAATTATGTGTCTATCACCAACATCTGAATAAATATCTCTTGCACTTTTTGTAAATTGATTCATTATTCTTGCTGATAATATATTGTTTACATCTTCAATTGAATTAGCAACTCTTTCTCTATCTTCTCCAATTCCTAATTGATACTTAGTAACAGGATTATTACTTTCCATTTTTTCTTTATACTTGTATGTTTCAGGTCTATCTTCATATAGGCCGCTTAGCACAGCATTTTGTGCAAACTCAGGAAGCATTTTAAAGGTTGGATCATTCCGCATTTTTTGTTCCTTGTCTTTAGCTTCAATGATAAAGTTAGTTTTTAGTTTATAGTTAGAATTAAGATTACCAGACTGATCATACATGTTACCTAACTCTTCTCTTAATCTGGACATGTCAGTACTTAGATACTTACCATTTTTATCAAACTTAGCTGTACCAAACTCTTTTATCATAGTAGGATCATTCTTAAGAGAATTATAAACATCATCTGCAACTAACTCTCTTGTTTCATATCTCCATTTTCTTGAGTCTTGTACATTTTTACTTATAGTATTTGCTATTGCTAGTTCAGTATCTAAGCCTTGTCTCATTGCAGATTTTACTGTTGTAAGGTTAGAATTTTTAGTTAACCAACTAGTTCCATTAGCAAGAAAAGAAGCCATGTAGTTATCTTTTATATTGTCTGAATACTTTACAGTACCTTCTTTATAACCAGCAAATTTCTTTTGTTCTATATCCATGGCATCACGGACTTTTTCCCCTTTGTAATTTTTAATGTAAACATCCTGTTTTTCTTTATTAGTATGCTTTAAAAGAAAGTCAACTCCTTCTGATTCAATTTTTTTCATCAATGCTTTGGGGTCTGTGAATTCATACTCAGGACCACGGCCGGGTTTATAAACACTCCAACCCACAGAACTTTCTGCAGCTCCAGCAGGTTTAACTAAATCATAAAATTGTTGTTGAGTCATTTCATCATTTTGTATAGCTTGATCATAAACCTTAAGAAGACCCATTATACCAGTTTTACCTTTTTGATCAAATAAAGTTCCTATACTTTGTTTTTCAACTTTTGATACATCTTGCCCTTTTAAAAAGCCACCCTCTGGATCAAGAAGTTTAAATGCATCAAAAACATTAAACTCTTGTTGTTCTTCATGTTTTTTTAATGTTGCTTTAGCTTCTGTGATTGCTTGTTGATTTGCTAATGGATTATTAAGAATTTCTTGTGCCTTAGCTACTTGATCATCACTTACTTTTTTACCTGAGCCTGATCCTGATTTTGAACCACCAGAACTTTTAGGTGCTTTAGGTTCACCGCTATAACTAAACTCATCATAATAAGCTTTTGCTTGTATTGCCTCTAGTCTGTTCTGTCCTCTTAATTGTTCTGTTTGATATCTCCAAGAACCAGCTGCATTTATTTCAGATAGTTGGTGAGCATGTTTAACATCAAGAACAGCATATGGGTTTTCTTTAAAGTCTTCTTTGGCATCCGTGTATGCAAATCTTGTAGCTGCACCCATAAGATCTTCATTCATCAACATGTTAGCCATGTTACCGTCCACTACATTTCTAAGTTGATTTATATCTTTGTATGGATTTTGAAATTGTCCAGTACTTGTGTTACCGCTACTAGAGTATGAGCTGTTAAATTGATTTAATTGTTCATCTAATTTACCCAATATCTCATCATTAACACCTTTTGCTTCTTGGTATTGTTGGAGTTGTCTTTCTAGTAATGGATCTGAGCCTTGCTCTTTTATTTGCTTTTGTATATCTGCAATTTGTGCATCATACATTTTAGTGTTTGCTTGTTTATCTGCATGTCTGCTTTCAGTAAGTTTTTTCATCTTACCATAAGCATCCTTCATATATTCCATTTCTGCTTGTGCCTCTCCTCCATATTTATCAGCTTCACCTTTTGCAAAGTCTTTACGGTTTACATAAGCTTGTGTTTTATATACAGCTTGTATAGCTGGGTCTCTTCCAAGTTCAGCTTCAAATAAACTTGACAAAGGTTCAATAAGAAGTTGTCCATTTTTATTTTTCATTATCCATTTACCATCTGGACTTAAGCTGGTTTTCTCATATGATAAACCAGCACTCTTTGCTAACTCTCTTGTTTTCTCAGCTACATTTACATATGGTGTATATACAACATTACCAAACCCCATAGCTTCATCAGCACTGGCATTTTTAAATTCTTCTCTTCTATATTGTAATTCTTTTATACCATCACCCCAATATTGTTTTCTAGCTTTTTCATCATCACTTTTATTCAAACCTTCAGCAGCACCATAAGTGTTGTTAAAGTTTTTAGTCCAAGCCATGTCTTTCATCAAAGCACCATCTTCATAGAAAGGCTTAAATATCTGAGAAGCTTGTTGTACATTTTGTTCTAAAGAAAGATCTAAACCAGCAATTCTTTTTAAATCCATATCAATTTGCTGTACTGTAGCATCTCTTTTTTGGATATTGTCATCTCTTGTAAGATCAGCATAATAAAACTGACCATACATTTTATTTAACTGCTTGTAATTTGAATCATATTGAGTTTGCTTAAGCTGCAATAAATTAGCAACCATATTCAATCCAGTATCATGTGGTTGAATAGATGGTATTATTGACTGAACTCCTTGTAAATAGGTACCCATATTATAATCTTTCTATATTGTAAAACTATTAAAATTTTATAAGTTTAATAAACCTCTTAAGTTTATTACATTAAAAATGGCCATAACATGTCAGCATATATATAACCTCCTTTCTTATATGCAGCACCACCATATCTACTAATGTTCATTTTTCTTTCAAGATCCATTGCCTTTAAAACATCTGAGTTATCAGTAATACCCATATTTTTAAATCTAGCCATTTTAGTTGCAAAATCTTCTGCAGGTTTTTCTGGAGTGATCGCTTTATTGTTTGTATTAACATAATACTCATCACCAGTAACAGGATCAATATTCCACTTCATACCTTGAGCTTGATTTACAGCAGCAAGTGTTCTTGCATTACCTTTCATTTTAGCAAACTTATCTCCTACATTAGCCCAGTAATTATTATAGTCTTGAGCTTTATTACTTTGCCAAGTTGCATTTCTTTGATTGTAAACATCAGATGCATCTTTATCCATCAGTAATTGGTTGTACTGATGTTGAGTATTAGCTTTATTAAGTGCTGTTGCTCTATCTGCATTCTGCGCATTTACTTGAGAAGCTAAGTTAATTATATCACCTTGAGATCCTCTTTGTGCCGCAAACATAGCAGCAATAGCTCCACCAGGATTATTAGCAGCAGTTTTTTGAATAGCATTTATTGTACCTTGTGTCATACCTTTTGCTAATTCAGCTTGAGCTATATAATCAGCTCTTTGTGCTTGTTCTCTTACAGCTGGTGCTTTACCATGTATAGTAGGAACATTAACATTTCTTTGAGCCATTGCAATACCAAGATTTAATTTATCTTCTGGAAGATATTGTAAACTTTGAGGTAGGTTTTGTTGAATTGGTTGCATTTGTTCCATTTCATATCCTTCACAAGGAGGACACGTACCATCAGCATTTTTAGGGAACACTGCTTCGTCACCTGTCATAGGATCAGTACATACACACTCTTCTTCTTCAGTACCTGTTGTTGTTGTAGTTATTGGTTCTTGAGGTATTATGTGTTCTGCTTCTTCAAATGATGTATTTACTTTATTTATACAATCTTTATAAGTTTGACCTTCTGGAGAACTGTATATAATTTCTAATGCTTTTGCTTTAGATTCTTCCCAATTTGGATCTCCTGGTCTTGCACCCTTTAACCATTTTGGAAAAGCTTCAACTAACATTTGGTCTATATTTCCTGATTTAGTAATTTTATCACATAAGCCACCAGCTACACCTTTAGGATCTGCTTTACCACTTCCAGCACCTTTATAATATTTTACATCTTCTCCCTTTCTTCTTCTGTATTGACCTTCATATCCACTTGATGATTTACCTTTGGTCCAGTCAGTACCGGATGAAAATGTGCCAACTTTTTTTGACTTTATTCCTCCAACAGTTTCACCATTATCAGCTTTACGTAAAGGAACACCACCATAAGCCATCTGATTAGGATTGTTATAGAATGGCATTCCATAACCACCCATAGACATACCATACATAGCCATAGGAGCTTGTTGCATTTGTTGTTGTGGCATTTGTTGTGCCATAGCCATCATCTGTTCAGGAGAAGGTTGTCCTTGTGGAGGAGCTTGCATTCCTGGTTGAGCTCCTTGTTGTTGCTGAGCCATCATCTGCCTTTGTTGTGCAGCTTGTTGTTGCAAGTTATTAAGAGCATCTGTAACCATTTCTTTTGCCTTCATTTCCGGAATAGCAAGATTACCAAGAACTGTAATTATATCTTCAGGAGTTATTCTGCTTTGCAATAAGTTTAGAAGAATCTCATCCATTTCTTTTCCTTGATCAACTGCACTTTTTACATCTGCTGTAATTTTATTTAATGCAACTTCTAAACCTTTATCAGCATGTCTCAACATTCCACCATGTCTCATACCTGGTTGCATTGGAGGTTGTTCCATTCCTTGTTCTTCAGGCATAGCTACAGGAGAACCGTCAGGCATTGTTGGAGGCTCATTAGCTTCAATAGCTTGTTGAGGTGCTCCTTCTGCCATTGCTTGACCCATATCAATTGCCTGACCTGCTTGTGCTGGTGATTCTTGTTCTGGTTGATCCGGTAGTATGTCTTGTTCAGAGATACCATTAGCTTCCATATATTGTTTAGCCACAGATGGAATTCCTTGTGGAAAACCTTTCTTAGCTTCTTGAGCTAAAGCTAATGCACCTAGTTTAATGATCATTTTCTTTATCATTAACTCTGCAGTTTTTATTTGCACTTTATCTGAACTAGGATCTTGCATTGTTGCTCTATACTTATTTAATGCAATAAACTGTTTAGATAAATCTGCCGGGGTATATCCTCCTTTCTTAGCTGCTTTATTAAACATCTTAAGAATAGCAGGATCTTTGATCATCATCTCCTTAGTATCACTAAAGATAAAACTATCATCCGGAAGATTTAATGGTACACCATTAGCACTATGTCTAGGTCCTTTAATTTCATAAAACAAAGGATATCCAGAAGGATCAAATGTTAATACAGTTTCTCCACCTTCAGCTTCTAGGTTAGCTTCCTCTCTAGGTACTTTTGTTATTGTAGTTCTAGATACTGCTTTAGGTTCTGTAAGTTTTAAGTTACCACCACCAAATGCTGAAAGATCATTTGCTAATGATCCTTCTACCTGATATCCAGTCTTAGCTTTTGGAGGCTGAGTTATTTTTACTTTAAATAATTCAGGAGCTTCTGCTATTTTAACTCTGTATCTCATGTTGATTATTTTATATATTCTACTTTACCTCCGGCAGCTTCAATAGCTTTTATTTGATCCATAGTTAAACTATAAACTTTACCTTTAGCATATTGTGAATTCATTTGTCCACCTTTCTTACCATACAGACCACCTTCATAACCTTGTTTACCAGGAGTGCTTCCATATTGAGTTTCATTACCACTTGCCATCAAGTCTGAACCTTTTCTTTCTGCAGAACCAAAACCTGATTGACCTGTATTAGCAGTAGCAGCATCAGATGTTCTTGATCTTTGTGCAGCTAAATCCATTTTTCTACCCTCATCTCTAGCATTTAAAAATCCAGTAGTCAGTCCTGTTAAACTTGTTGGACCACTAAATAAATCTGTAGCAAGTTGTCCTGGATTAAATGTATAAGCAGATTGTTCTACTGTTCTACCTATAAGATTAGGATCATTAAACTCTGCTTTATCTACAGTGATACCAGGTTTAGCTTTTGGTAAATATCCACCGTAAGCCATGTATTCAGGTACATAACCACCATAAGCCATATAACCACCATAAGCCATTGGTAATTCATCTAAACCATCTTCTCCAGTATAAGCTGGATTAGATCCGCTTGATGGAGGTGGTACTCCAGGATTATAATCTTGTGGAGTTGGAACAAACTTTGGATCAGCCATAGGGTTGTCTTCACCAGGTGCAGAATATGAAGGACTAGATGCTGCTGGTCTACCCATATTAGTATTTCCAGTTACACCTGTACTTGCAGTACCAAATGCATTACCTCCAAAAGGATTTGAAGAAACATTAGATTGTCCAGACATTGAAAAATTATTTGGACTTTCTGCATATTTTAAATTACCTGATGGTTGAACACCTGTGCTAGCAGATCCAAATTGATTTCCACCAAATGCATCTCCAGTAAATGGATTACTTGATGATACAGCAGATTCACCTTGAGATTGCATTGTTTCAGGAGCAGTTCCAGATAATTTACTAGGAATTTGAGAAGCACCTCTTGTAGGCATACTGCTTGGAGGAGTAATAGATTCAGCATCTGCATTTACAAGTCTACCTTTACTATCAATACCCATTGGGTTTCCTTCAACATCCACATTAGTCATCAGCATTTCATTTTTGCCAAGCTTCATTCCTTTTGCAGTTCTTGTATCTGTTGTTTCTTCATCATCTTCTCCACCAGTAGTTGTTGTTCCTGCATTAATATTAGTACCAGAACCTTGTTTGTTTATCAAATCATCTGCAGCCCCATCTTCAGGATCAGCATACCATTCTCTTACTCTTTTAGTATCAAATGGGTTATACCACTTACCTCTATCTTTGTATGCTACTTCTCTAATCTTTTTAGTTCCTTCAGGTACTTGCCAATTAACCGGAGAAAAAGCATTGCTATAATTAAAATCTCTTGTAAGTCCAAAACCTAATCTTTGAGGTCTACCTACTGAGAATTGACCTTGACCCATTCCTTGTTGTCCCTGCATCATTTGCATCATTTGCATATATTGAGCCATTTGGTTTTGATTACCCATAGAACCATAATTATCTCTATTTTGATTAAATGTAATTTGATCACCTACTTTATATCCACCACTTTGAGGACCTTGATTTTTTGTAAGATCAAAGTTTCTACCACTTGTTGTTCCTGTATTAGGTTGACCAGTTGGTTGGAATCTATTACCTACAGTACCAGAAGGTTGCATACCTGTAGTAGCTTTACCAAATGCATTACCAGCAAATGGGTTTACATCTACTGGATTTTTACTACCCATTTGATCTATTCTGTTTTTGGTAGCATTCATTTGTTTTTGAAAGTTGGTAATATAACCATCATATGCTTTATGTAAAACATCTCCACCATATGCATACTCATCACCTCCATAGATAAACTTCTGAAGATTACCATATTCATCAGGTTCTACACCAGATATTGGACCTCCCATTTGGTAGTAGTCATAATATTTTGTTGCTAGTGGGTTTAAAGACAGTCTTCTTTTTCTTTCATTTATTTCTTTTTCTGTTGTTTCTGCAGCTGTGTCTTTGATAAAGCTACCATCTGGCTTAACAATATCATAACCATTAGCTTTATTAATTTCTTTATACTTTTTTGCTCTAACATCTTTTGGTATACGTGCTAGATAATTAAATTTCTGGTCAAAAGCTTCTTGATTAGCCTCCTCTGCTTTAGTACGTTTATCAGACCAAGGAGAAAATTCTGAACTTACCGCAGACCAACCCATATGAGAATCAGAGTCACCCAGTTGACTACTTTGTGTACCATCTGGATTTGTAACTATATAACTTTCATCAAGGCCATATTTGCTAGGATCAGCATTATATTCTTTTTGACTTACTGGATTACTCCAAACTAATGATTCATCTACATTAGTATTGTCATCATCATATTGACCAGACCATACTAAACCTCTTTGATCAACATCATTTCCTTTTGGATTTTTAATTACTTCTCCTGTTGCAGGATCTATCATATAACCATACTGAGAAGGATCTTTTGCTTGATTATAAAGAGAGTCTGTAAACTTATCAGAATCAGCTTTTTGTTTAGATAATTTTGCAAAATCACCTGCCCAGTCTTGACCATAATCTATAAGACCAGGTATATTAGTTTGTTGACTTTGTAAAGGTGCACCCCCTACAGATTGAGCTTGTGTAGATTGAGAAGCTGCAGTAGAACTTGCACTAGATGAAGGTCCTGTAGCTTTCATAGTCTTTTTACCATTCAGCATTCTTGCATTTGGATTCTCAAAAGGATTACCCAATAGCTCTTCCGGATCTGGTAGATCAACTATAGATCTTACTCTGTTACCATCTTGATCTGCACAGTATCCTAAGTTAGGGTCATATACAGATCCTGGAGGACATTTAATCTCATTCTTTTTACTTGACTTATTATTTTGTGCAGCAGTGGAATTTGGATTTTGTTTTGCTACTTCATCTAAAGCAGCATTGTTTATAGTGCTGATAGTTTTCTTTCTTACTTGTGCTGGGTAGCTTACTTTTTTATAAGACATCATACCTGGCCCCATCATACCAGGAAACATTCCAGGCATCATATTCATTGCACCAGGAAGCATTTTAGCTAAATCTCCAATAGCATCTAAATCCCATGTAGCTTCAGCTTTTCTTAAACCACCTAATGGTCCAAACTCATAATTAACATTTGCACCAGGTATTGCTGTTGGTGTTCCAAATAAAGCTCTGTTAGCTCTTGCAATTTTTCTATTTCTTCCACCAAATAGAAACTTACCATTAAAATTATCTCCCATTGTAGATTCTTGATATTGTTGATATTCATTTTCTGCTGTTTCTTTCATCTTAGCTTCATTAGCAGTTTGCTTAATTATGGCAGCTAAGTTTTTTTCAGGAGGTGTAAATCCAGAAGGACTATCTATTGTTCCTCTTGGAGATATGTTAGTTTCATTGTTTTTTACTTCTTCCCCTTGAGCAGCTTTTCTTAATTCTTTAATTCTCTTTTTTACATAAGCACCTTTGGTTAAACCACCAAACTTATAAGCATTGTCATAAGGCTCTGCATCCATTCCGATATAATATGGTTGCTTAGGTTTAGGTACTATACTGCCTGGGGCAAACTGTCCACCTTCTGCATATTGACCACCATATCTTGCCATATCTTCATCATCATCTTCATCCGCACCTTCATTAACAACGGCAAGTCCTTGATTGTCACCTCCATAGTAATCATAAATAGCAGCATTATCAGGCTCCTCTTCTTCTATTACTTCTGTTGTTTCTTCTTGTACTGGTGTATCATATGGAGCAGATGCTTCATCCTCATCATACTCATCATCTCCTAGAAGATCATATTGTTTGTAAACCTTATCTCTTGCTTGATCTCTTGATAAACCAAACTCAGCCATCTCATAGATAATAATTTCAGGATCTTTACCTTCTGCAATCTTTTTATTTATTTCTTTATCTATGTTAACAGCCATACCATCCTTGGCTTTTACCAGCTTACCTTTCCCATCCGGAGCTTTATATAATCTAACTTTCATGTTATTCTTTATAATTAAATATACTAAATTTTAATTTAACTGATAAACTTTTTAAGTTTACTTACTGGTTCTACTATGTATCCTTGGTCTATATATTTCTGTATTTCTTTTTCTGGTATATCTATTTCTATATAGTCATTAGTTGATCCACCCTTTCTTTTTTGATTTAGGTTATCACTATCAATATCTTCACCTGTATCACCAATATTTATAACTTGTTGCCAAGGAATAGTTTTATATAAAGTTTTAATTGAACTAGGATCTAAATATTTAAGTTTACCAAACTTACCTAATGCTGGTACTGCACCAAACATATCAGCAGCTTGTCTCCATGTAGGTAAATCCATTCCACTTTCTTGCCAATCAGAGTATGCATTTTTTGCATCTCCCCAAGAAAGATATCCAGTTGGATCAAAAAATTCTGCTACATTTTCTCCAAAAGATTCTGGCATATGTCCAGTTTTAGTTCCTGTAATTGTTACTTCAGGAAAAGTTTTTTGTAAAACTGTATCTTTATTTCTTTTTTGTTTGATCTCTTTGTTTAATAAAGCCTTATTACTAAAAGAATTATTTACAGGTTGTTTAGATCCTTTTCTAGTTAATGAGGGTACTGGTTTTTTGCTTTGATTACCTTGTCTCATTCTAGACATTAAACCTTGCATAAAAGGATCTTCAACACACTTTTTACCATTCCACTTATATCCTGGAAGACAGTCTGTTGAACCCCCATCTATAAATCTATTTAATGTGGGTATAGAAGGATCACTTACTTCTTCTACTATATAACCACCATCAATATACTTTTGTACATCTTCTTCAGATAAATCTAATTTAATATAGTCTTTTTCACCACCATCTTCATATTTAAATTTAGCTGTAGGATTGTAAACTCCCGGAGCCCTTTTCTTTTTTCTTTTTTTAAATAACTTGTTTTTTACAAATAGTCTGTTGGTAGCAAATATGTTACTATTCTGCAATGGCCCACCTTTTTTAAAATCAGTCATTATCTTAAAGAGTATTGGTTCTTACTATTAAATAATTTAAGGATCATGTTAGTATCCCTTGAGTCAGCTTTACTAAGATACATGAAGTTAACCATGTGTCTGAATTTTTTTCTTTGTAACAAAGATTTATTATAGTCTACAGCTTGAGGGTTAATAGCTTTTTTATAACCATTAGCTTCTGTAATCCACAACATGTTCTCTGGATAGTTTCCTAATAAAGTTGTAGTACCTGGAATAAGCTGTCCAGATGGTGGATAACCTGATCCATTAGGGAATTCTCCACGGTCTTTAGTAATATCCCAAAACTGGTTAACTCTGTATTTGTTCTCTTCTTTAGAAAACAAGATATCATATGAGTTATTGTTTATATTAAGTTGTGGATACAATAATGATAATGCTATATTATTCTTAGGGAATACATTAAGATTCAAGTATCCTGATATTTGTTCTGAGTTATGTATAACTAGTCTATCAAAGTTATAATCCAATATATGGAACTGATCACTGCAGAATCTTCTTTCTCTTCTATAACACTCAAGTACATACTCTATACTTTTTACTGTTGTAACAGATTGACCGGTAGTTATTGGGAACTCAATTTCAAAAGGATACTGCACACCATAAAAATTACAGTAATCATTACAGTTAGCACCATGTTTATAAAACTTATTTGTCTGTGTAGTTATAAAACTATCTTTAGTAGGCATAACAAGATCTGGATGCCAATCATGGAAGCTTATCCAAAACTGAGACTTAGGGTCATAACTTACTGTCCATGAGGCATCTTCAAATATTCTAGGATCTCCAAGTGCTAGTTTAATAGGTGTATTTGAAGGTTTACCATCTACATAAGGATAATAATTAAAATAACTTTCTTTACCTGAATTTATATTAATTACTCTTCCTGCTAATGGAAAACCATCAGGACCAATTTCTTTTAACTTATAATCTTTTTTACAAAAGTAAAGTACAGAGTTATAGTTATCATATACTGCTTGTGTTCCAACACCTGCTACTGGATTATCCTGATATGGATAATCAGGAAAATCCTCAAGTAATTTACACGGCAAGAAATAATCAAACCACCATTTCATACCAGCTTGAGATACTTCTTGAAGACCTTCACCATATGAGAATACTTTACCTTGATCTTGTGATATATAATATAGTCCCGCTGGAGTTGATATTACTGACAATCTTCCTTGAGATGACCCATACATGTATGGTTTATCTGCTACTACAATATTTTGAGGTTCTCTTGCAAATACACCTCCGTCACCTATAATGACTTTTGTTCCTGATCCATCCATCTCAAGTGTATCAACACCTTGGAATACTATTGGACTATCATTCTTAAATGTAACAAAGGCTCCAGTTTTAGCAAAGTTTTTAACTCCACTAATCTGACTAACAAATTCTTTTCTGTTTAACGGTAAGAATATAAACCAATTATCAGTAGATGATGTTTGTGAAACAGGTAATGAATATGTAATAGTATTTGGATAATAAGTATAACATAACTCAGCAACCTCAGGATTATAGTACACACTCTGTAAAAATCCAAATGATGTATATCTGTTTGTAAGCCTTGTTATACTTAATGAATAATCATATAGATAAAAGTTACCTTCTGTTGCAGTTATCTTATCCATTCTGAACATAGTCTCTAAGTCTGTATACCTATATGGGTTATAAGCCTTTTCATAATCAAAGACACCAACTTCTCTAAAGTCATTTATTACATCAGACTCTACAAAAAAGTCTCTTACTCCAGATGCTGATAAATAGAAATATGCATTCTTAACATTTGTAAACCCGTCATATGAAACTGGTGGAATTATGCTCCAAGCTTTATCAGTTCCTCTATTATAACCTTTATGATCAAGATTAAAATAATCATTTGGTAAAAATCCGTCACCTGTTGTTCCATTATAAAAGTCATTTATCCATTGTGTCCAAGTTCCAGGGTTGGCTATATTAAGCTGGGATGCATCATACTTTTCACTATTAGCCCAATACCTAGGTTCAGGAATCATCTGACTATTAAAGTAATTATACTCATAACCATTGGGTTCTGTATATAACCAATTATAGAAAAAGAACATTGGATTCTTTTCTGTAAATCTTGTTATGTAAGTATCACCACCAAATATTACAGGAGTTTGGTTAATTGTTTTTAATGTAACAGATTTATTTGTAGGAGCTGGTAAATTATTAGTTGTATATGGTAATGTTGCATAATCAAACTTTTGCTCACATGGTGTTATTGGAAACTGAGTAATACTTTTTAACTGTCCATATTGGTCATCATTGTCTATTTTCATAGCACTATAATGACTACCAATTCTTGTAGTAAATTCTATGCTCTTTTTCTTTTCAGTAAACTTTGGACCAGCTGCACCTAAAGCATCATCAAACATACCAAGACTACCTAGTGATTGATCTAGCCCACTGGTACCTGTTATTAATAATTTAGGACCATCTGTAGTTGGAGTATTAGCTCTCTCAGTTCTCAACATTAATAACTGACTTCTCTTGTAGTTATTAATAGTGTATTTTTGAAATTGATTCATGGTAATAGTATCATCATAATCATCTATCTCAAATGAGATATTTTTAAATATATATGATGAGTCTGCAATTTTAAATCTCTTTGTATCATTTATATTAAATGGTTTAAATGCATCATATAAACCATGACCAATAAGTTGTAAAGCATATTGTCTATATGGTGCTAAGGCATATATTAAATCTGCTGCAGCATTAACACCTTCCATAAAGTATTGTGATATTTGAGTTACACCACCTAATGCACTAAACAACCCTTGTGTCCATGAAGGTAACATAGCATTTCCTGATAGCTCATTAGTATAACTATTTGTATTAAATATACCTCCTTCAAATAGTGATTGACGATTATTATTTCTAGCAGCACTACCAAAACCATCAGTAGAGGCATTACCCAATGGGTTAAAAGCATCTGTAAGAAATCCGCCAGTAATACCATTTGCATAATTAAAAAAAGTTTGTCTACTTGTGAAAGTATTAAAATCCCAGTCAAAATCATGAAAATTTAATGCACCTCCTGTTATATTTTTACCAGCATATGGTGTTGGTAATGTTGCACCTGGTCCACCATTACCACCTCCAGCAAGTAACCAATCCATAGCATATTGATTTTCAAAACTACCTAATGGATAATTAATTTGTTTTTTACCCATTCTTCTTAGAAGTGCATCTCCTATACCTGAAATGATTATGACCCACAATGCATCATTACTCATAAGTTTAAACTTAGGATGACCCTGTGGCTCTATAAATCTTTGTATAGCATTACCTTCAAGATGCCCGTATAGTTTTAATTCTATTGGGGCCAAGTAAGGATTTCTAAAACTAGTATCTGGTGAATGAAAACTTGTTATGTTTACAGGAACATCTTGATTTAAAAAGTTATTATTACTATCAACAGACTTTATAAATGGATCATTGTAATACTGATCATTACCTGATGCATTATTTCCTATTGGTATAATTGTATTATAAGGATAGTTAGCATAAAGACCCGTTCTGTTATTAGCAGGAACACCAACTCTATTATATGTTCTAAAGTTATTCAGCATACCTTTGGCAATAATACTTCTATTACCATCTCTAGATCCTCTCAATATTTCATATCCTACTATTCCCGGTATATCAAAACCATCATTGTCTTTTGGATATATAATATTCTTAAATTGCACTGACATCATTCTGATGAATAATGCATTTGTTGCAGGATCTCTTCTAAAATGATAAGCAGCATCAGATGATGTTAACTGTCCTGTGGCTTCATTATAAATTACATTCTCAGGAAACTTATGATGTCTAATAGGTAGTCCACATAAATCATATGAAGCACTTGGTATAGGTAATCCTGTTACAGAACTCCATGTACCTGTCCAAAAATGTTGACTAGCATTCCATATGTCAGGTCTATTATCTGGATACTTTTCTGTAGACTGCCAATAACCCATCTTACCCGCAGCAATTACTCTACCACCATCAGGCAGTGTATAAGGATAAAAGTTAGGTGATGGTGGCTGATTCAGTCTTGCTGTATTTATAGTTTGGAATAACAAGGTATCTCCAGGAAAACTATCTGAGTTTGAATAAGGTAAATCTTCACGAATACCTGGTGCAGGTCCCCAATTTTCAGCAGCTCTTCCTGGAATATGATATGATGCAGACTTATCTCCTGTGTTGTATACCCATCTTATAAAAAAAGTATATACCTCATCTCTCATAAAATTAGTCTTTGAGCCTCCTCTAAAATAATAATTGGAAGGGTACTCTACTGAAACCCATTCGGTTTCAATTAAATTTGCTAAGGGTTGATAGTTAAAATCAAACTTTGATGTTGGCCCTACTCTAAGCAAATAAGTATTTAACTGAGCCATTTGATCTGACTTCTCAAATACAGGAGTCATCAAAGGTATGAGTGTAATATCTATAGATTCAAAGCTAGGTTTGTACTGGTCTATAAATATGTTTCTAGTATTTGTAGAATAGTATCCAATTACTCTAGCAACAGTATTCTCATTTATGTTTGCAACAAGTACAAGTTGGAACTCATCAAAATTTTCTGTGTCAGCTTCTACTTCTAATTGTAATGAACCTTGTGTAGAATTAACAGTATAAACAGGTTGTACATTACTAGCTGTAAAATAATCTGATATCTTTTCTCCTTTTATTGTATATGCAATAACTGCATAGTAACTACCATTTTCTAATGAACCTGAACCATCACCAAGTCTTAAATTAAGACAAGGTGTATCCATCAATCTTGCTAATCTTGTTTTTTCACAATCAAGTGTATTAATAGAATTACAAGTAATACAACCGTCTATAGGATGTCCTGCTGGCCATACACCAGGTTGAGTCTGACTTGTATTAGATGAGTCAGTACATATTTGATTCCATTCTACACCTGGCCAAAGAATGTTTGTACCATTACCATTTGAGTAAAAGTTAACAGTTGTGGATCCTGAACCACCACCTAACCAAACATAATCAGAACTAGGCCAAGTTTTTGGATCACCAACATTTAAATATCTATCTGGATTTTTACCATCAGCCCAATATACCTGCCAAGAACAATCTTCTTTTTCTCTTGCTGCTCCAGATATTAAATGTGCTTTACTAAAACCTAAACATGCATCTTGAACAATTGGTCTATATGTACATGAGGCTTCTTCAAACAAACCTATTTCAGATACTCTTGGTAAAATCTCAACAGCACTTGCATGAGAAGCTGTAAACACAATCCATTTATCACTAAACATGTGTATCATTCCTATAACATATCTGAATGAAAAAGCACTATTAATTGTTGCTCCAGCTGTTGCACAAAGTATATTTGAAACTTCATTGGATATTGTACCTACATCACCTTCAATAGTGTTGTTAACCACATTCCTTGCATAACTCCACATACCTTCTTGAATAAATGCGGGGTCACTATCTTTATGAAGACCCTTTATAAAGGTATTAGTCTTACTAGTATTTAAGTTTCCTTTTTCTTCTGCCATGATTATAGTACTCTAGATACACCATTAATTCCGTAAAATGCTCTATTTGGAGAATAGCTTTTAAACATGTCATAGTATTTACTATACATAGCTTTTCTATTTGTCCACCACATTTGTTCTAGTTCTTTAAAGTTTGGAGTGTTAACTAAACTCAAAGCTTGGTTTCTTGCAGCTCTAAGCTTTTGTTCTACAAGTTGTAATCTTGCAGATACATCTTCTCCATTCATAAATAAGTTTTCAAGCAGCCTTTGTTTTATTGCATACTCATAATAATCATTAAGCAAGTCATGATCAGGTACAAGTAAATTACCTGCTTCATCTTCCATAGCTCCTTGGTAATTAAGATATACCTTACCTGTCTCAAATGTTGTAAATAAAAATCCATCTTTTATCCAACCTTGATTAGCAGTATCATAATATAAGTTAGGACAATCACATTCTATTTCCTGACTCTGTTTCATTCTTAATGGAATTAATCTAGAATATTTTCTTGTGGCTCCTGTATTTAATATTTGAATCAACTCATACTTTTCACCTTTGCAATTCATAAATACCCGTGGAGGTACACATGTATTACCATATGGATTATCAGGATCATACTCAGTTGGTATTGGATCTACTATAGGATGATTAAGATCACAAGCTGCAGTATGTTTACATGGATTAGCATTACATGATCTGCAGTTAACACTTGGTGGTGCACATTGATTTACTGTTGATGGTACTTCATGATAAGGTACTTCTTGTATATTAGTTCCACCGGACATTCCACCATAACCAACATGGTCTTCATACTCTCCACAGATAAAAGCAAAATTAAATGTATAAAAATTATCAGGTAACTTTACTTTATTATGACAAACCTCAAGTACAACTTCTCTTGTTTGATTTATCCTTAGACCAAGATCATAGTTTATTCTTTTAGCAACTTTAATTAATTGCTGAGGCTCTATCATATTTTCTAGAGCAAGAGTATTCATGTCTATTGATACATCTTCTAAGAGTTGATCAAAAGGTCTGTAACGGAGAGTGTAATTGAAATCCATTATCTTAATGAGTTTTGACTATCATCTGCACCATCAGCTGGCATCTGTGTAATAGTAGTTAATTCTTTTAATACAAACTGTTCAGCTTCTGAAAATAAATAATCAGGAATTGCTAAAGGTTCATCCTGTTTTATTTGACAATCATCAGTATCACATGTTTCTACTTTGTTTTCAAATATGGCTTCCATTCTTATAGCATCCCAGTCTATGTTAGGACAGTATACATAACCATTAAGATACCAGAAATATGGTCTCTTGTTATATTTGAATGTGCTAGATTTAGTTATAGACACCCATGTTCCAGGGTCTGTTCTAAACATTTCTATAGATCCATCTATAGAAGATGTAGTACGGATAATTGGTCCAAACATACCATCTAATATACTTGGTAATTTATCTTTAGATCTTTTAAAATAACATTCTGAATATACACCAATACAACCAGCCTCTACTCTATCAACATCTATAAGTTCAATATATGGTAGAACTTGAAAGATCTGACTCATCTTCATTAACCTGAACTGATTGTCTTCTCTTTTAATTAATGTCTTTGCATATTTACTAAGAGCAAAATAGATTGTCCTATCAGTTAAGAAAGCATCTTCCTTAACAGCTTTAAGAGCATTTCTTACTCTTGATATGGCTTCTCCTATTGTTGTCATATGTCAAATTCATTATATGTTTTCAATTCCTTTTTCTGTTTCTTGACAAGCATATCTATATATGTTGCCTTTTGGTAGATCAGTCTAAGTTTTGCAGTAGGATCTACTACCACATACATATTCCAATTTTCAGGATAACTCTTAGCAACTTTTCTTTTAAAGTCCCTACATGCAACAAAACTCCAAAACTCTCTGTTTTTCATTTTATGTTTTAGTGCATGACTGGTAAAAAAGATTTTAGCTAACTTTCCATCTGTATCCCAATTTCTGTTTGTTACTGTCATCCCATATTTATGAGACTTTACAAAGTCAATATTTTTTTTCTTACTTTCTTGACATGTTCCAATGAACAACCAACCTATTTGCTCTGGGAGCTGGACACCATCTCTTTTATCAATCACTGTTTGATAAACTGTAGTGTTAAACTTCTTAACTATAGTTTTTAATACAGTGTTATCAATATCCTTATACTTTGAATATTTTTTCTTAAACTTTTCAAAGAACTCTTTATTTAGAACATTGTGTACATCTGGTCTAAATCTTGGAGCTTTTACATCTGGCTTATTAAATTCCTTCATGCTATTACTATTAATATACTAAAAATAAATGAGACTAACAAATGTAACTAAAAAACAAAACCCCCACAAGTGTGAGGGTTTGTCTTGTTGTCACAGAAACCAACAACCTGTAACTTCTTTAAGGATTACACAACTGAGCTACTATACTTTGTAAAGCTGTAGCTAAGTTTGTGTTTGTTGCTATTAATATTGTTTCACCACACATAATATTTGGACCAGTATATATAATACACTGAGCATCCATTATCTCAGAACATGGTTCTGGATTAGGACATCCAATTGGAGTTGGACATGGTGCAGGACTTGGCATGAAGCTATCTTCACATCCGCATTTCTTACATGTATTTGTTGTTGTAGTTGTCATTACTTAATATTTAAGGACAAGAATAATTTTTAATATCTGTTGTACATGGATCTAAATATGCAATAAGCCCATCAAGTTGTACCCAACCAAATCCACCAACATTAGTTTCATTATTAGCATCACAACTAAATGGATATGTTAATGTTGCATCGTAGTCTAATGTAACTGCTTGAGCACCTGATGCTGGTGAACTATTCATTACACTAGATGCACTCTGATATAATGGAACATATTCTCCAGATCTTACATGTGATATAACATTATTTGCAATAGATGTGCTATATGGATTACCTATAGTCCCACCTGTTCCTGCTGATTCTTCATAATCTTTTATTAATGTTAATATTAATGTTTTATTTGAAGTAATGATTGGTTTTACTAAAGTAGTTAGCATACCACTGTATAATGGTACAGAACTTATGTTTATAAATCTATAAGCTAATGTATAATTTAGAAAATAACTATTATCAAAATTAGTTCCTGCATCAACTATAGAAGTTGGTATAACTGACAAACCTTGATTAAATGTAATTGAACCACCAGAGTTTAATACTACTGATCCAGGACCAGCTTGTGATGGAGCTACTGTTGTGTTTAAGAAATAAGTATCAGTTAGTGGTGCTGATCCATTATAATCCCATATCAATGGTTGATTACTATTTAAAGGATCTTGTAAAGGAATCATTACAACCCCTCTAAAATGAACAGCATTTCCTATTCTTCTACATTGAGGTACTTTTTTATTTGCAATATTAAATGTCCCATACCATGCAAATCCATCTAGATCCACCCAACCTGTATCTTGTATATTTGCAGTTAATACTCCGGCAGTCAAATCTAAATTTACACTGCTTGTATTACTTGTGCTTACAAGTCCAGTACTAACTGCAGCATATACATCACATATTACAATCCAAGCATTAGTAATGCTTTCTGCAAGAGTTGCTGGAACAGGAGTCCAATTTGGATCTGTAGTTACATCTGTTCCAAAAGCACATGCTGGAACTAATGCATTACCAATATCTGCTGGAGTACCTAATACACCTAACAAAGAACAATAACCACCAGCTACACTATTTATTAATTGATCTAATACATTATCAATAGCATATGTATTTCCTGCAATCAATGTACCAATATTACATCCAACTATAATTGTTGGTGTAGGTGTTACTGGTGGAGGTGTATTTTCTATTGCAGTTACTCTAACTAATAAATCTGTAATTTGAATCTGTAAGTTTAAAATCTCATCTATTATAGATGTGATCTTTTGACCAATCATTAATACATAATCTACTAACTGCATAGTAGTTTGTGTACCTACAACAAAAGGTTCTGCTACAGTCACAACACAGTCAGGACATGTTGATGTTGATCTTAATCCTCTTGTACCACCAGCTAACTCTGTTTCATTAATATTTTCAAGAGCACATACTCTGTCAATAAGCAACTGAATTAGTTTTTGAAAATCATCTGGAGGACATGCTATTAAATTAAAACATGATAAATCATAGTTTGTAATTTTAAGAGTGTCCATTATAGCACACAGTTCTGTAGCTAATTTTTCTATTACATCAGATACAGTATCTCCTGTACATAATTTAATACAAGGAATATCTGGACCTTGCCATATCACACAATTACTTGATATTGGGCTACATGGTCTATTATCTAAGTTTAATGGTTTCATATATATAATATACTAATTATTATTGAGAATTACAAGTTTTTAATGTGGTGTTGCATCCACATCCACATGTAGGTGTATTATTACAACATGTCTGAACAGGTTTGCAGATATAGTCAGGGTCAACTAAAGCAGCCAAATCTATTAGCTCTTTTTTGATTAACCACTTTTCATCATCTTCAGGACAACAATTGCTTAGCCCATATCTAAGTCTCATGACTTCTTTATATAGTATCTCTGATGCTCTACAAGTAATCTTTTCCCATTTATCTATATCACATGTTGGTACAGAGTATCCAGGTTTAATTTTTCTTTTAGGAGTTATAATTGGACATACAAGTGTTGGTGTGTAACATACTGTAGTTTTTTCAAACTGAATGCTCCCTGTTCCTACAATATATATGTTACTTGATGTTTGATTATCAACACCACAAATTGTTATTATGTATGGACTCTTTTGTGTTATTGTTTGTTGAGACTCAACATTACCACTACAATTTTTATAATAAAGTGTTGCAGTTGTATCAGAACCAATAGTAATATTATATTCATAACAAAAATCACCACCAAGAACACAGTCTCCAAATATCTCTAGATTATCTGTCTCAGGATAATCAGTTACCCATCTCTTAAGACAAATTTTTCCACTAGTTGCCCCTGCAGTTAATCTTAATGATACACTGTTATCATCACAATCTATATACTCATATTCTTTCTCTTCAGTGCTATAGTTTGTTATTCTGTTGCATAGACATGGTAGTGGAGGAGTACAACTTGGACAATCAACATAAGTATTAGTTACTGTAACAGGTACAGGATTTATTGGTACTTCAACTTCTGTTATACTCCAACAACCCTCGCACCCTTGTACATTAACTATATCATCAAGATATGCAGAAAGATCAGAACCTGTATATATAGGATCAAGTATCTCATTACAATCTTCTAATATGTAATACTGAGTTAAACATTCAACACATGAGTTAAATGAAGTTAGTATAACTACAGTAGTTTCACTTGGTGGTTGATAATTAATAAGCTCTACAAAAAAACAACCACAATCTTCTAGTTTAACATATTGTCCTACATAGTCTGCTAGGTCTTGATATGTGTATTTAATATCATTAGCATTTTCACAACTAGTTAACTTGTAAGCAATGATTGGTAAACATTCTGAACAAGATCCGTATTCTTGAGTTACTATGACATTAACTGTACAATCACAAATTTCTTCAGACTCAGCAACAGACCAGCATCCATCATAACCCGCTATTTGTACTACAGTGTTTGTATCAACATATTGAGACAGACTTTGCAGTGTAGAATATATTATTTCTTTTGTATCACAGTTAGTAAGTTCATAGCACTCCGTAGGGCATTGTCCATCAATACATAATCCATTATCAGTAACCTGATAGTTAGGTAGTTTACCATTTACTATTGGTCTTATTTGTGAACAAAAACCTAATGTCTCACCAATGGTTTCCTGTAAAACTCCATCACAGTCTATATATGTAAGTAACTTAAATTGGCCAGTTACATCATAACATTTACAAGGACATGGTTCAGGACCAACATCATCTAGTATAAAATCATTAAATGGACTATTGCAATAACCTGCATTTTCTAATACAAACCATGTTGAATTTTCACCATCAGCTACTATAACAACATATTGACCTACAACACTTTCTAAATCTGGATTTGTACTATTAAAAAATTGACCATCACAGTTATATAATGTGTAACACGTTGTTTGACAGTCTGGACATTCTTCTGTATAATCAGTACACTTTGCTTCAGGATCTAATGTTACTATTGTAAAATAAGCTAAGGATGGTGCTGGATTTAATCCAGACCAATCACCAGTTAAGTATGTAGTTACTCTGTAACATGAATCTGAAAATCCTGGAAATAGTGTAGTAGGTTTTACAAGTGTTCCATAGTCTGTTGTACCATCATATAGAAATTCTAAAAAGACAGTTTCATCACAACAACTTGTGAACCTTATTACAATACGTTCAAATGTTACAGCAGCCATTTTATTTGGTAAATTTCTTCAGGTTTAAATATCTATTTGGTCCCCAAGTATTTGTGGTTGTAACAGGTTTAGCTGGAGTAACAGTTTGAGCTACTTTGGTAGCACAGCTACTACATCCTTGCTTTCCATTTGAAAGTGTTCTCTTCTGACATCCACAACTTAATTTGGCTCCACAATTAGGACAACTACTCATTTTGTTGGTTTTTATTGGTTTAACAATTAGTACAAGTTAATTTATTTAAAAGCTTAAGTGCATAATTGTACAAGCTCATTCCTTTCTGAGGCTCATGACAATATTCTACTTTTGCTTTTGCAGCTTGAAGATACATATTAATTAATCTTAAAGCTTCTAATTTCTTTTTGACTGCTGCTGGCGGATCACATGCTGCAGCATCTACATCACACAATACTTTATTGTACTTTATTAAAGCTTGTGTAATTCTCATATGGTTGTACTCTACATATACTTGATCATTAGGAGATACACTATACTTAATGATGTATATACCATCAGGTATATCATAGTTAATTGTACCGCAATCTACAGTTTGTAACTGAAGGTCACATGCAGTTATTGTCTCCGCAAAGTTTTCAGTAGTATCTAGCTGTACTGAATATCCAAATCCAGGTACAGTAATGTTTAATGTAGGACAAGATACCGGAAGTAATGGTGTATAAACACTTGTATCAAATAACTTCATGATACATGAGTTCATCACAGTAGGTACTTCTAAACTTAATACATGATTTGCCATGATATTTATAATAAAAAAGGGGAGGAGTTTGAAACTCTTCTCCCCTTATTGTTTATAGTTAACTTATTGTCTTAAACACAAACTGTAGGACCAGTAGGTGTTGTAGGTGGGAAGTTATAAAGTGGAACACATGCTGTTTCAACACATCCTTCCAATTCTAAACCTACACAGTCTGAACAATTTGACAACCAAGCATTTACAAATGTTTCAAATGTAGCTTCTGGACCACAAGTAATAACTTCTAACAAGTACTGATCATTATCAAATGTGCTAGATGGGTTATTGAAACGTGGAACATTGTGCTGTAAGAAATATCTTGTATACAACTTGTTACGGTCAATATAATCAAACACACTGTATCCTTGAGTAATCTCACGAATCCTGAAATCACTAGAGAAGAAGTTTTGTCTGTATTGCTCAGATAAGATAGCATCTCTTGCAACTGATTCACCAAGACCCATTACTTGTCTTCCTTCACACTCAGTAATAACACATACTCCATCAAACAAACATGGATCACCATTTAAGTCTACTTCAGAAGCATACAATCTTACTGGCTCAACTTCATAGAAGTCAGAGATTTGGAATGTACAATTTTGGAATTTAGTATCAACATAAGCTCCATTAAGAACCATACCAGCACAGTCATTAAGTATATATCCTGGAGATACATATTGATCCCAAGTTTTTGCACCTGGTACTGTTGCTAGGAATGCAGCTGATGTTCCTGGTGCATACAATGGAACACCACTTTGATCAACTACAACAATTTGCATAAATGGAGATATAACAGGATATCTTGTAATTGCTTCAGCCCATTGGATAAAAATTAAAGTTGAATCAATTTCTACTGGAGCAATAGCACCATCAGGACAACATCCACCGTATGCAGAAGCAATGATGTAAGAGTTGTGATTTAATAATCTTAATGCAGGAGAACCTTTAACATCAACACGTAATGTATAAGTTTCACCACAATAGAATTTTTTACAACAGTTAGCACCTATTCCAGCATCTACTGTAAATGTAGGAGAGGTGATTGAACCTGATCCATCCCAAGGTAAGTAAAAACCTGTGATTGCAATTGGACCTGCAACAGTTTGTGAAATACTAACTTCATAAGTACCAGCACCACCAGTAGTTCCTGTTAATTGTGAAAGTATAGTTGTACCAGCTGTAACACCTGTACCTTGAATTACCATACCTGGTTGGAAAGAACCACCGTTTGCTGCCATAGCTGCAATTGTCATTGTAGTACCTGAAATGCTACTACCTGCTGAAGATATACCTGTTTCAGGTTGAACTATGTCACCATCAACCCATCCTGAACCACCATTAGCAATTTCTACAAATGTAACTACTCCACCTACTACAGTGATATCAGCAAGTAATCCAGAACCTGTTGGTGAAGATAAATCTACTAATGGGATATTATTATAAACACCATCAGCAATATTAGCACCAGCATTTGTGATTGCTAAACTTAAAGCTACATCATCTGTGTAAGCTGTGTTACCAATATGGATAACATTATTTTGTGGTAAACATGGATCTACACGGTAGAATTTGTTTACATATTTAGGATTAATTTCCTTAGACTTGTTAGACTCTTGGTATCCACCATGGAAAGGACCAATTTTATCATTCTGATAAATTGAACCTGCAGCAAGGATAAGATTACAACATCCTATTGTTGTTGCACTATATGTTGTTGGAACAACAGTCCAGGTTTTAGGGTTTACAAATCCAAAAGATCCTCCAGGAAAAATATTCCCTGTAGTACCAAGTTGGCCACCATTTAATCCTGTATAACCTCCACCACCTGCCAAGGTAGTACCAATGAAGGTTTTTCTAAAGGCATGATTAAAATAACTCATTGTTTTTTGTTTTAGTTAATAAATATATACTATAATATAGTAAAAGTTTTTGAAATAACAAAATTATTTTAAGAAAAGTAATTTATATTTAGTAGAATTAATTGCATCCTTTACTAAATCTAAGTTGTTTACTATCTCAGAATAAGGTAACATCCCTTGGAGTTTGTTTACCATAGCATAAATATCTCTAAGATATGATACACCATCTGCTACAGTATCTAAGGTTCTTGGTGTTACTTCAGAATACTTTAATAGTTTTTCTGCAGCTCCCTGATATCCTTCAACTAAGGTATCTGCAAAATCAGGTATAGCATCATATAACTCATTAAGAGCTTTGTGTGCTGCATAAGATCCATCACCTGTTACTTTAAGATGTAGCTTATGAAAACTTGTTCTTGCATTCATAAGTTCTGAAGCACATGCAGATACCATAGTATCTAATGAACTACCACCAACTCCTGTATCTGGAGTAGGTTGTGGTTTAGCTGGTTCTTCTTTTGGTTGAGTAACTGTAACTTGTGGTCTAGCAATTGTTTTTGCTGGCTCCGGATTTCTTTTTAATAATCTTGTTGACATTGCTTTTAGTTGTTACGTTCTGCAGTTTCTGTACCTCTGGAGAATTGGTTAGTTGACTCAATATCTCCTGCAAGTATACTCACTGCTTCATCTATTATTAATTCTATTATATCATCTTTAAACTCACATAGTACTTCAGTTGTAGAAGCAACATTAGTATAAGGGTCCACACATCCTTGGATTTGTATTTTAATAGGTTGTCTATAATATACTAAGTCAGCTTTTTCTATATGAAATGCATTGTTAGTATAAACATTTACTTTGTTACCTTTTAGAGTAGCAAAGGTTTCTGCCCATTCAAAACTAGGTTTCTTAGCATCATCTCTAAGTAACTGATTTAAGTTACCTTCTTCAGCAAGATACACAGTCATCCTTCTTTTATCACAGCATTCTTTGTTAGCAAAGACATCTACTCTTTTCCACTGCAGATACTCAAGAGGTAGTGTGGCTTCATAGTATATTTCCTTATCAGTAAGAGATAGATCATATGTAGACAATAGTACTTGAAGATCATCTTTTCTTCTAGTAGATTGCTCATCACCTTCTTTAACTAAGTTGATACCATGTAGCTGTCTTCTTACCCACTCCACCTGAGCTTTATTAAAACCCTCAACAATTTGCCAACACTCAAGATTATCATAATCCTGAGAATCAAGCTTGTTGATCCTTTGTTTTATCTTTATGGTAATAGTACTATTAAGCATGTCTTATTTTTTTCTTTTTACAGAGCCGCCTTTTTTAAAAGCTTCTTTATAATCTCTATCTAATATTTTTTTTCTATGTGTTCCTTCTTCTGAATTCCAATCAATATTATTCATATTGTTCATTTCATTAAGTTGGGCATTTTTATTATATTTTTGATTCCAGATTCCTTCTTTGTTTAAACCTGTTCCTAATCTTTTATTATTAACACCAACTGCAGGAGATCTTAAATAATTTTCAAAAGCAGATCTATCTTCTTTTTCTATTTGTCTATATTGATCTTCAGTACCATAACCCATATTTGGTTTTGCTGGTGCAAATGGTGTATTAGGTGTAGTTGTAGATGGAAAAGCTTGATCAAGTCTTTTAGTATCTGATTCTGTTAAAGGTCCAGCATATGTATTTTTAAAAGACATACCATCTTGAGCTTTCTTAATAGACTTTTTTACTGAAGCTTGTCTAGCTTCATTAGCTTTTCTAAAGAATGTAATTGGATTTTCTTTTTTAGTTTTTTTCATCTTATTTCTTTTTAGCTTTTGCCATTTTCTTAAAAGTAAGAGCTAATGTTTTAGCTTTACCTGTACAACCTGGTTTAGTAATTGGAGTACATTTACCTTCAGTACCTCTACGTTTAATAGAGGCTGAAACTTTTTGCATCCATTTTTTGTCAGACTTTTTAGTAGGCATGGTTATCTTTTTTTAGCTCCGCCCATTTTTTTAATAACACCTCTACCTTTTAAGATATCAGCTCTAGTAACTTTACCATCTTTGTTTAAATCTGGAAAACCACCTTTTTTAAATCTAGGTCTTTCACTAACACATTTTCCAGAAGCATCTTTCACCATACCTCCACGGCAACCAGGTGACACAGCTCTATTAGTAGTAGAACCACCTTTCTTAAGGATACGTCCTTGTTCAGATCTTGGATTACTACTATACATTGGCATACCCATCATTGGTAAAGTTGCACCACCCATAGCATATTTTTTCTTAGCACCACCAAGTTTCTTTTCTTCTGTAGGTTCATTTAATTTTTTTCTAGCTTCTTTTCTAGTCATTCCGGGATTAGCTTTTTTAATCTCTGATACTGCTTTTCTTTTTTTACTAGCATCAGCAATCATTTTTCCAGCAACAGCAGCTGAGCCACCAATGCTACTTACAAGACCAGCAATTAAACCAGCACCACAAGGTCCACAACCAACTTTTTTTCCACCAACAGATATTGGACACTTTCCAGGAGGGCATTCTCCAGGACCACTTTTAGCCATTTTCTTAACAGCAGTAACCTTACCACCATCTTTCATTTTACCACAACCGTATTTACAAGTTTTCATTTTATATATAGTTTTAACAATTCCACTTTCTTAAAGACTTATTGATCCTTGAATCAGGATCATTAGCTGTCTTAGAGCTTGTTAGTTTTTTCTTCATCCCACTCATCCTAGCACAGAAACTTTTTCTTCTCTTAGCAGACTTGCTATCTGGATCAAGCTTTGATGGTTTAGTAGTCACAGCTGTCTTAAGTTTACTACCAGGATTAGCTGCCCTATAGCTTGCTACACCTTTAGCATTAAGCCCACCTTCTGGATTCTTACCTGCTTTTCTTTGCCATGCTGGTGACTTAGCCATGATTATATTTTTTTACCACCAGCAAGATTGGTAAACATCTTTGCTTGTTCTAATGCAGCTTTCTTTACTTCCGCCATCATCTTAGCATCCTTTTGAATTTCTGCTGCTCTCTTTAATGTGGACATAGCAGATTCAATTTCCCATTTTCTCATCTCAGCTTTATTACTACCAAGTCCAATTGATATACTTGTTGTACTTGCTTTTTTAGCTGGTGCTTTTTTAGTTGTTGTTTTTTTAATTGCCATGACTATTAATGTTTTTTAGATGTTCTCAATCCTTTAGAAGAAGCTTGTCTTCTTAATGAATTTCCTTTTATTGTTGCTCCACCTTTTTTATACAATTTTGCAGCCTTTTCACGTCTTTCTTTTCTTCCTTCTGGTGTATTCTCATATTTAGCTTGACTGCCTATCTTTTCCAGTACATTTGCAGGCTTAGGTCTAATTCCAATTGTATCCCCTCTATTATTATCAGTATTGATTGATATTGATCTTTTACATTTACATGCAGTAGAATCCCATTTCTGCATTGGTGGGCATTGTTTTGGTTTACAAGGTTCCATTTTAATTAATTTAATGATTATACTTTTTTAACCCTTCTTCCCATACCTACTCTAGACTTCTCAGCTTTTTTAGCAGCTAGTTTAGAAGGAGTTAATTCATACTTTGTTTTAGGTGTATCTTTAGATACTTTTTTTGTAGGCCGGCAGTATTCATTTTTACCACCGGCACCACAAGGTTTTCCTGATTTAGTATCTTGCCATTTCTCTGCTTGCCATCTTTTGAGGTTTGAACCCTCTTTAGTTTTTCTCACAGTACCTGATCCTTTCCTACATTTAGCAATAGCTTGAGAAGCTCTTGCTGAAGGAAACACAGCATACTGTGCTTTTACTCTATGATAGCATGCATCTTTTGGCATAACTTATCCTCTTCCAGGTGTAGCTTTTTTAGGAGCTTTACTTCTTGGTTTAGAAGGTTTCTTAGCTGTGTTAGAAGCAGCAGCTTTAGGATTAACACCAGATTTAACACCTTTGCTACCTGCAGATTTAGTTGCTACTAAATTAGCATTAGCATTCACCATACCACCTGTTTTCATTTTTTTAGAAATACCTTTACCATATAGTTTATTAGATCCTGTAGGTGGAGTATCAGATTGAACTTTTTGTTCTTCTGGTGCAGATGAGGGTGTTGCCATAGTAGCTGGAGAATTACTTTTAGTTGTTGGTCCACCTACTCCATATTTTTTAGTACCACCTTTTTTCATCATTGTTTTACCATACATAGCTTTAGATAACTTTTTCATTTTATTTTTATTTTATGAGTTCCAATACTTTTCACAGGCAAGGTTAAGATCTTTCAAAAGGTCCTCATTTAAAGGGTTTTTCATGAACTCAACTACATCAGAAACATTTCTACCAAGTAAAGCACTTGACTTAGCATGGTAAATATATCCATCTGCCTTATTTATAATATACTTAAAAAAAACGGAATCTCTAACAATTGATTTAATTTTTAGTGTTTCCATATCTAAAGTTGCAGTCTCCATGAAGGATTTTGCAGCTCTTTCTTTGTTGGTTTCTCCACCTTCACCATTGATATGTCTATCCATATTCTCATAGATAATGTCTAATGGTGTTGATCTCTTATATTGTGTACTGTTGATATCTACTACTTTTGCAATGTAGAATAGCTTAGTACTGTTTTTGTCAAATAATTTTTGTAGTTCAGACAATGCTTTATTACGGAGTTTTTTGTACTCTGTTCTATACATTACAGTTTCTTCTTCTTTATCTAAGTAAAACTTAGGAGGAACTGCTTTGGATCTAGCATCATCAAAACTTTTTGCTACAATAGAAAAACCACCTGCCTCAATAGCATGTAATTTAATTCTATCATAAGGATCTCTTGGGTCTAAGAATAAAGGATCATTACTACAAGATATAGATATCTTGTTCCAGAACTCTGCATTATCTGGTTTAAGTAATTTTACTTTATTCCAAAACTGAGGATCATCAAGTTCAATAACATTTGCAGCTAGTTCTTTTTCAAGTTCAACTATTGCAGATCTTATTTCTCTCACTCTAGCTTCTCTATCTTCTTGATTAAGTAATTTAATCTCTGGAGCAAATTCATTTAGACCAGTGATGTATCTTACTACACCATTATTTTCTAAACAAGCAAGTTGCTCATTATGAGTTACTCCATCAAATAGAGAGATACCATATTCTTCTAATCCCATGTTAGAAGCTGAATTGTCAAAGAACGGGCGGACAGCAATTGTTGTTTGTTTAACTGTTCCTTTACCTGTTTCCACCATTGTGAAATTTTCCATGTTTGTTGGTTTTATATTGTTGGTTATTAAATCTTAAAAAAAAGGGAGGAGTTTCCCCCTCCCTTGTATATATAGAGTGGATTAGAATGATCCACCTGTGATTGGGTTTCTCATGACTATCTTCAACACCTTGGTCGGATCCTTAACCCAGATAGCCGGCATTGTTTGGCTCATCATTACACGGTATCCATTGAATTGTCCAGAAGACTGGAATCCTTGGCTACGTCCCATGTAATCCATAGTACCATTTTGATACCACCATTTCAATTGATTATCCCAAGACAATTTCAATAAGAAGATATTGTCATTAGTGTTATCAGTGATGTCAAAGATAATGAATGAATAAGAACTTAATGGGAAACCATCAATGATTGGGTTCTCAATGTCATTAGTATGAACATTGTCAAATGCTGGGTTCAATACAAACTTAACATTTGCCAAGAATGGAATTACATAAGAAGTGTAAGCAAATCCAAAGTTCAAGTCCATACCTTTACCAGTGATTGCACCAATATCAGCAGCCTGAATTAATAAACCTGAAGATACTGCTTCACGTTTGATAGCTTCATTTACCATTCTCATTCCACCCATACCTGTTTGTACAACTAGTGAACGCTTAGGATCTGGACCTTGGAATTCAACTTTACCATTGAAGAAGTTGTAGATCTCTCCACGGAACAAATCAAGTGTAAAGTTATTTTTGTTGTATACTCTTTTGAATGAGTTATCCAACTGTTTCCAAAGACCCACTGATAATCTTAGATCATCTGGACCATCTTGACGTACTCTACCTCCTTGTCCCCACATTAAGTAAGTCTCAATATCAGAAGCAATTTTAGTTAAGTGAGCAGCTTCCATTGTAGTTAAGAAAGTACGTGATAAGTCTCCGTTATCAAATGCTTTTTTAACTTTGTCTTTACCCATAACTTTAACCATATCTTCTAAAGATGTGATTGATGGATCTACAGATTTGTCAAATGTTCTCCAGATCTCAGTTACAGGAACTGTACCATCTGCATTCATACCACCTTTGATCATCAAGTCAGCACGGCTAGAGATAGAATAATGTACGTGAGCTTCAGCACCACCAACAAAGTTATAGAATTCACGGAATCCTGTTCTTGTTGTGATGTCAGAGAATCTCTCACCATACTCACCTCTTGCAGAACCTTTACGGAAAACTTTAGTACCATTAGCTAAGTACTTGTTATCCAAATATTTGAAGTTGTCATTGTTTACTAACTGTACAGTATAGATATAAGCATCTCCTAAAGGAAGGATGTCTTCTGCAGTTATGTACATCTCAACACCATTGTATTTGTCATAAGTGATGATATCACCATGTCCAAACTCACGTCTGCTAAGTTTGATACGGAAGGTTGAGCCTTCAATACCTTTAAAGTTGTTTTCTGGTTCAATATCCTCAAGGATGTAAGGTAAGTCTACAGACACAGGAGTCTGCCACTTATACTCACCACGAGCATTATCAACCATAATTACATTTTTACCACCAAAGCTAGACATTTGGTAAAGAGGCATTTCTACCTTCTGAGCCATAGCCCAAAGGTCCACTGGACCTAAATCCATTGGTTCTGCATCCTTTAACATGTTAACCAAGTGATAAGAGTCTACATGTGACGTAGCATTGTACGCGGTATCCCGTAGAAATATACCATTGTTTAAAACTGGAGTTGCCATTTTATATTTGTTTATTTGTTACTAATTAAAATCTCTTAAACATGTTTGCTCTTGAGATGGTTTTTTGTGGAGCCCTAGTAGTTGTATTTCTTCTCTCAGGTTCTTCATACTGAGTAGATGCTGTACTTCTTCTAGCCTCTTCTGTTTTCAATTGTCTTACTACTTTTTCTGTAGCTTGTCTTCCACCTTGATCTCTTACTCTATTTTTGTATCCATTAGGATCAGCAAGTAACCATAGTGCTTCAGCAATAAGATCATGTCTTGGTTCTACAAACTGATACTTCTCAAGTAAGTGTCCAAGTAAATTTGTAGGTTTACCAGAAATTGAAGGGTAATTAGGTTGTACTAATCCTGAATAAAGTAACCCTTGAGTTTTTTTATCAAGTTTAATTCCACCTAGATCACCTCCAGCAAGAGTGCTGTATACATTATCTGTATAAGCTTTTGCTGCAGCTTGCTGTTGATCTTTTTTCTCTTCTTGCTCTGCTAGTTGTCTTGCAATAATTTCTTCTTGCATTCTATCTAACTTAGGTTTGAACTGGTTAGCTTTTTGCTCAAGCTTATCCATGTCTTGCCAATCTTGGATTTCTGATTCTATTTCTTCAGCTGTTCCAAAGTTTGTAGCATAAAGATATTGTCTTGCAATCTCAGCTTGATCATATTCATCAGATGGATCAAGTTGTCTCATTTCCTCTACATGTGCCAAGGTTCTAAATAAACCTTTAAGATCTTGACCACCATCAGCTACATATTTAGCTGCATACTGTAGTTCTTCAGGAAGTGAATTGAAAAATTCTTTAGGTACATTATTTCTTACTTTGTCTTCTCTTTCTTGGAAGTTAGCTTCAAATAACTCTCTAAAGTCTTTAGTGGTATATTCTTCTAATGGTTTGTCATCATCAAAACCAATAAGAGTACCTTCTTCAATCATTTTAGCTGCAAGTTCAGCAAGACCAGATTTATCAACCTTTGGTCTTCCTTTATTACCAGCCTCTTCTTCTTGTGCAATTAGACCATCAAGCTCAGCAATGGTTTCATCAACTTCTGCTTTCTTTTCAGCTGCTTCCTCTTTTTCTTTTGGAGAAGCAGGTGAGTTGTCAAGGAACGTGGTGTCTACATTTTCTTTTGAAAATAAAGACTTTGGTTTATCATCTTCTTTACCATCTTCAGGAAGCATTACACTTTCTGCTCCAGGTATTCCAAAGATCTCATCAATATTTACATCTACTTGACCTACCGTTGTAGTGTCTAATGTCTGGGTTTCCCCAGTTTGGTTTGTGTTTTCCATAAGTGTTGGTTTTTTATGTTATACTTCAATATACAAAATAAACTTGATAAATTTAAAACAGAAGAAAAGTTTTTCTGCACTATATGGCTATACTACTTTTTATTTTTCACTGAACCACCTTTATCATATTTGTTTTTATTCACTCTTGCTACTTGAAGTTGTTTATCAGCTATCTCTCTTTGAACTTGTAGCTTCTCTCTTTCAATAGCATTCTTATCTCTATCTAACATAGTTCTGGTAGCTTCTTTATCTCTTTGCAATTGATTTTGCATTTGATATTGCTCACTTTGTCTTATATCTTTTAAAGCATCTTGGTAATCAGATATCTGATTCTGATTAATATCAGCCATAGATCCATAACCAGCAGCTCTAATTTCAGCAATAAGTATTTCAGTTTGTCTATCTTTCTCTTTCTCAGCAGCAGTAGCATCAATCTTCATCTTCTCAATCTCTTGTTGTTTCTGAAGTTGTTGTTCTTGCATTTGCTGTTGTTGTTGCATTTCTTCTTGTTTTTGCTGCTGTTGTTTTTGCTCAGAAGATTTAAGAGCACTGTTAAGTTCAGCAATAGAATCAGATTGAACAATTTTACCAAGATCATAGATAGAAGCTCCTGTAGTATTATTCTGCATAGCCATTTGTTTTAACTGTTCTAAAACAGCTCTGTGGTTTGCGGTTGTACTACAGAATATATTAAGATCTCTCATCAATAAGTCAGTACCATTTATTTCAAAGTTTACTTTCTCATCTGCTGTAGTAATATAACTTAATCTGCTTGATGGTTTTGTAGAGTGATAATACTGCGCTAAGTCAGTTCTCATCTGGTGAACTCTTGGCATTAAGTAATCACAGTGCTGAACAAAGAACATTTCTGTTTGAGCATATGAAGAAGCAGCAGCTTGTTCTACTCCGGTAGCAGTCATTTGAGCTATTTGTTGTCCCATCCTTTGTGGAGTTACACCTATTACTTCATAAGCTTGTTGCTTGAAGTGATTAGCTAACTGTATCCTTGACATTAATCTCTCTGTCTGAGATAGATCTAGTTTTTGGAAATGCTGGAAGTTTAATGCATTCTCTGTATTTGTGATAGATGTATCTAGAGGTAGCATCTGGAAGTTCTTCATTGCTACATATGCTTTAGCATAATTACCTTTCCCCCAGTCTTCTCCTAATGAGTGTCTTGGTAAAGTATTCTGGTCAAGCATGATAATAGTTCCTAGTTCATCTACTAATATATCTGCAATCTGATTGTTAACTATATTATATCCAATCTGGTATGGTTTCATTAAGTCAATAAGTGCAGTAGACTTAGTATTTCTATCTGAGAATACAGATCCTTCTACTGGAAGTTTACATCCATACAAGCTATTATCACCTTTAAACTGAAATCTTAGTGGTCCTATCTTAGGTTTATCAACTCCAATATACATAGGAGTAAATCCTCCCGGATTATTCATACCCCAGAAAGAAGGTATGTTTGGCCCTATCTTTATACCACCCCATACTTCATTGATCCATATCCAGTCAATATGTTCACCGTAAACTAAGTTATCTTTAGTTTTGTTTTTCATCAATCTGGTATCATAAATTGGTTTAGTAGATATTGTGTAATCTTCATCTACTATATCCATCTCTACTTTACCATTATCATCTATACTTATTAGATGCCCTATTTTTCTCTGAGACTTCCAATATATAGTTGATACCCTTAATAAGTATGCTGTACCTTGATCATAGTAATCCTCACCTTCAGATAGTATTTGAGTAATGATATCCCCGCCTTCTAATACAGTACCACCCATTGCAGTTGTATACTGTCTATATGCTAATGAGGGCATATTAGTATTCCAATCATGTGATTTGGTACCGTCATAAAAACTACCATCATTTTGAAGACCACCAATTGTGTATCCGGCAGATCTGATTGGGTATACTGCTTCTAAAGCTCTTAATTGTTCTTCATCCATCAGATATCCATATCTATCAATAACATCAGCAGGAGTCATCATATCTGTCTTACCGGCCCAGTTAGCTTGAGATATATATCTAGCATCTGGAGATTTATGATAAAATGAAATAGCTGGATTCCATAACTCTACTTCATAATCATCTTCCATCATGCGGAAATGCCAGAACTCTCTATCTGTAATTAACATGTCACGGAAGCCTCTTTCTTCAAGTTCATCCATTCTGAATCTTTCTACATCCACTTTATGTTGATGTGTAGCCCACTCTTCTACCATTGACCTGTAATCTTTTCTAAAGTACATTTCAATTTCAGGAAGGGATTTTAATTTCTCTGGTGATGTCTCTTGTTGGAATTCTTCTGAATCAGGCTGAAGTCCTTTATCCATAAGTGCAGAAGATACTTTAAGTCTTGCATCTTGTAATAGAACATCTTCAACCATTTGTCTTTTCTGCTCTATCATCTCATTGTATGAATGTTCATCAACAGCTCTATAAGTCAGCTTAGTTGATCTTTTAGCAAATTCAGCCACCAGAACATTAATAACATTTGGTATAATTGGATAGAACTTTAACTCTAATGCAGAAACATCTTCTTTAGTTAAAAGATCCACAATGTCTCTGTAATCATTATTTTCTTCTACTATGTAGTCTGACTTATCTATAATACCTTTTGCAAGTTTATAGTTCTTCATCAGTCTTCTAGCATTTCTCCGGATTTGTTTTAAGCCTTGCCACTCCAACCAGTCTAAATTCCATGCTGCCCACTTCTCATCCTTTTCTTTTTTTGTAATAAACTGTAATGGTTGGGTGATACTACCCATTCTATTATTTTCAGTTGTGGCTCCTCCTTTTGCTTGTAAAGCATTTATTATCTTCATAGTACCTATTTAATGTTTTTAAATGGAGATCTTGTTATTCCTTTTGCTAATGAATTACCAGAACCTCCCATATGTCTAAATGGACTTCTATTTAATTTAAACAAATTTTCTGACTTTTGCAAGTTTTTGGCCATATCATCCATGATTGTTCTTGTTGCAAACCCTCTATTTGATTCTTGAATTCTCATGAATGCAACCAGAGCAGCAAAAGAAACTAGTCTATCCACATTGACTCCATCTGCATATTCTCTCATTTCTTTAATTAGCATGGGGTCAGGAATCCTTTCTATACCATATTTTGTTCTAACAATAGTACCATCAGGTTTTGTTTCCACATCTATTTCTTCCTTACAATATTCTATGGCATAACTAAGAAGATGGGCCTTGAAAAGAGTACCTGTATTTTTCCAACCATACTCCTGAAATACATTGGCATTAGAACCAAGGTCTTTTAGAAACATGATCTGACCTTTAGGTACTAGATACTTTTGTTTTTTTCTAGATATCATATACTGGATAAACAAAGATATGTTATTCTCTATAAGTGTCCAGGCATTGTACCACTCTATAATTAGTTCTAGTTTCTGGTGGGTTTTGTTTATGTCATCAAATCTGCCACACCATGCAGCTACTATTTTACCTTGTTCTATATATGTCTCTGTTTCAACACCAGTAACTTTAGTTACTTGAAGTGGAGCTTTCATTACATATATGGAACATAGTGATTCTGAGGTAGTTGTCTTTCCTTCAGATACAGGGTCAATAGATGCATAATATGTTTGACCAAACTGTGCATCTTTGATGGGTCTTTCCCACACTACTAATACACCTGTTTTATCTTCAGTTTTTTTAGATATAGGAAACTCAGATATAGGTCTTTTGTTTGTAGGCATTACAGCCGGTTTACCATTCTCATCCGTGCTTATGTCTAAGAACTCATAACCATATGTCTTTTCCTCTATTCTTCTTTCTTGTGCTGCAAGTAAATGTGTTGGGAATACAGATACAGTTCTATGGTCAAATGCTTCTTTTATATTCCTTGGATGCTGAGATATCCTAAGCTGATAATCTTCAGCACTTAGTTCTTTCTTCCATTTCTCAAATTGTTCATCCAATGCTTTTAATGCAGCTTCTACAAGTGAATTACCATATTCATCTATATGTGGTGGCATAGACCATTGTTCAGGAATAAATAAACCTGACATACCTATAGTACCTTTATCATCTATCAGATTTGTTTCTACAGCATATATATCTTTAGATAAAGGATTAAGAATCATATCTCTCAATGGATTACACTGAGACAAATCACCCACAGATCCAGCAGCTATAAACATTCCTGTAGTCATAAGACCAGATCTCATGGCTGGGCGCATGTACTCATATGTCTGATCCATCTTAGGAGCAATTCCAGCCTCCTCATGAAAGAAGTATTTAACTGGACCCCCTACACCATTTGTTGGATCTTTCTCAAATGACATACCTTGTATAGTACCTTTAAGACCCACTTCTGTATTTCTATCTCCTCTTCTTACTTGGATCTTTTGTTGCCACATCATCACTTTATCTGGTGACATAGGTCTATACCATGCAGTATGCTCATTTAAGAATGCTGCATATTCCTGTAAGAATTTCCAGGATCCTTTCTCATTGATGTAGTCTTTAAGACTAGCTCCCATCTTAAGAGTAACCCCGGCTTCAAACCATTGCTGGTTTATAAACTTACCCATATGATAATAAGAAGAAGCTATCTGCCGTTTCTTTAGTATAGCTGAGTGTTTATAGTTTAGTTCTGCTAACAACTCATATAAGGCCATATGATACTGAGCATCCCTAATTTTAGCAAAGCCAAACTGCTGAATCTCTTTATCAAAGATAGGTAAGAAGTTTAGCCACATGTAGTATTCTCTTGCAAGAAACCATGTGTTATCTCCATCTTTTACTATAATACCTTTACGGCATTTTGTTTTTTGATCATCCCAGTAGCTTATAAAGTCTTTGGATTTAAATGGAGCTGTAGTGTATACTCCATCTTTTTTAAATTTGACTGACTCAGATATGAAAACTCTATTGGTAGTTTCATTGAAGTTGTACTTACCTGGTTCCTTAAATAGTTCAAAGATAAAGTTACTGAACTCTTCTCTGGAGTCAAAACTTGTTGTTGTCCAGTTTCCATTGTCATAGGTTGGTATGTCTTGATAAATTTCACTCATAATTATTGGTCATATGCCACACCAATACCACCTCTAACTCTACTTGATTGTTCTTCTTGAAGATCTTTATAAGCTCCTTTGAAAGACTGTCTGATAGCTTCATAGTTTTTAGCTGCACTAATAAGTGAGTTTATATTCCCGTCCCTACCTGCAGTTATAGTTGTTACTTCCATATATCTTGCTAATCTATCTAACATGGATGCAATACCTTTATATGCTCTGGATGTTGGGGTTTCATACATTCTTTGACAGAACTGTAAAGCTGTGAATACAGCATCATCTTCTGTTGAGAATTCACCTTCTATCTGTTGCATTATTAGATTCTCTTTATCTATATCTGGTGTATAGAAAAATGGATTCATATCCGGATTGGGACATGTCATGTAGAAAAGATATTGGTATATTTTTAGGTAATCATCCGGATACTCTTCCATTATATCTTTAAGAGCTTTTAGTGTATAACAGTGTTCTGTTGGTACCACAATATTATTCTGTACATCAAAGAGTTTGATTAACATATTTATTTCTTTTTAATTGGGTTATCTTTCATATAATGTATAACTGCCTGCACTTCATCTACCAAGTAAGGTATAGAGATTGGTATAACTTCTTTTATTACAGGTTCCCCTCTCTCATCTTTCTTTGTAATAGGATAGCCCCAGTTATCTTCTCTTTCAACTTCAAATGTTATATGATGAACAAATATTCTTCCTGGTTTTAGTTTGGGGTTATGCTTCAATATAATATACATATAAATACTCAATTGTAAAGCATAGTGATTAAAGTGGCAGTCATCTAAACTATCTACCGGTGATAACATCTTATCAGTTACACCTTCCCAGTTAGTGAAACCTTCCATCTTAATTTCTTTATTAGTCTTGTAGTCAATAATATTTACTTTACCATTGACTACTTCAACTAAATCTGACTGGCCACATAAGCCTGCTGACTTAAGATAGACCATATGTTCTGGATACACGCCTGGTTCTAGTTTTTGATTTGGTGCCACCCTGATACCATTATTTTCACCGGATGGGCTAAATACAGGTACAGTAACACCTTCTCTCTCTAATGAAGCTAAAGAACATAAATCATCCTCTCTTTGGTTATGATACCATGTACCAAGGGTGGTAGACCTATCAGCTTCATTTTTCCAAATCTCTTGTATAATAACAGGATCTACACCATACCATTTAGATGTCTTTTTCTTGCTCACCTTCTCTGCAGTTTTCTTTGCATCAAATGGTTTTTTTAAAGCAGATATTACTGTAGTTACACTAGTCCAGTTTATCTTCTCTTCAGGATTTAAACTCTTATAGCTATGGTCCTCAGCTGTAAATATTATACTCATTTTTTCAATTGTTCTAAAGCAAGTATTGCTATGTTAAAGTTATCTATATCCTCAGACATAAGCATTGTCTTTAAGTTCTTTACCACATCTGGTTCAATATTTTTATTTTCTTCCATCCATTCTAGATAGTCAATAGTATTTCTAACTGCTAATGCATGGTTTATCATACTACCAGTTGTAATAGATATTTGTCTCCCTTGGGGAGCAATACCATCAGTCATGAAGGATTCTAGTTCTACCCATTTCATGCATTTTCTATAATTGTGTTAGCTAATAAAACTGATGCATCATCTTCAGACATAAGCATCTTCCTGATATTACTTACTTCTTCTTGAGTAAACTTCCCTTCCATACAAGCTATCTTAAGTCTTAGAAACTTATTCTCAAGTTCTAATCTTTCTAGTCTACCTAGAATTTCTGATAATGTACTTGTTGATGTAACTGAAGGTGGTATACTCTGTAGTTGCTCCCATATACCATTTGTATTTATATTTGTGTTCCCAGGAATTGTATTAATAGTCTTATTAGGATCACTAACATATATACCTGCATTATGCAATCTATCTGTAAACTTTGACATATTATTAATCTTTAAGATTATCTAATGCATCTTCTTCCTCTTCTGTAGCAATTGCATCCCATTTATCTAATGGACATGATGATGATAGAGATCTAGTCTTGAAATTAAGTGAACATCCACATTCATTACAACATGGAGCAGTGCCCTTTACAGCACATTTTCTTCCTTTATGTTCACAGTCCTCACAGATAGAATATCTTAGTCTTGCTATTTCTTCTACTGTTTCATCCCGGATTACAGAGTTAGTTATACCTTCAATTATCTGATTCCGGTTTTGCCAAATTAGTTTTAGTGTGTTTTTCATTGTTCATTCTTTTTAAGTTTATACTCTTCTTTCTTATTTAAAGTTTCCTGTTTTTTTAATGCCAGCTTGTCTAATTGCTTTTCTATATGATCTAAAGCTAATAGTTTTTTTTCCAACATCATCTTGTGGTGATAAGCATTAAATGTAGATGTGTCATGGTTGGTAAGTGCTTTTTTATATCTAGGCACCATCTTTCTTACAAAGCTTTCTTTTATAACAAATTGACCCAGACCCTCTACATTTATTCTTAAATGTTTTAACCCAGTTATATTACTCTTTACTTCTTTATAATAGTACTCAATTAAATCCTCAACCAAATTAATTGGGATATTTAATTCTTCAGCTACTTCTTTATACAAAGACTTTGACTTCTGTGGTATCATTTACCTAAAAATTTAAAGTCTAAAAGTATGTCTCCTTCAGTCTGCACTTTTAAAGCTGGGTCAATAAACACAACTTTTTTATTTGCAGGATCTTTGCTTACTAAATTATTCTTCTCACATTTATTAATACAGTTTCTTACTGTTTGCTCTGACTTAAATATCTTATGTTCATCAGATGCTTCATAACAAAAATGAGAGAGTTCAATTGGACCAAGTAATGACAACAGAGTTAAACATTCCAGATCAGACTCACTCATTGTTATACGGTTAATATAACAATGAGTTAAGATCTGAAACTTAATGACATCATTTCTTGACATCACTACTCTTTTCTGTACCTGATTAACTAAAGCCATGATTAGTCTTTCTTAAGCTTTCTTTTTGGAGCTTCTGTTTCTGGATACTCTAAGTCATCTTCTTCTTCACCATTCTCAGCATTCTTAGCTTCATTCATCATCATTGCATACTGCATCTGAAGACTCATTCTTTTAAACCTTGCTTCATCAATAGCTAGAAGTTTTTGTTCATACACTAGTTGGGCATCAAGATAAGGTACTGAATCTGTGTAAAATTCAAGCATAGAAGCCTTCTTTTCAGCTAGTTGCTCAGGAGTCAATTCCTCCTCAAAATGTTGGTTTTCCATTTTATATATTTTAAAAGTTTAAGCAAATATACAATTTTATGTTTAAACTAAATATATTTAAAACAAAAAATCCAGGCATACAAAGTACCTGGATTAGTATGAGTAAAATTATAATTTATTTTTCTCTTTGGTTTTTCATCCACAGTGCACCAGCTGTTCCTGCTAAGGCTGCACCTACAGTTCCTAATATCCCACCTTTGCTATCTTTAGATTTACCTTTGCTTTTAAATTTTTGTCTACATCTTTTTTTTCCAGGACCTCCAGGGCCAGCGCATTCAGACATAACATCTGTTGCTCCACCAACTTCATAGCTTTTCATTGATCTTATCATTGGTGCAGGTCCACCTTTTTTCATTGACTTACAAAATACTGTAGCATCTGTAACTCCTTTTAGTCCATTTTTCATAGTTATCTATTTTTAAGTGTTAAGTTTAATATAGTAAAAGAATAGAAGTTTCTGTTTGGGTCTATCTCTATAGAGAACAGATCAAGCATAGATACTCTAGCTCTAACGGTAATTGTTTTCCAATTAGGTTTGTGACTTTTCCAGTTGTTTCTAAACTTCATACTATAAGGATAATAACATATCAATTAATTCTTGCTGTGGAAACATATCCACTTTTCCTCTTATTATGTTAGTATGAGAATACATACCTGGAGTCTTGTTTGCTCTATCAAGATCTAATACATCAAATCCATCAGCTCCTCTTGCTTTAACATATTCTACTAAACCTACTCTAGGGTCAATATCATATTTGTCAGCTACAAAAAGGATCCATTGCTTCAATGTTTCAATCTGAGCATCTGAGTATTTATGCCAGAACTGAAAACCACGGAATGGTTTAGCCAACTTAACTATCTGGTTAGGATCTGCTGGTGTACCAACATAAGTCTTTCCATTAACTATCTGACCCATACAACATACTTCAATAGCTACAGAGTTTCTATGCATAACAGAATTACCTGTACCTGTGTGCCACCCATATCCTCCTTCTGGAAAACATTGGATTAATTCACCGTCATACTTGGTATTACCATTTCTTACAGATTGACCACCTAATATAAATTCAGTAGCTACATTACCTCTGTTATCTCTAGCCCACATATCAGCAACTTGGTATGGATCTTCCCATCCTGCTGTGTGGTGTAAGAATATCCATTGTTTTTTTACAGGACCAGGGAAGTAAGTTCCTACTGGCATATAATGTTTCTTAATCTCTAATGCTTTTTCTACTTCTAGATTCTCAGCATTGTCAGTATTAAGAATACCCATATGAGCCCAAGTCTTAGGACCAACTACTCCATCAGGTACTAAACCATTTTTCTTTTGGTAAGATTTTACTGCTGATTCTGTTTTTGGACCAAAGATTCCGTCAGCTGTAAGTTTTAAAAATTCTTGAAGAGTCACCACTGCTGGGCCCTTACTTCCTTTCTTTAAAACATCCATTATTTCTTACGGTTAAATTTTTTACTCATCATATGAGCAACCCATTTACCAACTCTTTGTAGTACTGGAGTCTCAGCTTCTACTTTAACTGTAGTGCCTTTATCTGTCTTAGTAACTTCTACATCTAATTTTCTAGAGTCTAGTACAAACTTCTTTTCTTCTTCATCAGCTTTTACTGTAACATCTACTTTAGGTGTATCTACTACTACATCTAATTTTTTGTCTTTTTTCTTAACACTTACTCTGGTTTTCTTTACCTTAACTTCAGCATTAATTTCCACTGGTGTTTTTGCTTTCTTTGCCATCTTTCTTTTTTTTATTGGTTATTGTTTTTTTATCTTGGTTATCTTCAACAGTTAGTTGAGATAAAGTAGCTGCTACTGTTCCTGCAGTTACTAAATAACCAGCTACTGTAACTACTGCTGCTGGTAATGTTATTGGAGCTGCAACTATTACTCCTGCTGCTGCACCTACTGCAATAGCAATCTTCTGTACATTCTTCCAGAATTTAGGAGTAGAAGCATTCCATCTTTTTTTTATATTAGTCATGTCTGCTATTTATTATGAATAACTTTACTGCATCTGACAATTCACTAACATTCTTTGCTAAGTTTTTAATTTCAAGCTGTGTCAGTTCTTGTAGTGCTTGATATTTTATTTGACTTTCTTGTTGTACTAGTTCTATTTTACCTTTTAATTTACCTTGTTCTTCTGTATTTTTTCTAACATCAGAGTGTATCATTTTTAAAAAGTATCCAAATATAGTAAAAATTAAACTAGCTATAAAAAGGATGAGTGTCATTAACCAGGTTTCCATTGTTATTATGTTATAAATATATATATAATAATATACAAAAAATAAATGAAACTACAATAGGTTAATAGGTATTTTTACTTATATTAAGCCATGTCAATGATTACTTCATACCCCATTTGCTCATAAGCTATCTTAGCATATTTGTGAGCTGTCTCTAAAGATTGAGTTTCACCTGCCTCTAAATCAGATTTATAACTTCCAATAGGAACATCTGTATATAAAATTTTACCTTCTTCAAATGTTGCTTTGTTTGCAAATGTTGCTACTTCACCTTCAATAGTGTTTCCTGGGAAATCACCTAAGAATCTGATTCTACCATAAACCTCTGGTAACTCAATACCTGTTCCTGAGATTGTAATCTTTTTTTCTTCTGTTGCTTTAATTAAAATTGCCATAATATATTTTTTTGTAAAGATAGTAATTATCCTAATAATCCTAAATTAGTTAATATAGTAACTAAGTCACCAACTGTTGCTATACCTGCACTTGATTGTTTATATAATTTAATTACATCTCCAACCTCTGTTCTAAAATGTGGTGCTGCATTACCTGCTGTTATGTCTGCTGAGTATTGTTGGAATGAATCAGTAATATTTGTAGATGGTACTGATGTATGATTTCTTACTACTAATGTATTTCCACCATCTCCCATAAATGTAGTTACATTGGCATCTGTTAATATAGTATTGTTTTTCCCACTTAATAATAAGCTACCATTACCTCTAAACATTTGGCTTTGGCGATAATCATTAAAGAATACATTAAATACTTCATTTGCACTATAAGTTATAAAACCACCATTACCTGATCTTCCTAAATGAATTGAACTATTACCACCATAAGTATCCTGAGAAGCATTACCAATTCTAATTGATGAGTCACCAGATGTTGTATTACCAATACCCATGACTATATTCCTCATCCCATTTATAGAATTAGAAGAACCAACAACAACATAATTATCAACGGAACCACTTAAAGTATTTGAATTACCAAATACTGTATTTGTATAATTAGCAATGGATGTATTTCCTGTTCCTACATACAACGAACCAAATGTATTTGTTTGTATAAAAGTTCCTGCTGTTGTATCTATTTTTGGATTAGATGGAATTACTATTGTGCCATTTCCTTGCACAGTTAAAATATTCGCACTATCAGCACTATTCCTAACTCTAAATGCTAAGTCAGTTGATAATGCACCTTGTGCTCTTACGTCAAGTCTTGCACCTGGTGTTGATGCTTCTGTCCCAATTCCTACCGTACCACTACTATTTATTGTAAATATGGGATTAGTTGTTAAATTACCTGCATTATTACCATGAACATTGAAAAAATTGACATTTGTACCTGCATTACCTATTCTTAAAGTTGCTTGAGCTCCTATCCCTGTAACATGAAAAACATTATGAAATTGATTTCTTATTTGTATATTATGAGTTTGTGTTCCTGATGAATACATGGCAACACCACCATTATTTCCAACCGTTAAGCTACTTCCTATTTGTATTGATTTAGTTCCTGCCGACTCAGGAAATACAAAAACACCGCCTTCACTTAATGCTTGAAACCTTACTATTTCTATGTTACTGGTATTGTCATTTTTAAATAAGGAAAGTTCAGACCCTTTATTGAAAGTACCTACTGTAATTTTTCTTAATCTTGTATATCCAATTCCCGTTACATCATTATTCTCTATTTCTAACATACTGTTAGAAAAAGTTGTTTTTCCATCACCCTGAGCAGAAATAATATTCTGCGTACCAGCACTATTCTGAATTTGAAATGGTATATCAGTAGCAGCAGTACCTACAGCCTTTAATCCTAATCTTTTTAATGTATTGTCATAAGTGAAGTTAGCATCTTGCTGAACTACTCCACCTGCTTGAAAGAATACTCTACCATCTGTTCCTGATGTTACAGCTGTTGTTCCTACTGTTATTCCACTTCCTGAGAATATTTCTTGGACAACTCCTGTAGAATCTTTATAGTGAACTAACTTATCTGCCTTATCATAGAAATAAGTACTGTTAGCTACAGATGCCCAATCTGCAGAAGTATCAGTAACTACTGTGTAGTTAATAGCTCCTGCCATTGTTGTTGTTACTGCTGTTACTGCCATGATGTAAATGTATTATAAAAGTTATCAAATATTAATTTTTCTGAATTAGACAGTGTATCATATTCAAATTCTTGCATAGACTTTACTTCTAATTTTTCAACCAATAAAAGAACATATCTTTTAACATCATCTTCTGTTACAAAAATTTGATTATATATATCTGTATTTTTGCTATTAGCTAAATTAATAAAATCTTGATAAGATAAGTTTTCATCTCCTGATAAATCACTTATAATATAAGTTTTTACTGCTGAATCAACAGTGCTTATTAGTTCATTATAGTCTAATAATATATCTACTTTAGTTATCATAATAATATATTTCCTTGATTATCTTGTGTATTTATTAAGCCTTGTGTAATGTTAGCATTTACTGGTGTAGTTGCTGTTCTAAATGAAGTATTAGCATATTTAACTGTAGCAGCAGCAGTTGAATTAATACAATTTGCAGATGTACTAGCTACATCAATAAGACAATTAGCTATTTCATTTAATGTTGCACCACTCATTCTAACAGCATGACCTCCTGCATTACTCCAACCCGAAACTATGGTGCAATTTAATAATGAAATTGCTCCTGCGTTTGATACAATTGCTCCTGCTGAATATAAGAAACAATTATAAAATTTATATCTTCCATCACCATAATTAAAGTGAAGTGCTATTGCATTTCCCGATGTAGAATATGCTTGGCAATTTTGAGCAATTGTGCTATAAAAACAAGTTCCCGAAACTGACCTTGCAATACAATTATAAATAGTTTGTGAGCCTAAAAGTTGCCCATCAAAACAAGCACCCGTATTAGTAGTTACTTGACAATTATAAGCACCATTAACAGCTTGAACTCCAATACCACTTGTTAAACAATTTATAACACATTCATAAATTGTGCTACTACTTCCTGATATCCCCGTACCACTTTGAGTAATAATAATAGATTGTCTTGCAATTCCTGATGAAAATCCACCCGAAGTACCCGTACATTCAATATAGCAATTATTAATTGTACTACCTGTATTACCACCAGCAATAGCAGTACCTCCACCATTTGTAATACAAGTTAAGTTGTTTGCTATAAAAGCATGTAAAGCATCACCTGACATAATAGGTGAATTTCCTGATGTAACAGTATATCTTACAACACAACCACTAAAATCAATTCTTGAAGAAATATATGCAGATGTACCAATGAATGCAAAAATTTGATTACCTGCTGATGCTGTATTTGTTCTTGTAATGTTTATATTATAAAATGCAAATGTTCCTCCTACTGTTGAGTTATAAGAAAACATTACTCCAGAGTTGTTAGTATATGTATATGTATGACCATTACCATTTATAATAACTTCACTTTTCATAGCAATAGTAACATTTGCTGTTTCAGTAACGTCTGCAAATAATTCAATAGTCTGACCTGCAGTTGCAGCAGCCATTGCTAAAGTTAATGTAGCATAGTAAGTATAAACTCCACTAGCATTTGAAATACCCCAAACACCAGAAGATCCTGTTACATTCACAGTAACATTATTACCAGAAGTTGTAGCTGTTACACCTGTTCCTGTAAAGTCAATTTGAGCTACATCAGATGTAAGTGTAGAACCTTCATCTAATATTTTAATTGATTTTCCTATATTAATCCCTGTACTCATTTTTAATATGTTTTATTTAATATGCAAATATCGCTATAAATACTATTACCTAAATTAGCAGCCCCCCATTGAACTGTAATATCTAAAGTATTAGCTATTGTTGTATCAAAGGTTGTGCTATTAACATCATTAAAAGCAAATCCTTCCGTAACACCATTTGATGTCTTAGTATAATGAAATGTACCTAATGTAACTATAGATGCTACACCTGACCCTCCTAATGCTCTTACAGTGAAATCTACATTCAAAGAGAATACATTGTTTGTAATATTAGTTATTGCCTTAGCACCACTGTCAGCTAATATAGAAGTACCATCCTTTACTTTTACTCTTATGGTTTGGTTATTAGCTACATTTAGTACGCCAGCTATTATAGCTCTAAAGCTATCACCTACTTTAAAGAAGTTAGCAGGTACAGATAAACTACCTACACCACCATTTATTAATGATGTCTCTACAGCTGTATTAGTAATAGGAGTACTGTTTGCTGTTTGAGCAAATAACCCTCCTGTAATAGTATAAGGATTAGCAGATAATATATTTATCTGTGTACTCATGCTTCAAAAGGTGGTGGTGTTGGCTTCGGTTCGTATGGTATTAAGTCAAGGTCTTTTACCCAAAGATAATCAGGGTTTACACACTGCTTCATTTCTTCAACTGATATTACCCAGTTGTCATTCAAGTCCTGAATAGGATTAAAATAAGAGTCAGGTGCATACCATTGTCCTAATAATTCGTCTTTTTGTAGCTCAGTTAATAAACCTACATAGGTCAACTTTTGTTCTGCTGTTAGTTGTGTTAGTTTCATATATTTCTATTTAATGCTGTTTGGAATGTTGTTACGCGAGAATTTAGGTTGGTTGCATCAGTATCAGTTAAACCGTCACCTATTGAGGCAAAAGCGTAATTTCTTTGTGTATAGTATTGGGCTGTTCCAGTAACATTTAACGCTCCTAAAAACATATTTAAATCGCCTCTTGCTCCATTTGCCCCTGTATAAGTGCTTCCTAATTGAGTATTATTTTTAAATAATTTTAAAACACTTGCACTTGTCCTTGTACCAACATAAAACCCAGTTGAATTTGTGTTTCCAGTTAATACTCCTGAGCCTCCATTAATATAAGCATAAGCATTATTTGAAAATCTTGCATATAAACCAGTTACAGCTGACGCATTTAAACCTCCAAAATCCAAACCTCCTAAATCATTATTTGTTCTTGAATACAATGATAAATGCATTGAATCATTTGTGCTAAATGCTGTATTTGGATTTAATCCCGTATTTGCATATCCATTAACACCACTTGTGTAACCGTTGGAATTCCATGTTCCTCCACCACTAAATGATAATTGATATTGAGCTGTGTTTTTAAGGTTGTAAGAATTACTACTTGAAGACGAACCTACAAAAGGATAAACCGCTTTCATCTTAGTCCACAATCCATCAGCTTTCATTCCTATTACAAGGTTGTTTATTGCATTAGCTTCTACTTGGTCTTGTATATCAGCATTTGTTACAAAAGCCTGTGCATCTGCATCACTTACTGTTTGAGTTCCTATTGAGCGTCCTAAAGTTGTTTGAAATGCTTGTACGGCTGTGTAAAAGTTAGCTGCTTCGGTATCTGTTAAGCCGTCACCTATTGAAGCGAAGGCTGTTTCTTTAGCTGAATATAAATCAATTGCAACATTACGCCTAAATAAATTAAGAATATAAGTACTACCTCCTGTATAGGTATTATTTACAGAACTTGTACCTATTGTAATTCCATTTCTATAAGTTTCAAAATCATTATTGGCTCTACGTGAATTTAAAATTAAACCTCTTGCATTTACTGTTGAAGTTGTTACTCTTCCAGCTATATTACTTCCTTGGTTGTTTAAATATTCATTCCCATTTCTTACTATAAAAACTTCATTTGTTCCAGCATTATCTCCGCTACCAAACTCGCAAGCTAAAGTAGTTGAGTTAGTTCTTATGTAAGTAGATATATGAGAATTTAAAACTGTTGTTGCATTAAAAGAAAAATAAGTATTACCCCATCCATTAATTCCACCAGGCAAAACTCCAGTACTTGAATGAGTTACACCGCCGTTCCAAAATATTCTAAACGCTGCATCCAAATCGCGTGGGTCTTTTAAGTTAAACTTATGACTTGTTGCCGTCCCACCAACAAATGGATACAAGGCTGAAAATTTTGACCATATAGAATACCCTTTCAAGTCAACTACCAAAGTATTGATAGCCGCTTGTTGTGTAGGGTCTGTTATTGCAGCCGCTGTAATGAATGCTTGTGCATCTGGGTCAACGGGAGGCACAGGCGGCACTAATGAAGCCAAATAAATACCAGTATTTCCACCTAAGATAACAGGCATAATTACGCTACATAAATGATTATAAACTCAGTTCCTGTTGCATCATAAGCAAAGGAAGTAAAATAGTTATTAATTGCATCAGCAGAGAAGTTTAATACTTCTCCTGGTTTGATAGTAGTTAATGAAGCTAACACAGTTCCATTACCAGCACCTACGTTAGCAACAGATACAGAATAAAAAGTAGCAGCAACAGAACTAACATTTCCTGATGTATTAGAAGGTCTCAACATTCCTGGTGTTCTAGCTAAACCAGTTCCACCATCTACAGTAATACTATTACCTCCATCATTAATAGCTACAGCACCATTAGCATTTACAGCTACAGGTGAGTAATCACCATTAGCAGATGTCATAATTGCATTAGCATCATTTCTAACACCTAGTACAAATGATCCTGTGTTACCAGATACATGGGCTGTATCTTCAGCAAATGTTGCAGGCATAGTTAATACATCCACCTGTAACTCACCATTAGCATCTACTTTGATACCTGTAAATGTTGCTGGGTTAGCTGGATTTGTATAACCATAAATTCCTACTGAATCATTATCAGGATCTAGATTAACTTCTAATGTTACTCCACCTGCTATATTTACATTAAGAGCATCATCCCCGGCTATATTTGTAAAAGTAAATGCATCTATATTGTCATTACATATAGTTACTGAATCTTCTACACAAGTTAGTGGTTGAGCTACCTCATCTAAAATTGCTTGAAGTCCTTGAAGTACTCTCCACTGATATGGTAGGTTATTACCTTGGTTTCCACTATCTTTTAAATTTCCTATTGACATAGTGTTATGTTTTAAATAACTGAGGTATTTCTACCTCAGTAAATTGATAATTTATGCAAGAATCAAAAAGTGAATTTTAACTACATTGTTTAGTGCTGCAGCTGAACCATTTGGATTTGATAATACAATTTTAAATGAACCTGTTGCAATATCTGAAACACTTGCTACAGGAAACCCTGTTGCAGCCTCATCATATTGTACAGAAACTAAAATTCTTGATCCTGCAACAACATTAGTGTTGTTTACAGTAAAGAATGTTTTAGCATTTGCAGCTAATGTAGATGACACAGTAGTTACAACACCATTTAATGTGTTTGTAGTTACCGGTGTTGTAATACTAGTACCCTGAGTTACAGTGCCTGTATTATATAATGTCTGCAATGGAGCAGCATTTACAGCTAATGGTAGCCACTTATCATCGCGAGATTGGTCTTGTGCACCTACTGCAATTAGAGTGTTAACATCTGTTGGGATTGTGGTTCTGTAATTACCAGCCTTGATCCAAGAAATAAGATTTAAGATATCCATGATTATAAAGTTTTAATAAATATACACTATAATATACAAAAAATTTTTGATATAAAAAAATCCCCAGCTAAAAAACTGAGGATCTTTCTGTTTGGAGAGTATATAGGTTAAAACATCAAGCCCATAAAGAATGCTATAAAAAGCATTGCTATTAAAGTTATATTAGCATATTTCTTTCCTTCTGGATCTTCTTCCCAGACATTGTGCATCTTATTATATAGGGGTTTACTCATAGCATTGTTTACTAAAAACAAGAACCCTAATACTATTACACCAAATATAAACATGATTCCTTTTATAATCATAGTGAGTCAATTCTTTTTTGTAAATATACTAAAGCTTTTTCTAAATCTTCTTTTTCTGTAGAAATATTTTTCTTACCAGCCCGGGCAACATACTTAATTACATTACCCAAGTAGAAGTCTCTGTCTAGTCCCCAGGCATCTAGCACTTGAAATACTTCATAAGTATTATTAGCACCACCATAGTATTCTGGTCTGGGTCCTTTATCTGGTTCTAGATTGAGCACTCTATCTGTAACATCAATAAGAGTAGCCCTTATTTTATTATCCTGACTCATGACTTACCATACTATAATTACATCACCTTCATTAAGAACAAGCTTTATACTTCCATCTATTTCTATTCTCTCTACTTGTTCCATGTTAAGTGCTGAGGTTCTTACATATACTTGATCACCTTCACTAACTTCTTCTACTTTATCTCCTGTGGCATAAACTGTAAGCCTACTCCAAAGCTTAGCAGCCTCTTGCATCATTGCTTCTTCATCTTTAGCAGACAACTCAAGTCCTGACTTCTTTCTTTCCGGTACACTCAATAAAATTGTCCGGCCTCTTAATAACTTAAATCCTTTACTCATTACTTATTTTTTTAATGTGATTACTTTTACTACTGCCATTTGGGCATTCAGGATTTCTCCCAGTGCATGATCAAACAACAAACTTTTTAGTGGCCCTCTTTCTGCCTCATAGTTTGATTTCAAAATCTCAGCCATTTCTGCTGCTAATAACTTTACTTTAGTTACTGTGGTATCATCTAGATTATCCGGATCTAATCCTACTAACTGATGTCCAAAAGGAATGATTTTATGCTCAATCATTTCTGGAGAATTCTCCGGTACTGGGTAAGTTGGTTTTGTTTCACTCATTGTATTTAATTTAAAATTAATTTATTTTTCTAGTTAAATTATCTGATGCTTTTTTAGCAAACTTTTTTACTTTATTTTTTTCTGACTTAGATAAGTTAAGACTTGTTTGCCATCCTTTACCTAAGTTTAATCTAGGTCCATTTGGATTCATTAAGTTTATATCTTGTTTATCTACAGGAGCATCTCCAAAGGGATATATGGCTTTCATTTTACTCCATATACCTGTTTTTTCCATATGAGTAAACATTGACACAAAAGCTTTAACATACTGCATTCTTGTATAAGGCACACTTTTAGTTCCAAAAGGTATCTTATCTATCTTTACAGCTAGAAAATACTCTCTTAATGTTCTCTTACCTGTCTCAGTCATCTTATTCTATAATTTCAAATTCAACATCTTCAAATTCTGCCTTTAAAAAGTAATCTATACCTCCCCAACATTTACCATCAATTTCTATACAAGTATCATTATGAACAAACCCTGTACAAGTTCCTAGTATCTTATCTGGATTATGATAACTGACTACTCTATCACCAATTTGATAATTAATCTGAGGTTCAATATATATATTGTTATGCATCATATTTTTGTGTTGTTTTAGGTGTTTTGTCACTTAATTCTTTTTCTTCAATAAAGTTATCAAGCAAATTCAACTTAAGCTTTTCTAATAAACCTATGAGAGCTAGATTACCATGGGCATTCTCACCAACTCTAACTTCTAGTCCTTCTTCTTTCTCAGTGATGGACAACAACACTTTATCTGACATATTAATTAATTTACTTAGTTTATCATAAAGCTCTCTTGCTTCCAGGTTGCTACCCCCAAGAACTCTAACCTCCTTGGTAATCTTTTCCCACAACAGTTTTTGCTGTGGACTCATCTCATGTAAAAGGGATTGAAGTGATCATACAAGTTGTTGGTGTTACAAATATAAAAACTTTTTTTGTTTAAACTAAAAACCCCAGAAAAAATTTCCAGGGCTCTTAGCTTATTAATCAATCAAAGTAAATATGAACTATGCAAATATAATAAATTATTCTGTATCATAAAACATTCTTTCAGAATCTTCTGTATGCCACTTATCAAAACCCTCACAATTGTACCACTCTTTGTTAACCAGATAGTCAGGTTTCTCAGGGAAAGGCTTGGTTACAAAGCTTGGCTCTGACCACTTGATCCGGTTATTAGGTTGTAGAGCAATCTGTCCATTATCTAAAAGTATTATGTGATGGCTCTTATGCTCCATAGGATCTTCTGCTAGAGATAGATCTGTGTTAGGATCATTAGACCCCCAGTTAATAGTAGCATAGTAACTACCCTGGTAGAACTTATGGTCCTTCATATACACTTCTACTTTGGTATCATACAGATATGACAAATGCAGTAGAGTAAACTTGTAGGAGAAACAGTTCCAGATCTGCAGATAATGAAAAGGTAAATCTGGATCCGGTAACTTAGGTTCTGTCAATAGGGCATGGGATGGTAGTTTATCTCTGAGAACTCCATTCTCAAGGAGCACCTGGAACAATGCAGCTTGTCCCGGCATACACCTTACTGAAATAACTACCCCCGGGGTAAATTCCCCCAGACCTTTCTTACCCTGATACATATACTCATTCCTAACAAACACCTTGAGAGGAAAAAAATTGTGTTCTATATAAGCCATAGTACAAATATAAAAAAAATCCTGGACTGTAACATCCAGGACTTTCCACCCAGTCCGTTGACCAGGAAACACATATCTAATTACAAATATACAAAAAACCCCGGTACATTATACCAGGGCTTCTTGCTCATCAATTTAGTTTTTAATTATGTCACCATAATCCTAGAACAAATATACCAACTTATTTTTAACTACCAAATTTTATAGCATGTGATGGCTATTGATTTTATTATAAGTAGTAGCATGTGATGGGGTATGTATGGATGAGCCCCACCCTCAGCCAGAATTGGTGGTACCCCCCATGAAATCTATACAGATTAAAACTTTTTGGGTATGAAAATAATATTTTTTGTACAGGTAAAAGTATCTGTTAACAGTCTATGATCTAGCTACAACTTAGTACTATGATTAGTATAGTATAGTATGTATATAAGACACAAGCACAGGTGGTACTGGCAACCATGTCTATATATCTAGCTGGCAAGCAACCAACAACATTGTATATATACAGCTCTATACTATTATTAAATATAAAATTAATAGTTATGGATAACACTTGCCCAACATGTAATATGGAATATGATATAGATATCAATTTCAATGAAGAAACCAACTCATATGATGCAGTTAAAAAATGTATTTGTGATTATATGAACATGTTCTATGAACATGATTCACAAATGGAAAAAGAATATGAGTTACCCTTTTAGGGTAGCTTATATTTATGTTATATACAGCTCATTACTATTATTAATTATAAAATTAAACATTATGAAAGTATTTGGATTATTTAATATGGTTGCTGCTTATATATGCACCATAATTTGTATTGTTAGTGTAACATATTATGTAGCATTTGAAGCTATGTATGCTAATGCGTTTATCATGTCTTTAGCAGGATTTGCTATGTTTATGGTAGCAAGAACATTACACACTGAATGGAGACAAGGGAAGCTATAAGGCTTCTCTTTCTCTTTGTGTATTATACAGCTTTTCACTAGTATTAATCTTAAAACTAAATATCATGGTATCTTATGTAATCATCAATGGAATTGTAACAGTTAAAGAATGGGTATTAAATCCCAATGCTTAACTTGAAGTGTCACTTTAATAGTGGCACTTTAACTTTTTGATATACAGCTTATTACTAATCTTAAATTAAACAATTATGATAGCACAGATTATTTTTATTTGGTATCTCATTACAGGGACTGTAGTGTACCAACATGATGTTGAAGGTAGACAAACTTATGCTCTATTCTTTCCTGATGGGAAGGTAGTTGATTATGCTTATAAGGCAGAAATCATAGAGTATATAGAGACCGGAACATTTGAGTATGATGAAACTTTGGAAGACAAAGTTACTGATGCAGATAAGGGGGAGTAATCCCCTTTATACTTATACAGCTTTTAACTAGTATTAATTAAAACTATATATTATGGAAACAAGAATTGACAAAAGTGAAGTTACTCAAAGTTTATTAAACAGAATGAGTTATCTAGATAAACATACTATGGTATGTATGATACAGATACTTCAATCAAGAATAAACCTTCCTGATAGTGCTTACACTAAATGGGGTAATGAGGCTTGGATAAGACATGTTGCAGATGCACTTAATGAGTATCTGGATATCAAAGAAAAGAATGATAAAAACATGAGAGCAGCATTAGCTAATATGCAAGATGCCTATGAGAATCCAGAGTATTAAGGGGGAGTAATCCCCTTTTTTTTCTTTTATACAGCTTTTTACTAGTATTAATTAAAACTATATATTATGACAGATTTTATTCATACAGGTTGGTGGGCACCTACATTAACTACCACTGAAGATCCTTTGTTAAAAGTTATTGAAAGAGACAATGGTGTTTCTTGGACTATAACCTTTTATGTAGGAGAACACATCATAGATTGTATTAACATGGAATGGTGTCGTGGTACTAAATTAGACAAGGATGTCCTTAGACTTCCTGTGTATAGTGATGAAGGTATATACTTAGGTAGCCTTGCCAAAAGATTGGAAGATGCTATTAATGTGATGTATCCTGAACCTATGTTCAAGACAGGGGAGTAATCCCCTTTTTTTGTATAAGGTGCTTTGCACATCTTGTTTATACAGCTTTTTACTGCTTGGAGTATTAACCAATAAATTATTTATTATGAAAGTTCAAGGAACATTAGTGTCAGTTAGCAACACAGTAAAAACAGCTAACAGTGAGAATGCATCTGAATACCGCACTTGTGTAGTTAAGTTAGCAGACGGTAACAACTACTTTGCAAAGATTTGGGAAAAGAGCTTCCAAAGAGGTGTTGAGATTGGTGCTGAATATACCGTTGAGGGTCAACAAGACGGTGACAATATTTGGTTAACCGTGTTGAATGGTGCAGATGCCCAAGTTGCTACTGTTGCCAACCTTGGTGCATTGTTTGGTGTTGCACAAAACACTCTTGCTGAAGAACCATTGTTCTAATGTGAGTAATATAGCCCGTACATAGTGCGGGTTATATTTTTTTTATAAAGGCCTTCGGCAACTTGTTTGTACAGCTTTATACTTTTGTGGGTTGAGTATGGTGGAATTGCACAATAAGTGCATACTCAACCCTGTTGCACTGTTTATTAAGTGCACATAATGGAGATGAGTGTGTGTGATGATGTGATAATCTCTCCACTATTCTTTGGGTCATATCTAGTGTTCAGAATCTAGTAAAATCCCATATAACTATAGATATATATGGCTACACAACCATATCTATACAACACACATCTAGTCTACCTTACTATATTACTTATTACTATTATATCTATTAGTATTAGTTAGTGTTGGACAGCAATATCTTCCGGAATTAGTTTTCCGCCACTATATATGATTATTAACCTGATTAAAATTTATGATTATGAACTCAATGCACAAAGCTATTGAAGCAGCTAAAGTCTGGAACATGACTCCACAAGAAAAACAATTGTATTATTACAAACAATCTCATAGACCAGAGAACAAAGATGTCTTTGATAAACCAAATGACAAAGGTAACTATGGTACTAGAAGAAGATCTAGACCATGGGATAACTGTTGGTTTAGTAATAAACCACATATTATATCTCTTACTATAGAAGAAGCAATTAGTAAGCATCCGGATTATATGTTGTGGTGCTACAAAAACTTAAGTATCAAATGGTCTGTACATACTGTAAGATTATTTGACAAACTACAACCAAAAACTAAAGTAATGACTGCTTCTACATTTATGTCATTAGTTTAAACTAAACATTGCAGTTATAAGAGGAAACCTGTTGAGGTAGTGAACGTAATCTTATAGCTGTAGTGTATTATTTAACTTATAGAAACTTAATTAATATTTTCTGTTAGGCAGGGTGATACCCATGAGTCCTGACTAAATGAGTCGGGAAACAACACCGCTAGGGTGCCCACTCCGTTGCTAATGCCAACTAGAAGGACTTAATCACTCCAGCATAAAAGCACCTCTGTCACTGTGTATACATACAGTTTATCCTTTGTTTCTCAAAGGTGCATTCACAGGCTTTATAGTAAGGTTTGCCTGTGTTTTTTAATTAGTAATTTAAAAACAAATAAATATGAATGCAACTATGATTAACAACAGGGAGTATGTAGAAACTCAACACCACTTTAGTTCTTTAATAGATCAAGAGCTATTAGAGAAAGCTGGTAAATTCTACCGGGAACCACTATCAGACACAGACAGGAGAAGAATACTCTCTATGGATCTAACTGATAAGCTATGGTTATTGCAACAGTATAAGGATGAAGAAAAGATATTTCCTCCTGCAGATTTTGATAATATTTATTAATTCATTAACTTACAGTATGAAAACATCAGCAGTAATTATCCTATGGTTTGCAGCAGTTACTACAATAGCAATATTATTTGCTAGCTGTGGTACAAGTAACCATGCTTGTGATGCCTACGGTCAGGTAGACACAGAAGAAAGAATTTAGTACTTAGTACTAATTAGTATTACAGGAGCCAGGAAATACTTGGCTCCTTTTTTATTGTATAAACTTATGATTATGAAAAAGTTAGAAGAATTGGAATTGAAAAGAGAACATTATCAAACTCAACTAGAAGAACTTCATTTTAATGAACCTAGTGAGTCATGGTATAAAATAAGAAGATCTGAACTAGAGTTTCAGATAGCTAATATGGATGAAGCTATAGAAGATGAGAAAGAGTCATTAAGACAAGAAAGAGTAATAGGTAATGTCTTTATTATTGTCTTATATGCATTAGTAGTAACAGGATTAGGAATTTTAATATTTATGTAAAAATGAAAAAGTTATTTATGATTGTGGCACTTATGATTGCCGGAGTTGGTTACTCACAAAACTTACCAAAGAATCTTACTAAGAGTGAGAAGAAATTTGTAAACAATGTAATAGAACTCACTAATGATGTTCTAGTGGATGTAACTAAAAGAAAAGATGGTGTAATTGTAGTAGAATTTTGGAATACTATGTACACTCTCACAGAAAATGGTTATATTGATCAAATGTGGATCCTTGAAGATGAGGATTGGATGGCATTAGGTAGAGAGTATTAACCTTTAAATCAGAAAAATGAAAGTAAAAAAAGATTATTATATGGGTATAGAAGAAGACCTATCAGCAGGTTCATTGATTAGTTTCTTTTTAGTTGGAATATCTATTATTACAATTGCAACAGTTGTATTACTCAACTTTTAAATCAGAATAGAATGAAAACAGCAATGCAAGAATTAAAAAGTGATTTAGTACTTACTAAAGAAACTACTAAAAATTCTTTCTTAGAAATTGAAAACCAAGAAATAAGGAAAGTGTGTATAGGAGTTGTTGAAATAACTTTAAATGCTATTATTAAAAGAATTGATACAGAGCTATTAGCAATGGAGAAAGAGCAGACAATAGATACTTGGAATAATGCTATCAATGCAGTTGAAAAAGATAAGTGGGAATCATTTGAACAATACTACAAAGAAACCTTTAAATCAGAATAGAATGAACAGAAGAACTATTATAGCTATTATATCATTTATATTAGGTTTTATTATAAATCAAATTATTTTGTATATAATTATTAACTAACATTTAAATCAGAATAATATGGAAAAAGAATTTGTACCTTATGAGTTAGCTTTAAAGATAAAGCAAATTGGATATAAAAAAGAAGGTGTTGATGAAGACTGCTTTGCTTTTTATGATGAAGAGGAATATCTATTTACTGTAAGAGAACAAGATGACATTAATGAAGAATGGTTAATTGCACCAACATTCTCACAAGCATTTAGATGGTTTAGAGAGAAACATGGTTTGTTTGTAGCTCCAGCTGCTGCTTCATATGAAAATGGCCTATATTTATGGTTTTTTGAAATAAATTCAACAGTATTACCATTTGGAACTGGTTTGGGTACAACTGATGATTTTAAAACTTATGAAGAAGCAGAAACAGCTTGTCTCCAAAAGTTAATTGAAATTGTAGAACAAACACATGCTGAGATGATAGATCATGGCGTGTATAAATAAAACAAAAATGGCAAGAGTAGCAAAAGCAATGAAAAAAGATCTAGTTGAAGCAAAAAAAGCTTGTGTAGGCAAAAAGATGGAAGGATTTAAGTTTGCTGATACTAAAAATACTAAGTATGCTAGTTGTATGAATGAATACATTGGTAGACTGGGTAAAATTACAGAGTACAATGAGAAAACTGATGAGTTCAAAGTAGAGTTTAAAGATGACTACTGGTTTTATCCAGCTAAGTTAGGCTTGAAACATATTGTAGAAGAATCTGATGTGGTTATAGAAAATGTAACTGAAGAAGAAATTGATGATGCATATGTAAAAATGCTTAAGGAAGAGATAGCAGATTTATCAGCTAGATTAGATGGTGCTTATAAAGAACAGGAAGAAATGCTTGAAGAGTTAAGCTCATGGCTAAAACCATTTCCTAGTGCTTTTACAAAGCTTCAGGAACATGCTGGTGTAATTACTCCGGAAGATGTTACTTATCACACAAATCTTATTCTTAAGATTATGGAACATAAGTTTGGTTATAAACCTAAAATGGTAGAGCTTTAAAGAAATGTGTTGTCCCTTGAGAAAGGAATGTTAAGTAGTCTGCCAGATACCAACACAGAGGGCTTCTCATCCTCAAGACACATAAACTTCAGTTCCCACACAGTGGTGAGATGGGCTAAGTTATATACAATTTCTCGGAGCTGGAAGTAGAAAGCTGAAGAGTGTGTCTTTTATAGTCCCATAGCTCAGTTGGTAGAGCGGAACCTCTGAAAATGTAAAGGATAGCCTGTTAGGGCATGCAATACATCAGGTTCAGGTCACAGGTTTGAATCCTGTTGGGATTACTAAAAAATGCTATTGTGGGAGTGACTTACTTCAACCCTCTGACAGCCAGGAAAGACTGGCTTTTTATTGTTTAATTTAAATTTATGATTATGAACTGGTTAGGAAAAATGTTCAAGAAAAAGAAAAAGAGTTATAATACTGATGGTCAGTATAAACTATTAATTATTGATGATGAGGCAGAATTGCTCCATAAAAATTTAGGTATGACTAATGAAAGAGCAGAAATAATATTAAATAAGTGCTTAGAATCATTTGAAAACAGTCAACGTGTGCATGTTGCAATGGAAAAGGTTGTTGATATATGTACTCATACTAATGAGATAGTCTTTGCTACTCTTATGATGGCTAAAGTTATTGAGAAGAATGAGTCACATGAAAGGATTTCTAATATGCTCAAAAACATGTTTGGCCGTGGATAGGTATTTAATTAGCTCTGTCTTAGGATTTAATCTTAGGGCAGAGATAGTTGATCAGAATGGTGAGCTGGTAAAGAAAGGTTTTGTTAAAGGTGCTTTTCCTAAAAGAGCAAAAAAGATAAAGTCAAGACTTTTTGACAAAACATTCTTTACTCACTATAATGAGGAACTTGTAGCAAAAATTAGAGACCTAAGAAAATTTGATTAGTTATGAATATATCTGTAACATATGATGAAACTGATGTAGCAAAAGCATTAGGTAAGATTATCAAAGATCCAAATGCAGAAGAGTTTGTCAAGCTATTTACTCCCATTATTTGTGGTAGCTCACAAACAGTAGAACATTTCTTTAAACTTATGATAGGTAATAAACTGCCAGGTATACTAGCTTATGGTACTTTGTGCAGAATGCCTGTAAGTAGTATTGGTTATGGTATGGATAAACAAGCAACTACACAAAAGTATGCTGATTCAGATGGTTGTATTATTGTTACTGTTAAAGATTTCAGAGGTTATCATGAGTATTCACAATATTATGTAGAATATACCGGTATTGATGACAAGGGTAATGTTAAGAAAGATACAACCTATGTTAGAACTAATGAACTGGAAGTTATTGAGGATTTTTAAGAGGTGTATTCTGTGAATATGCTTTTCCTGACCAAAATACGGAGGGGTATAGTGCCCCTCTTTATTGTTTAGCTATATATTGCTAAATTTTATTGGTTTAAACTTCTTAGCTTAGAATAAATGCACTACATTTACTAGCATATTTTTTATGCCTGTAATGCAATATCAGCTCCCCAACGGGAAAGTAGTTAATCTCTCAATAGAGGAATATCTTGATCTTACAGATGAAGATGTGCAGTACTTGATGTCTCTAGACTATGGAGAACATATCTTAGATCCATTCACAGGATCAGCAGTAGAAAAAAACAAACAAGAAAAATATTATGACTTTGATTATCTAGCAGATGATGAAAGTGATGATGATGTGATATCTGATGATGATCCATTTGATGATATCATAGACTTAACGGGCCCACTGGATACATAATACCTGAATTGCAATAAAGGTATTTACAACTTATCACTTAGACTGAGTAACTAGGTGTATAGTAAAAATCTACTCAAACAATCAATTATTTATTTATTTATTTTTAAAACTTAAAGTTATGAACACAAAAGTTAAAGTTGTAGCTGATGCTACTACAGGATCTGTAATTACATTATCTGGTAATGCACAATTTGGTTATGTAAGATTAGAACAAGTTAGATCTGTCATTGATGACAATGGTTTCTTACGTAGAAAAGCAGTTAGCACATTAATTCATGGTGACATTAATGAGTTAAAAGCTATGAATTTTTATGCTGGACAAGAGTTACCAGGACAAATTGTAATTAAAGAAGCTTTAGAGCCATTTAATTCTAAAACTCCTGAGCGTGATCTTAAAGTAGCAGGTTCTACTGGTATAGTATGTACTTTTGAAGGTGCACCTATTTACCGTAAAACTGTTTATACAACAGCTGCAAATGCACAAGACATACTTATCAAACATGATAATGTAAATCAGTTGCGTGAAGCTTATGCTGTGCAATCAGGTACTTCAAGTGCTATAAACAATGCACGTCCAGCTGAAGACTTATCTATCTAAGATAGTCTAAGCTATTAGTTAATATGAGAGGGGTAGAAATATCCCTCTCTTTTTTTTATTATGATTAAAATGTATAAAATGGAAAAGTTAAAACAGGAAATTAAAAATTATCAGTTGAATGCAGGTAAAACTTACATGCAGTATGAAACTGACAGGTATTCACAGTATCAAAACTACTTGTACAAGAGAGCACTTTATGGTCTAAATGCTCTTTCTGAACAAGAACTAGCTACTATGTGTAGCAAAAAGAAACAAAGAATTGTAAATGTTTATAAGAGAGCTCAAGTAGTAATCAATAAACTTAAGCAAGAGTTTACCATAAAGTATACCAACTTTATGTTCAAGACTTTGTTTCCAAACAGTCCACTAACAGACTCATTACTAGCTTGTTCTGAGCTTGATGAGAAGTTTAAAAACACTCTAACTTTTAAAGATTTAAACATTGGTAAAGATGATATTATTGCTATCTTTATAGCAGAAGGCATCTTACCTAAAAACTTTTTAAGTTTAGATAAGGACCCAAACCAGTTACCAAGATTAAAAAACCAGTAAAAACCAAAGTTATGACAAGAGATGAATTTGAAAAGAAAGTGTATGATTTAACTAATCAGTTAACAGAATTGGTAAAACAATTACCAGAAATTCCTGAACTAGATGATACTCTAGATCCACGTGACTATGATACAAGTAGAAGTTCATTTGAGCTTTCTATTATGGGATTAGAACAAGATTTAGATCTTTTATCAGATACATATTTTGATGAAGCTTAAAACTTGTGACGGTTGCCAGAAGGAAACCGTGATATGGAAGAACCATGAGGGATTCAAATACTGTAAATATTGCTGGAGTTGCCAAAAAGCCATTAATAGTGACAGTTCACAGAAACCAACTGATTATAAAATCCCTCAGGTTTCTTCTAAAAGGGCAAAAAAAGATGCAGAGTATGCTAAACTAAGACAAAGGTATCTTACTGAGAATCCACTATGTATGGTGAATGTAAATGGTTGTATGCACAATGCAACAGATATACATCACACATTTGCTGGAAGTAACAGAGATGCCTTTTATTTAGTTCAAAGTACTTGGTTAGGAGTGTGCCGGTCATGTCATGATTGGATACACTTAAACCCGGCAGATGCTAGAACTATGGGATGGTTAAAATGATTATTTAATATGATTACTATGGAAGATGAGAAAGTAAAAAGAATAGCCAAGCCAAGAGTAAATATTGATAATGTTACTTTTGGTGATTTAACTGTAATAAAGTACAATGGTGGTGGTAAACAACTTTGTAGATGTAGCTGTGGAAAAGAAACACAAGTTGCAACAGGATTTCTTATAGGAGGTCATAGAAAGAGTTGTGGATGCAAGAGATATGTAAGAAAACAAGCAGAAAACTGTCGTCACTGTGGAGCTACTATTTGTGATAGGAATGAATTCAAATCTAGAACCTATAGTAATGGTAAGAAAGGTAAATGTAGTACATGCAAGTATTGTAAGAGCAAAGCCTCTTTTTGTTTATATTCATATGAAGATCCTGAACTTGAAAAGCTAAGTGTGAAGAGAAATGGTTATATTCATAATAGAGTTGGGTGGGCTAAAAATGGAGAGATTTATAAGCAGAGGGATTATGAACGTAAGAGAGAATCAACTGCTAATTTAGATGATAACTATATTATGAAAAAGCTTGTTAGTGAGGGTTGGTCCAGAGATGATGTTACTCAAGAAATTATAGAGTCAAGGAGAAAAGCTCTTAAAGATTATAGAGAGAGAACAGGACTTTCATGCAAGGAAGACTATTTTAGATATGAGTATAAAGGAGTAAAGTACAGAAAAAAAGATTATTGTGAAATAATTGCAAAAGAGTACGGTCTTACTCCTATTACAGTGCATGGCAGACTTAAAGCTGGCTGGTCTTTTGATGATATAGTTAATACACCCATGTATTGTCTCTCTGAAACTTCAAGAAAGGAATATGTTGAAAAGATGGGTGCTCAGGTTAAAGTCTATGATCTTGATAACAATTTGCTTTATGAATTTAATACCTATGGTGAGACTGCAAAGTTTTTAAATACTTCACAAAGTAATGTAGTGAATACTTGTACAAGATCTGGAATATTTCAGGATAAATACAAGATAAGGTCTAAGATAAGCTCTCCAGAGAAAAAAGCTTTATTGAACAAGAAAACAAAAGCTAAAAATGAAAACTGGTGTAGGATAACTTATGCAACTCCTGAGTTAAATGAATTAGCATCTAAAAGATGTCATGAAATAAACTATAAGCTTTATTATGCTAACAATAGAGAGATTATTTATCAAAGAGTCAAAGATTATTGTAATAGAACTTTTGATGTAAAGGGAGTAAATAACAAAGAAGGTTATAGTACTAACAGGGAATACAAAAAAGCTAAACACCGAGATTGGGTAAATAACAATAAAGAATTGTTAATGGCTTATCATGTAGCTTATAGAAGAAATATTGTTGACAATTTAAATGATGCATATATCAAGGGCTGTTTAATGAGAACTGTGGGTTTAAAAGCTAGTGATATTACTCCTGAAATGATTGAGATGAAAAGAAAACAATTGGTTATGTATAGGGAATTAAAACATTTAAAATGAGTAAAGCAAACACAAAACAAATTAAAGAAGTTGCTGACAAGTCTGAGACTGTTGGTAATGAATTGTATGATGAGTTTCAAAAAAGTAAGAAACTTGAAACTGCTAAAGTGGCTATTGCAGCATTTAGAAACACTTTGTATGCAAACAGTCTTTTAATTAAGACAGAGAAGATTTAGTATTATTTATTTATGATTTTAAAGGATATGATTATGAAAACAGAATTAAAAGATGCAGTTAGTTTATTAAAGAAAATTAAATTTACCAAGGATTACAAAAAGTTTTATTTTCTTGATAGTATAAACAGAATCCCAGATCCTTCTCATATACAAAAAATGATTATGAGTGTTAGAGCAATGGGTGTTGTGAGACCAATAATATGTGTAAAAGTACAGTTTATTGATGGAACAACTAAGTTATACATTGTAGATGGACAGCATTTATTTAATGCATTATGTGCAGATGATCTTGAAATACCTTATATAATAATTGAAGCTAAGGAAAAAGTAGATTTGGTAAATAAAATGGCAATGTTGAATAACTCTTCAAAGCCATGGACATTACTTAATTATGTTAATGCTTATAAAATGCATATTCCAGATTACTTTCAATTATTTGACCTAAGGAACAGATACAATATTGAACCATTAATGCTTGCCGCAATATGTACAAGAGGTACATCAGCTGTTGCTACTGGAAGTCAATTAATAAAGTCTGGTAAGTTCAAGATAACAAATCCTGAAGCAGAAGATATGGCTAGAGCTTTTAATGAGTTCTTTTTAAAGATTGGTTCTGCTGACCGTTGGGTTAAACACCAATTTTTACAGGTATTTATGAGAGCTTGGGGTGAGTATGATCATACTGAAGCCTTAAGAAATCTTGATAAACACATTAAGACTGTTAAGGCAATGAGTGATACAGGAGCTGCAGAAGCTTTTATAAGCAAAAACATATTTAATTTAACAAAATGACAAAAGATCAAGTCCAAGAAGAAGCAATTAAAGCTACTGAAGGTAGACAAAGATCTAGTGTTGCATTGGGTACTGGTGTGGGTAAGACTCTAGTTGGTCTTACTCACATGGAACTCAATACTACTCCACTAATGAGATGTCTTGTAGTAGCACCAAAGAAGGCAATCTTCCAGTCCTGGAAAGATGATGCTGTGAAATTTGGTAAAGAAAATTTATTAGGTAGAATGACATTCACTACTTACTTAAGTCTGAACAAACACAATCCTAATGATTATGATGCTGTCTATTTGGATGAGATGCATAGTCTGTTGGATAGTCACCGGGGATTCCTCCAGTTATACAAAGGTAAAATCCTTGGTCTAACTGGTACTCCACCTAAGCGTGATTATTCAGAGAAAGGTAAGTTAGTAAATGAGTTTTGTCCTGTAGTATATACATTCAAAGCAGATGATGCTGTAGAGAATGGAATACTAAATGACTACCAGATAGTAGTGCATCAGTTAGAGCTGACACATAACAAAGTGTTTCCGGTCAAAACTGGCAATAGACAGTATATGGCATCTGAGATTGATAACTATACTTACTGGTCTAGAAGGATTGATGTAGGTTCTGGTAACATGCATATGCTCAGAGTGATGAGGATGAAAGCTATGATGGAGTATCCAAGCAAAGAACTGTATACTAAAAAGTTAATGGAAAGTATCCAGACTAAGTGTATAATATTTGCTAATACTCAAGCTCAGGCTGACAGATTGTGTAATTACAGTTATCACAGCAGTAATAAGGAGTCTGAGGATAATTTACTTATGTTTAAGGAAGGAAAAATAGACAAGCTCTCTACTGTATTGCAGTTGAATGAGGGTGTAAATATTCCTAATCTTAAACAGGGTATTATTATGCATGCATACGGTAATGAAAGAAAAGCTGCACAGAGAATTGGTAGGTTACTCCGGTTAAACCCAGATGATAAGGCTATTGTCCACATACTATGTTATATGGATTCAATAGATGAAAAATGGGTTAAAGAAGCCTTAGAAAACTTTGACCAGACTAAAATTATTTGGAAAGATTTTAATATTTCACTATATTAGTAATATGGAAGAGTCAAGAACACACAAGCTAGTTATATATAATGATGACCTCAACTCATATGATTATATAATGGCATGCTTGATCAGATTTTGTGATCATGAAAGATTACAAGCTGAGCAGTGTGCTGTTGTTGCTCATAATACGGGTAGGTGTACAGTAAAAAGTGGTGATTATATGGAAATGTTCCAAATTAAAGCTAACTTTGATGGTTTAGATATAAAATCAGAAATTAAGGATTATGCAG